AAAGAGATCAAGGTTCGATTAACAGCTTATTGGGCAAAAGGTGGCGATACTGATAGTTGGAGTGCAAAACGCCAAAGCTCTACTGGTGTTAGACTTAAACCTAATATTTCAGTTGCCGTAGACCCAAGAATTATTCCTTATTTTAGCCGAGTTTATATTCCTAATCTTGGCTTTAGAGTAGCTCACGATACTGGAACGGCAGTTATTAATAAGAAGGCAAGTGGCGGTAAATACCCTGTTATTGACATTTTCTTTTTGCATAAAAAAGATGCTTTGAGGTTTGCGAATAGTAATCCAAAGATAGTAAAAGTTAAAGTCTATAATAGAATCTAAAATAAAACTTGCTTTTATTCAAAACTAGTAGTATATTTTAGATATGGCAAAAATAAAAAAACCTTCATTGTCTGAAAATATTAACGAATTTGTAGATATTCATTACTCTGATTACAAGAATAAGATTCTTCTTGCAGATGGATTTGATGGTGCTTTTATTGGTGTTGGAGAGAATATCAATGGCAATCCTGTGGCAATCTATTCTATTGATAAATGCTTGGATATTCTTGAAGAACAATTTAGTGAGGAAGATGACCCCGAAACTCAAGCGGTTGATTACTTTGAGTTTAATGTTCGTGGTTGTTATGTTGGAGAATTTACTCCAATGTTTATTCATACATTTTAATGAACTACAAAGAAACATTTTTTAATCTTTTAAATACATATCTTCTATTTGGATTGATGTATAGCGGAATCATTTGGTTGATATGGAATTTTCTTTTTGCATCTCTTACAGGAATTAGTCTATCGTTCTTGCAAGTATTTGGTTTGTATGTTATCACACGAATCCTAGTAGGTAATAGCTCAACACAATATGTGAGTAATTTTTACTCTCCTAAACCTATGAGTATTGATGATATTAATAAGAAGTTTGATGAACTTAAAGAGAAGTATTCAGAAGATTTTGAATTTGAGGACAATAGAGATGACAAGAGAGATTAATAGATTTTTACATACAATTCTTTACTTTGCTGTCGCTTTGATTGTGAAAGTAATCCAAGTTAATTATGAGATTTATAAAGGAGTATTCAAGAAATGAACACAAAAGAGAATGTAAGAAGCGGAAAAATCACAGCACAAGAGGCATACGACAAGTTGCTTCCTCTTGTTGGTGAGGAGTTTGCAGATGAATTGCCTACATTAGTTTGGCTTAAAAACCTAATTGGTGGTAGGAAGATTCAACCCAAAGTGACTCGCCAAGATAAAAAAGAAAAATTTAGAAAAAAGTTTAACCGATGATCTGGAATCCAGCTAGATTAGTAGTAATCTTTCTTTGCGTCATTTTTTGGACTTTACTTGCATTTTTCCTTTTCGGTTGTGCAAATGCTGATAAGGTTCAAGAAAAAGAAGGTTGGTTTCCTGTTGGTATGGATGAAGATAATCAGAGTTTTTATAACTCCAAGTATAACACACTTGACAACGGACAAAAAGACCCTAATATGAATATAAAGGTATTCAATGCAGTATATTAAAATGAAAAATAAACTATCACAAAAACAAATAAAAGATTTATCTATTGATGATATAGTTAAAATTACAGAAGCATTAGACAGAATTGAGAAAAAACTTGATATTGCTCTTAATATTTTTGGCAAACCATCTTCATTAAATATCAAAGGTTATCCAGCCAAAAACTTTGACTGGACTAGCAAAATCTTTTCATTCAAAACAAAAGGTAATTCAGAGTGAGTAGCTTGCGTATAACACCAGAACTTCATCAGTTAGGTTCTGATGATAAAATATCATTGATTTACGCTATTGATATGGCATTAAGAAATGTAGAGAATCCTATCATAATTAAGAAATTTGAAAAGATGCGTAGCAAATTACTATTGACAAAAGATGGAAAACAAAGGAGAATCTCTAAATGAGTTTTGAAGATGCTGAATATTACGAGCAAAATAATCCTTTGCTAAAGAGCAAAGAAGAACTTATTGAAGATTCCAGAAAGCTAAAAGCATTATTTCTAAAAGAATATGGAGAATTGCGTAATAAATATTTAAAATTTGGATTAATTATTGATGAAAAACCTTCTATAAACTATAATGGAAGAATATTCTTTAATTTCATACAATGAACCAAAAATTTACATTTTCACATACATTCAAAGATGCAAATGGTAAAGAGATTAATAATACTCTTGAAACTAATGACTTTGTTCTTGAAGATATTTGTGAGAGATTTACAGACTTTCTTCGTGGATGCGGTTTTCATTTAGATAGAGTAGAAGCATTTACAGAGGAGGAAAACTATGAAAGCAAAAATTAAAGACCCTTATTATCTTAAAGTTGGCAAGTTTAAGAAAAAGAATGTCTATGATGCTAAAGTAGATATGGGCGATAAGATGCACAATTACTTCCTTGATCTTGGTAAGCAAGTAATTACCGATGACCAGTTTATAAATATTGGATTCAATTACGCACTAATTAAAGGCTTGGAGCTATCTAAAACTATTAAAGGTAAGAAGAAATGACTTTTAATAACTATCAGACTAATGCTAGTAGAACTGCTTTCTATCCAAGAGTATTTCCAAATCAAGGACTTTATTATACTGGTCTAGGTCTTGCTGGTGAAGCTGGCGAGATTGCTAATAAAATAAAGAAAATAATGCGAGATAATGGTGGAAAATTGAGCGAACAGGCCAAAGCAGACCTTTACGCTGAACTTGGCGATGTTCTTTGGTATTGTGCAAATATGGCCGATGAGCTTGGCGTTAATCTTGAAGATGTTGCAAAATCTAATTTAATTAAACTTGCAGACCGATTAAAAAGAGATACAATAAAAGGAAGCGGAGATAACCGATGAACGCAAACCCTCTTGACTATGATGCAAAATATCCACAAACTGCTGATACTCACACTAATGACGAAGCAAAGATTGTAATTATGGAAAGAAATATTGGTAAAAAAGTTATGTTTCAAGTTGATGGACAGCAATTTTATGGCAAGATTAGTAGCGTTCCAAACTCTGAACATTATTGTGTTGTTGTAGGAGAAAATTGGGATTGGTATATCAGAGAAGAAGCTATCCATTTTGTAGAAAATATCTACTAATATGGGATTAATTGTTCCATTAGCTATTACAGCTTTTGTTTTTTGGTTTGTTTATCTTATATCAAATAATAGTGAAAACTAAAACATTTACTCTAAATGAAGAACAATTTAACATAGTTTTTAGAGCATTAAAAGACTATTACCATCATCATCCATCAGAAAATTTTGCAAAAGAGATTGACGAAGTTATAAAATTGCTACATACTATACCCTATGAGCAAACCTAAAACCGCAATCGAGTTTCTTGAGACTTGTTCTAGCGATGAGCAAGATTATATTTATGAATTATATAACGATATGGCAATAAGCGATCTTATTGATCTTCTTTTTGAGTTTATGCCTTCTGATGATATTGAGGCTGAACTAGAGGATTATAGGCGTGAAACCCAAGATGATATGGGCGAGGCACAGGGATAAAAGCGTTGGTCGAGGGTAAAATGGCTAAATTCAAGAAAAAAGCAAAGAAACTAAAGAAATCAGAGAAGCATTATTTATTCGCAGTTTTGGGCAATATTCTTAAATTTGGCTTTTCAAAAAAGGATATAAAGGATATACTAAAGAAGATATGAACGCTGTTTATTTTATAATGATAGCTTTTGGGTTTTTGTTTGTTTTATCTTTGATTATAGATTTTAAAGACTAATATGTATATCTACTTTGGTTCTAGCATAGAAGGCACTATCATTCTTCTGATAGTATCAATAACTCTTACTGCTCTAATAGTAGGAATTTTGGGGCTATCTGCATATATTCTTGTTGTTTTAAATAAGATAAGGCAGTATATTAAAAGAAGGGGAGATAAGTAGAAGGTATATATTAAAAAGAACTATGAAAAAGGCAATTCGCTCTTTATTAGGTATAGAAATGAGCCTTGGACAGACTGAATTTAAACCTATATTACTATTCTTTGGAGTATTCTTGTTTATAGGATTAGTTATCTTATTGTCCTTATCTTGGATTTACTTTAGAATTAAATTATTCCTATTAGATCAGTATAAAAAGCTATTAGAAGAACATAGATTATACAATAAAAAGAAAAAGAAATAAGGGTTATTAGTAGGTATTATTAGATTAGTGGGGTTTGAAAATATTATATATCTACAAAATAGTCAATAGAAATCTTTATATATTATTATCTTATCTATGTATAATACCCCTAGTGAACTTAAAGCTAATAAAAAAGATAAACAAAAAAGCTAGAAAATATACTAAAAAAGCCTTATATATGCTACTCATAGTAATACTAATAGACATATTATATACTATGTTATTCTACTAATGAATCCTTATATAGCTAATATAGATCACTTCTATAAAGAATACCTTAATCCCAAATATGTAAATAAAGGGTGGGCTATTGTTAATGCAGAACAATTTGAAACTTATACTAATAGTAAGATAGTATGTGCCAGAATGACCAGCAAGACTATACCTATAACAGATTTTGATGGAACCAAACTAAATACTACTCAAAGTATAGTATATTGTGAAAGTAAAGATGATTACAGGATAGTAAAATATAATAGCAATTTTCTTGCAGTTAAGATAGCAGAACGAGAGTATGATCTAGTCAAAGATACTGAAATATGGGCTATAAGAAAAGATGGCAGATATGAATATGATCTAAAGCTAGATGCAAACCCGCCCGAATTTAAATTAATTTTAAATATACTTAATTGGAAAATGACCAAAAAATCCTATGATAGTATTGAAACTTTTTAGTTGATTTTAGGTTATTTTGTAGTATATTAAGTTATATATGCCCAAAGAGAAAAAACTTAAACTATTAACAGAGCATTTAGCTTCATTGAATCATTGGCGTAATGAACTATTGAATCTAGATAAGACTTACTATCATAAAGACCACGAAAAAGAGCGAACTATTAAAAGTATGATAAATAAATATCTAGATGAAGTATTAGAGTATAATAAAAAAAGTAAATAAGCTAATAAAATAATGTGTAATAATATTTGAAATACTTATGATCGAATTATCTATTCTTCTTGGTTGTTTCGCCCTCGGTTCAATATGTGGAATCAGACTAGTATAATGAACTGGCTATTAAACATATTAGACGAAATCAAATGGAAAGCCCAAGACCTAGTTTGGGCAGTTCAAGACAAATATACCCTCTGGAAAGAATTAAAAGTAGTAGACAAAGAACTAGCAGAAGTAGAAGAAATAGAAGCTAAACCAAAAAAGAAAAAAGCTAAAAAGAAAATTAAAAATAAGAAATAAGTGAAGCTCTTAAAGCTATTACAGGATTTGGTTAAGTTTATAAGCAGTTTTAAATTAGGGTGTGGGTGCAAGGGTTGTAAGTGCAAAAAATAAGTAAAAAATAATACAAATATATATTGACATTAATCTATATTAATGGCATAATACTAATATGAGTAAAACATATACATATACATATAACCTTGATGGTCAGGTTGTTACAAGCCCAAAGGTCTATCCTACCCTTCGTGGTGCAAAGATCGCCCTAAAGCGTTTGAGCAATCAACTCGTCAAGCAAGGCAAGGCAGTCACTAACCAATCTGTAAACCAGAATGGCTAATAAAAATACTTGGCGTAAGCGTAGGGCAGGTGTGGATGGGTATGGTGAGAAGCGAGGATTCGCTATCAATACCAGCTCAAACGAACACCGCAAGTCACCAAAGAAGAACTTCAAGGTGAAAGAGCGTCCTGTGCAGGTCTCCAACGAGCCAGATGAAAATCTAGTCAAAGTGGAGAAAATAAAGAAGAAAGACGCTTGAGTATTTCTTGCAGGTAAGGGTTCAAGTCCCTTATTTGCAAACTTGACAAAAGCGAAATAATAAACTAAAAATAAGTTATGTGGACTCCCGCTGATATCTTTTATCTTTGTTTCATTTTAAATATGACTCCAGATAATAATGCTCGTTTAAATGTGAGCGATATTATAGAAAATAAAGAAAATAAGATTATAGCTGAAACAATTACTTTAAGAACTCCTCAATACTAGATATAATAATTTAAACCGTGAAACCCAAGGTTTGTGGTGAACCTGCTATCTGTTAGACCCCTTCCAGATTGCGAAAACCACCCTCTTAAATAATGATTAATAGCTATCAAATAAAAGCATTAGATGAGAATGAATTATCTTATTTGTATTATTGTTTAAATTCTGAATGGGACTCTTTAAATATGAAGTATCCTTTTGATTGGTATATACTTAAATCTTTTAGAAATGATAGTATTCAACATCTTTTAAATAAATATAGTTCTAACTTGACAGATGAGAATAAGCCAATTATAATGAGCATACTAAATAAATTGGAGGCAAACTACTAATGAATCATCTTATTGCTTGGTTGGTTACAATTATTGCTTTTGCAGGATTGTTTTATCCTATTATTAGATTTGTTGGCAGCAAATATTATTATGTAGACACCACCCCAATTCGCTATTGGCTAAACAAGAATCAAAAAATAAAGAAAAGATATAAGACTTTCAAGAAGCGAAATAAGAAACATCTTGTGGTAAATAAGATTATTAAAGTTGGTTCTTATAACAAATATTCAAATACTAGATTGACTAAAGTAAATAAATAAAATATAGTAATACTATGAACCAAATAAACGCTTCTGGAATATTGCCAAATAGCTGGACTAATGAGGTTACTCTAGATGACTGGAGATTAATTCAAGATTGTGTTGTAGATAAGATCTCAGAGGTAAAGCACAGACAAAGCTATGGTCACGAAGATGTTGTTTATAAATTAGAAATGGTTCTAAATAAAATCCGCACGAAAGGACTATCGGTTTATCTATGATCAAATTAATATCAATTGCACTCGTACTCTGGATATCGATGTATAGCACTTATTGGGTATGCGGTAAGTTGTTTGATTATAAGTGTGATATCTTTAACATCTTTAAGAAGAAAAAGAAAAGTCGCCGTAGGTCTTGACTAGGATTTAGTTTGTGGTATGCTCAATGTATGAGCAAATCCAAAAAAATTAAATTACCAAAGATGGACGACATCTATCAAAAGATCGCAGAAGAACGTCTAACCAAAAGCGAAGCAGTCAAGCGTAATGCAAAAGCATTATTTGATTACCTAGAAAACAATACTAGGATTACTTCTATCGAAGCAACATTTGATGGTTGTGGCGATAGCGGTCAGATTAACGCTGTTAATTATTACGACCATCGTGATAAAGATGTAGCCGCACCTCTCGATAATATTCAAGGGTCTAGGCTAGAAGCTGGATACCATTGGAATGAAAAGAAAAAGAAAATGGAAGAACTGCCTGCCCGTGAAGGTTGTGTTGAGGAGCTTGTTCACGAGATATGCTATGACAAGTTAGGTTCAAAGCATATGGGATGGGAGATCAACGAAGGTTCCTACGGCACATTCAGCTTTGATGTTCTTAATCGCAAGATTAGTCTTGAATTTAATGAGCGTGTCGAAAGCGTGAATACTACCGAGGAGACATTCTAATGGCTAATCCTTACCATCATTCTGTATCTTCAGCAAAGAAATGGGGAGGCGTTCCCGAAGATTATCAGAAGATTCACGATTGGTTCGATGAATCAAAGATGATGATGGCAGACTTTCGCCATCGTGCTTTACGACATCACGCTGAAGGAATATTTATGTGTGAGAGGATATTTGGTCACACCATTACATTAAGTAATGGAAAAAAGATTCCTACTCGCTGGATTGGCGAACAGCATGTGATTGAGGATTTGGGTCGTATTCCTTCGATGCAAGATTGGTTCAAACACATTATGCCCGAAAGTTGGATGGGCAAAACCAAGAAACTTGACAGCGAACTAGAATTGGCCTAAAGTAGACAAAGATTTGTTGTGTGAGGTGATGGTGAGGTCATCGGTTGTTGCCTCCGTTAATGGCAAATCGTTTGGAAGTATCGAAAAACTTCCGCCGTTTTGAAAAAACAGTTCGCTTTTGACTACTATTAGTTGTATAATAGGGTACTATGAGCGAAGAACAATTTGAGGAGAATCTAAATTATGGAGACAATGTTAATTTTGTTGGCAGGATTCGGGATATTTTTGTATCTATCGCAGAACTAAAAAAAGAATTGACAAAAGAGTAACCTTAATTTATAATACTAAGATACAGGGCAAACTCTCGGTTGCGAGAGGATGTAATGGAGAGTAGGTGGGGTTGATCTCCCAACAAGACTTCGTTCCCTGTATGTTCTTTGATATCAACGGGGCGAGATTAATAAGGTTGTCCGTTAACCTAAAGCGAAAAGTATACCCTTTGCGAGAAAAATACCGCAAAGTATTTCGCTAAAAGCCTCGATAAAAAACATGGAAGTACTAACCGAATCACTGGCCTAAGATGTGCGTTGGGGCACTGAGATGCTAGTGGAAAATTTTCCGTATCCTATCACAGATTGGATGTCTTGGTAAAGCGGAACCCTGCTGAGACCATATATCCTGTGAGCGTTTTTTGGTGTCGCAGAAACCATATTTTTTCTTTACAAATAACATAAATAATATATACTACTTGAATGACTAAAACATTCAATATTGGCGAGTATGCAGTAGGCGGAAAGATTAAAGTAAGTATCCCAAAAACCTTAACTACTATTAAAATAGATGTGCTTGATAGCAATTATGGCACAGGCAAATTGGTTAATCAATATATCTATTATAGCTTTGATAGGATTAGGATCGAGCGTGACCTTTGGCAGATTACTACTACTTATTATACTGATATGATTACTAGCTGGATTAACAAAAACTGGCAAGTAGAATTAATCAAAAATAGTATTTGACTATATTAAAAAATAAATTATAGTAGACCTATGAACAACACCGAAAATACAAAGAAATTCACGATTCGTATGCAACGCAACCAGATCGCAGAAGTGGACATCGAGGTAGAAGCCATCAATGATGCTGAAGCGATTGACAAAGCTATGGAGCTTGCAGAAAATGAAACAGACGCAAGTGGCTTTGCTCTTGATTGGGACGAGGTTGATTATACCTTCGAAGCTCTTGATGTCGAGTGCGATGAGGACGAGAACGATGAGTGAGATTATTGTTGATTGTCTTATGTGGATGGCATTTGGCCTTGTTATCGTAGGATTAATATTGCCATTTTTATGATCACAGGAGACACAATAGTTGCCTTTCTTATCATAGCTTTTTCGGCTCTCTATATTTATCTTAATTATTATTGACTTTAATTATTAAAAGGTGTAAGATAATATATCAACCCGCAGTACTTTCGAGGAAACGGTCTTGGGCTAGGCGTAAAAAACCTAGCCCTTGTTTTTTGTATTGACTAAATAAGAATCTGAATTAGACTAAATAGATGAAGCAATCTAAGCCCAGCAAAAATAGAAAGATCCTTGAATCTGCTGGATGGGAGAAGCATAATAGACTTTGGCTTAGTCCTTATACTAGAAATCTTCAATGCTTGAGGGTAGCTCTCCAAATAGAAAAAAGAGAAGCTCTAAATAGATGATTGATACTAATAAAATAATAAATTACGAGCGCGGCCAATTATCTAATATTCAAATAGTTGAATTGTTCAAAGAGTTTGCTGATGAAGCAGGTGGAGCATCAGAGCTATTAAGAATACTATTGACTAAATAATAATTTAATATATTCTAAATAGATGCACTATACCATTCAAAAAGTCATAAATAAAAATCCTTATTTATTTGGTGGCGGTTATGATGAGCAATATGTTGATAAGCCAGTATATTTGGCTAAATATGTTCTCTGCCAACCAGCAGAAGAATTATATTTCCCTAAATTAAAAGAATGCAAAGCTTGGTTAAATAAAATAAAAGCTACTTATACTAGGATTAAATAAATACTAAATAACTATTGACTAAATAATAAATAGGTGATAGTGAAATAGAAGGGTAAGGATATAACTATTATTGGTATATATTTTTTAATTTTGGGCTATTGACATTAAATTAATTTGTATTATTATTGAGTTTATGAAGCTCATTAATACAACCTCATATTGTTCAAACAAACTAAAAGAAATTATTAAATGGTGCATGCCTCAAGGAGTATTCCTTAAAGACATCAGAAAGATAGATATTGGTAATACTAAATTAGGTTGGCATGGCAGAGCATGGGGCAGTATGAGACTTCATGTAGGAGTCCCAGCATATAATAAATATATTAGGCCATATAAGAGTGGTGGATTTAGAGGATATTTAGAGGTTAATACTTATACATGGGAAGAGAGCTTAATTGAATTAATTGCTCATGAATTAAGACATATTTATCAATATAAGAAAGGTAAGTTCTATCATGGAGTTAAAAAGATAAGAAAATATAACATGGGTACTAGGGCTAAATTAAGTGAAGTAGATGCTAGTTTATATGCTATGAGGAAAGTAAGAGAATACAGAAGGGCTAATATTAAATTCGATTTGGTTTGACATAAGTTGTTGATTATTATATAGTTAGGGCGGCGGGCCCCCCGCGCGTGTAAGTCGTTGATAATCAAGGGGTTAGCTCATAAGAGCTTCTAATGATAAACTTTTTTGTGAGAGGATAGCTAACATCCTGGAGGTCAGTATCTTATGACATGAAAAAAGTTCTTGTCACAACTTAAAACTGTGGTATGATTATTTTATGGCAAGACAAACAAAACCCGCTCAAAGTGTATACGATTTCGATGTACACCAAGAGCCACTCCTCACAACTGACGGCAAGAGGACAGGATACTTCGGCATGGTACGCCGTGATACCGCCGAACCCATTACGCTCGGAGTTTGCACCGAGCAGTATGGTGTGGTGAAGAATGCAGACCTCATCGAGATGGTGGAAACCAACCTCGCCAATCATGACAAGCTCTCGAATTTTACTTCGAAGAAGTTTGTCGTGCGTGACGGCGCTCGTTTCTACGCTTCCTACGACTTCACCGATTTCAAAACGGAATTGAAGCCTGTGGGCAAGCGAGCCAAGGGTGACATTCTCGGGTTGCGGCTGGTCGTTAACAACAGTTATGACCGCTCGACTCGTGTTTCGTTGTCTCTCGGCTTCCTTCGTCTCGTCTGCGAGAACGGTATGACCTCGCTTACCAAGGAGTTCAGCATGACCAAGCGCCACACGCTTGCGGTCAATCTCGACTTCGTTGGTGATGCATTGGCTCATGCTTGTGACAGCGTGGAATCTTCGGCGCAAGTTTTCAACAAGCTAGCGCAGAAGGCTCTCACTAACGAACAGGGCTTGAACCTGCTCACCAAGCTGGAAGAGAAAGACATTATCTCTGGCAAGGTGCGTGAGGGGATCGAGGCTGTTTGGCGCAATCCCGCTTATGAGGAGGATACGGATCGCAATCTGTATAACCTTTATAATGCGGCAACTCAGTTCCTGACTCGCAATGTCTCAACAGAGCGCTACGAGTACAGCGAGCGTGTCAACCGTGACCTGCTCAAAGTCTTCAGCGGCAAGACCCGTGACGAAGACCTCTTGAAACTGGTCGCCTAAACTAAAACCGAAACCTTAACAGAGGCGGGGGACAAAATCCCCCGCTTCTTTTTGCTTAAATTTGATGAGTTGTAAGTCGTTGAGTATCAAGCACTTACGCGCGCGGGGACCGCGCTTTTGTAAGTTGTTGATTATCAACAGGATATTTTTGTTGACTATTTAAGAAACTGTTGTATATTAAACCTATGACAAACAACAACACCTCAAACTGGGAAGCTCCTAAGTGGACTCCTTACTACACCAAGATGATTTTTGGTGAGCGTAGGGCTTACATTATGGACGCTCGAATCCGTGAAGCAACCAAGAAAAGCACATACACCTTGCAAGACCTTTACAAGATCAGCAAGGCTTTTAATGTAGCGTTCAAGCTCGTTCCAGAGCCTAGCGAATTTCCAACGGAGATTTCAGCGGCGTAAAATGTTGGGCGTATAGCTCAGGGGTTAGAGCGGAGAACTCATAATTCTTTGGTCCTAGGTTCAAATCCTAGTGCGCCCAAAGCTTTCGGATCGCTAGCTCAATGGTAGAGCAGTTGGCTTTTAACCAATTGGTTGTAGGTTCGAGTCCTACGCGATCCAAAAAAGTTTAAGAAAACCCTTGACAAAAAAGTAAACCCTGTTAAACTAAAAACAATGAAAGATTTGTTAGAGCAAAGCTATCTTATAGCTCCTACTTACCATTGGATGCTTAATGGCTATGCAAAACATACAGAATTGACAGAAGAAGATATCAAGGCATACTTCAAAGCAAAAGCAGAAAAGGAGAATCAAAACAAATGAAACATATCAAACTATATAAACAAAACCTCGGAGCCCATTGGGTTATTGGAATTAAAGGTTCCAAAGATCGAATTGAGCAATTCCATAATCGAGTCTACAATTGGGGTGGAACAAAAGGCGAGCTTCAATGGATGGCAGATGACTTCGCTTATTTTTGGATTACCCTTGAGAAGTTGGAGCGTGTGATGTTTAAGTATGTTATGAATAGTATGAGCGATAAACTTGGTAAAAAATTTCGTGGTTCCAAGGGCGGACTAAAGGAAGTTGTGTTGAATCGTGTGAAGAATACGATCAGCAAGATTCCTAGCGAGTTCTTTGTTCGCACAGCACAGGTTGAGCCTACCTATGCTCTCGGACAAGTTTCGGCTGAAAAGTTAGATACTGACAGCTAAAAAATCCGCCTAGTAGCCCAATGGCAGAGGCAAACGACTTAAAATCGTTATAGTGTCAGTTCGAGTCTGACCTAGGCGAAAACTTTGTTGCTCCTATAGCTTAATGGATAAAGTGAATGTCTTCTAAACATTCTATGCAGGTTCAATTCCTGCTAGGAGCATTAGTTCAAAAAGATAATCTATTTAAATCTAATCTAGTGTAACTATAAGTATGAATAAAACTCTGTTAAAGCAATATATAGATTCTGGCTATTCTTCTTATAAGATAGCTAATATTTCTAATAAAGGCCAAACTACAATAAGATACTGGCTCAAAAAATATAATTTATTTACCAAAGGAAACAAAAGATATACTAAAATAATAAATGGAGATACTCATATTAAATGTGGAAACTGTGATAAATTTTATTCAAAAGATAATTTCTATAAAAAAACAAAAAAGTCATTTATGAGTTATTGCAAAGAATGCTTTAATGAATACGCAAAAGAGAGATGGAAAGCTAGAAAACGTAAGGCTATTGAATATAAAGGCGGTAAATGCTCTTCTTGTGGCTATAATAAATATCCAGATGTTCTTGAATTTCATCATAGAGATGCAGAAACAAAAGAATTTGATTGGAAAAAACTTCGTCAGATGTCTTGGGATAAAGTAACAAAAGAATTAGATAAGTGTGATATGCTTTGCGCTAATTGTCATAGAGAGCGACATTATGAAATATTTTCACAAAAGTAGAAGTCTTATGTAAAGTCTTTATGTGAGATGGTTCGAAAGAAATTTTTGGTGGATTTTTCTTATTATGATTTGTGGAAGTATATCGTGGGGATTGATGATTGAGATCTGGAAAATAGTGATTACACATCTCAAATAGTTTTTCCAAAATATTTTTGGGCATATAAATTAATATTGAAATATAGTTCATGCTACTGTAAAATACTATATATGAAGCATAATAATAGATTCGACAAGAAAATCGAAGAGAAAATCTTAAGCGAGATCGATCATAAAGATCTACGCCAAATAGATCAAATGCTTGCCGAATTAGAGATCATCTGGAAAAAGTGGGTTAAGTCTCATCCAGATTGGAAGTCTCACGAATAAGTTGTTGATACTCAAGTAGTTACAAAAGCGGGGAGCCCCGCGTCGTAAGTCGTTGACAGTCAATGAGATACAAAACTTGACAATTATTAAATCTATATTACAATTTGTATATGCGGTTAGTTAAAACTATTATTTGTTTTCCTTTTGTTCAGATTCATTGTGAGGGACAAAGCCTTTTAACTTGGAAGCTGTGGCACATTATCTGCTATATTCTGGCATCAATGTATCTATGAAAGCAAAACACAAAGTATATTATAACTTGCATAAACATTGTTTAAGTATTATGCTTAAAGGCAAAGTCCTACAACATAGTTCAGAGTTCTTTCTTAAAGATGTTGATTTTAGGGTGAGTCAAGCAGGTCGCTCCAGGGTTCTGCGAGAGAAGCGTAAGAATGTTCACGCTTTTGTTTGTGGCACTCCAGATGAAGGTTGGCCTATTGACCAACTAGAGCGTCGTGTAACCTATAATCCTTATAAGTATCATAGTTTTGTTTATGCAGACACAAAGAAACCAGTATACAAGGCTAAATGGGCTGGTGTTATTGGTCGTGAAATTTTCGTATTAAACTAATTGACAAACAGAAAAAACATAGTATAATTATAAAATGGAAATCACTAAAACCAAAAAGACCAACGGAGGGTATGAGTTCTTTGGCTCTGACCCTAAAACTAAAGCGGAAATTTTGTTGGGCAACCTCAAGGCTTTGCCCGAAGGCGGATACGGAATCTTCAAGAGCGATGCCAAGGCGGGTAAAGATGTTCAAGTCTCCTATATTGGTGCTAACTTGAATATCGAATCCTTTTTGCCCAAGGAGCTGTAATGAAAGTCCTCGAAGAATCTTTCTCTAGCAAAGGCTTCAAACTTCAGCAGGTTAGGCGTGATGGCGACATCGCCATCTACAAAAAGCAACTCGATGACCCCGAATGTGAAAACTATCATTATGAAGTTATCGCAATCAAGCGTCACAATGGTTATGAGATTGCTGGCGTAAAGATGCCTCCCGCTGAAATGTATCCTAGCGATAGTCAATGGGGCGATTGGGCTTTCACTTGCACTACTATCGAAGATGCCAACAGGCGTTTCGGTGAATTGCAAGAGAAACTAACAAACTATAATGCAACCGCAATTCTGCCTAGTGGTGAGAAGCGTGGGCGTGGTCGTCCTCGCAAAATCGCTTGACAGAATAACAAAACATATTACAATCACAACTATGACCTATAAGTGTGCTGTAAGTGGTGAGGCAATCCCTCCAGAGAGAGTCGAGGCTCTGCAAGTCCTTGGCGTTCCAGAAGCTCTTTGGACTAAAAAAGAGCATAGTCAAACACGAAAGCTCAAAGCTGTTTATGCTGGCGATGATGGTAGTAATGATATTATTATCTGCGACAATGTAGATGGTGGCAATCTGTTTGAAAATGAAGCAATAGCGGAGACTGAAATTGACAACTAAATTTATCGTTTTGCGTGATGGCATCAGAGTTAGCGATGATATGCACGATAAGATGGAATCTGCCGAACAAGAGGCAAATCATTGGCGTGAGATCATCAAGCGTTGGCCTGATGGCACAAAAGTCACGATCAAAAAAATCGGAGGCTGACACTAGCTACGGAGCTATGCGAGGGTCGTCTAACTGGTTAAGACCCCAGACTTATACTCTGGTCGCTCTAGATTTGGGCAAAATGAAGGTTCGAATCCTTCCCCTCGTAAATCCTTAACAATCAAAGAGAAAAAAAAGAAAAAAAATCTTTGACAAAAAAGAAAGATATGGTAGGATAAGACTATGACAAAACAAAACAACATTACCCTATGGGAGATGATTAAGGGGCTGTTCTGGTTCGTGCTAGGACAGAGGTATATCATCAACTATACGCCTTACAATGGAACCGAGGCTTATACTTACATCATCGGTGTTCCTACAACCCATTACATTTCCAAGAAGGGCAAAAAGCTCTTTATTACTTGGTGCTTTTCTGGTCGTGACGGATTCGGACATCGTCAGTTCCGTTATGATAGAATTGCTGGTGGTCTCTCGCCAGTATAACAACAGAGAGATGGGTGGGGTTTTTTATTTCCCCTTCCCTTCATATAGAAAGGGCGAGACCTAAAAAATCTCGCCTTTTTTATTTGACGCTAAATTAAATTATGATAAGATTTAAATAGTTCTTTCCGCAATGAGTGAGGATGACTTCCTCCATAGAGCCATTGAAGCCCCAATGCCCAGAGTCTGAGGCAATTAAAGGTGGGAATATATTCTCTTTGATTCTAGAGCAGAGAGAGCGGAAGAATTATTTATTACGCCAGCCGTTTCTGTGATTGAAGTTCCAATCTAACAAAGCCCATTCAAATCCAACATCGCGTCCAGCTTTCTCACTTTCAATCCATTTGTGTTTTAAGATTTCTTCTCGTTCTTTGAGGAATTGTTTATATAATGCAGAGTTTTCTAGTATACCGCTGACTTTTGAGTTCATATCTAAATTCTAATTTAGATTACACCAAATAGCAAATATGATTTGCAATATAGGTAAATAAATAATATAATAATACAACATATTGGGGCTATCGTCTAATGGTTAGGACTCCTCGCTTTCAATGAGGGTGTATCGGTTCGAATCCGTTTAGCCCTATATACTTGTGATAGTTATAAGTGCTTAATTATCAAAGATTTACAGCGGCGGGCTCCCTTGTTTCATAACTCTTTGATATTCAATGAAATTTAAATGTAGACATAAATTAAAACTATGATACTATATAAAAATGACAACCACACTAACACAAAAAGTCAAAAAAACAATGCGTGGACATTTAGCAGCAACAATCAGGACTTCGTTCTCCACATCGAAGTCTCGCCAAACTCCTTCTCTTAGGATGGGGGTTTATTGCTTGATTAAAGCAAGCCCAAGGTGGGGATGGCGTGTTTATATCGGTGCATCTCGTGATATTCGAGTGCGTTGGTATCAACACCGCTCTCTTCATGGAAATGGAACGGGTTGGAACATTGGAATGTTTCAAGTCGTAAGCGTTCCATCTTCACCTATGCTTAATTATATTGAGCAGATAACAATCAACACAGCCAAAGAACTTGCAAACAAGTACAAGTATAAGATTCAAAACAAGATTGATCCTTTGTATCAAATTATTGATACAGATTCAAAAATTGAAAAGAAACTTATCAACATATTTGCACGATTCAAACTTGGAGAAAGGGGATTTAGCCTAGTTTAATTTGTTAGTGAACTGGCGTAAGTCGTTGATTATCAGCGGCTTACGTCAGCGACCTCCCTGCGGTTGTAAGTCATTGATACTCAACGAGATTTAACTGCAAAAAAAACTTGTCACAAGAAAAAAAAGTGATAAAGTTTATCTATGTTCAAAAACAAAAAGCAAGCCGAAGCTATTGTCGGCACATTATCTAAACCTTCGAAGATGCCAGGTTATGCTTATTCAACGCCAGCGAAGCGTTGCATTATCGGACAGAAAATGCGTCAAGTTGCGGGAAGCATTTGTGCGTTCTGCTATGCTCTTAAAGGGCGTTATGTTTTCCCTAATGTTCAAGCGGCGATGGAAAAGCGTTTCGCTTCTCTTACTCACGATCTTTGGGTGGATGCGATGACTTACCTTATTAACAAAGCAAACAACCCTCACTTCCGTTGGCACGATTCGGGAGATTTGCAAGGCATTTGGCATCTCGAAAAGATTGTCAAAGTCGCAAAGAATCTTCCACATATTTCTTTTTGGTTGCCTACTCGTGAATACTCTTTTGTTTCAGAGTATATAGCAAAAGGCGGTGAGGTTCCTTTTAATCTTACTATCCGCTTGTCTGCTCTTATGATGAACGGCCCCGCACCCGTTGGCTTGGCTGAGAGACTTGGCCTTTGTGTTAGTGGTGCGAGCAACAAGGGAGAGTTTAATTGCCCATCCTCTAAACAAGGCAACAAGTGCGGTTCGTGCCGTGCGTGTTGGCATAAGAATGAGTTTGCAATTAACTACAAAAAGCATTAAGATGTTCCAATGGAAATCTTAATCTTAATCCTTGGAATTATAATCAGCTTGTTAATCTAAAATGAATATTGAAAAATTATTAAACGAAAATCTTGAAACCTTTTATCCGTGGAGCGACAACGATAATCCTCCACTCGATGCTGGAAAAACTTTTCTACAAAAAGAAAGAGAGATAGACGAATTTTTTGAGGGTTGGCGAGCCTCAATGTAAGTCTCTGATTATCAAAGACTTACGAGAGCGCCCTCCCCGCCGCCGTAAGTCGTTGATAGTTAACTACTTACGCTTACGCTCCCAAAGCCATACAGCAAAGTTGATAAGGGTTTCTAATGAGGCAAGAGCAAGGAAAAAAATTCCAAGCCCCGCGATTGCGAGTATATATTTTTCCATAATTATTCTCCGCAGATTTCTGGATCACCAGCCCAACCGAAGTCTTCCATCTGGTAGCACCCGCCACCATAGTCCTCGTCTGTGCCGTGACCCGCAGAGGCCATAGCAGAATCGAAGTCGCCATCCATCGATTCGTCCACATCCGAGAGGTTAGATTGAGAAGATGCGAGGATGCGCTCGTCATCACGCGTCATCTCGTTAAGGATGTCGCGCACATCTAACCGAGTCAGCATGTGCTGGTTCATCCACTCCTTGAGTGAGGCTTTGTAGTCCATATTATTTGACCTCCATTCCATTCTGACAGGTGAGGCGAAAAGGAACAGCCTTCGCGCCGAAGAAGTTGGTGACCTCGGTATCCCTCTCATCGTAAGAGGGAGCCATCTTGTCGAGCATCTCGTTGATGGCATCAGGGGAGTTGATGTAGTCGAAGAAAGCCTCCGCATCAGCAAAGGCTTCGGTGCAGTTAATCGAGGCTAGGTAGGATATGTCGTTGTTGTTCATATAGGTAATGTATCACAGATTACGATTCTGTCAAAGATTTTCTATAAGAATATTCCATTGAATGACAACGTCTTACAAAAGTTGCTGGTTTTATTTCTGAAATGATTTGATCTGCTAGGGCTTCGCCGTGAGAGTTCCAATCACCTTGAGCAAAAGATGATTCGAGATTCGTGGCGAGTGCGAGAGATAAAGCCCTGCGAAACTTCGCTGGTTCTGCATAAAAGTAAAATGCTTTCTCGCCACCAAGATTTTTCAAACGATAATTAGTCCCGCCAAAATTGTAAATTGCATTGTAGAATCTTTCAGCAGATGCGAAATCAGTCTCTAATAAATAGGCGAGGTTAGGGCCAAAAGGTTCAGAGAAGATTCTTATTTTGTTTTGCATAAAAAAAGGATATCAGATTTTTTATTTTTGTCAAGCTTTTGTAAGTTGTTGATAGTCAAGGACTTGCGCGCGCGGGGGCTCTTCGTGCGTAAGTCGTTGATGCTTAGAGACTTACAACAGGTCTCGAAGGTTCAAACAACTCGCAGAAAGATAGTAAAAAAATCTTTCCCTCAAAAAGTTTTTATTCTCGCCGTGAAAAACTGCGAGACGAAAAGTTTTTTTATTTATTTGGAAAAGAATCTTTTTCATCTTTTTAGACTCCTTCCGCTTTGGCGATGTCTCTGCCAATTTCAACCGAGAGGTTGAGTTGATCCACGAGGTGCTGATTCTTTGCCAGCTTCGTGATGGTCACAGCTTTTTCGGTTGCCCAATCCCAGCGAGAGGAATATCCTGCACCTTGACTCACGCTGATTTTGATGAAGGTGTTTTCGTCTTTCACATAAAGGATTTCCTCGGTAGGAAGCCAAGGAGTTTTCGTCCTGTCATTGGTCAAGAGGTAGAAGGTTCCGATTTCGGGTTGAATTGCTTTGTTCTTATCTTTCATACTTTTATCCTATCAGATTTTTTGATTTTGTCAACTTTTATTTTGCGTTGATCTTCAACGACTTAGGACTTCTTTCCATAAAGTTTTGCCTTTTTCAAGGCGTGAAGTCTGGCTTTCTCTGGATTGTTTCCTTTCCATTCAGCCCAACGCTTGCGGTTAAGTTCCCACTTGCGTTGGTTATCTTCGTATCTTTTAATGTCATCTTGATTCATTTTATTTATTACCTTTCTTGATGAATTCTGCTTTTTTAAGGTAGATCGTTGTGGTCTTACCTTTATCCTCACCTTCGAGGATTTCAGCAACAGCGGTTTCTGCTGTAGTTTTATAAACGAGTTTGACTAAAACTCCTTCGTATAAGTAAACATCACCGAAAAAGGTTTCGGTGTTTGTGTAGACTTTAGAAGCATCTACTTTGCTTGATGCCTTACGCATCGTTTCACGCATCAGCTTTCGCTGATAGTTCCAATTTATCATTCTATGCATTGTCTTATTATCCTTTCTTAAGAGTTTCGATTTCGTCAATTTTGACGATGATTTTTTCCATCCGCTTTGCGGATTCTTGGTAAGCCTTGGAAATTTCTTCCAAGCGGCGAATTGTTTCATTGAGGTCGAATTTGATTTTGGTTTTTGTTTTCATTTTTTTCTTCTTTCTTTCTACCTTTAATCTATCACATTTTTCATTTTTCGCAAGAAAAATCTTCATTTAAATTTCATTGACCATCAACGAGTTACAACGCAAGGGAGGCGGCTTATGTAAGTTCTTGATAGTTAAGAACTTAGGTTTTATGCGTTCCATCAGGTTTTGGTCAAAGATCATTCGTGATCTTTTCGCTTCCATCAGGTTTTGTCGCAAGATCGAACTGGAAAGCATAACATTAAAATGTTGTGCCCAATTTATTTGGATATAACATGTTGATTATCAAACACTTACAGAGACTGCCTCCCGCCTTGCGTAAGTCGTTGATGTTGAACAACTTACGAAAGGATGATTTTAGAGGGGTAAAACTTTGATCTCTAAAGATTCTTCCAGATATTTTTTTGAGGGCTTGAAAAAAATCACACGCTCGAAAACTTTTTCGGTTGTGACATTTTCGGGGAGTGAAACAGTTTCGCCCTCGCTGTCTGTGCCAACGATCAACGCTTTGCCAGCGAAAGGTTGTGAACCGATTCCAAACTTAAAGTAGGCTTGAGATTCTGAATCTTTCAAGAGTCCTTCGTCATCCAGAATCATGTCCACGCCATCAGCGAGACCTGCCATCGTGATGATCTCGCAATCAATGAGAGTGCGAAGGGTTTGGAATTTAGTGTCCACAAGCGTCACCTGCGACACAGTTTCGGTGAATGGGTCAATGAGTATTGCTCTCGCCATCATATTAGATGCTCCTTGTTTTGAGTAGATCGCTCAACTCGTTAAGGTAAACTCCAGCCGTGTTGCTGAAGCGGTTATCGTTTAGCTCTTTGATGATATTGACTAGACGACTAGCCAACTCGATCACTTCTTCGTTGTTGATGGTTTTATTCATATGTTTAGTTTATCATACTTTTCTTTGTTGTCAAGTCTTACAAGCGGTAAAACTTGTGATTCTGAATGACTGCTATGGGCTTCTCACCCTTCGACCACTTGGGCGACACTTGGAATGTGTGGTAATGGTTCGCACCATTCACGACATCGGGCATCTTCTTTTGTGCCACAAGTTTCGCAAGATGGATTGCGTTCTGTGCTTGAGGATTAGCCAAGAGCTTCCGCTTCTGTGCTTCAGTCACTCCACCATTCCAGAAGCTGAATTGCTTTGGTGCAAGACAGACTTGGGATGCTGTCTGCTTACGCTCTATCGCTCTTGTCTGAATAACAGAGGCAACGCCAGCCATGCCCTCGATGCCTTCGCCTCGTGCTTCGCCAAGGATGGTCAAAGCTATAACAAGAATCTCTGCGGTCATTAGTCTCTCCCGTTGCTGATGGCTCCGCAGTAGTCGCTAGGCTTCTCTGCGGTGATGCTTCCAAGGTTAAAGACATCGGTGCTGATAGCTGTGCGAAGGAATCGCCCATCCTTAATTGTATCGAACTTGTCTTTTGCTTTTTGCTTCGCAAGGCTAAGAAGTCCACCCTTCAAGCCCTTTGCTTTGATCTTATTGCATAGAGCATACAGGGCAACTTTGGTCATCGCTTCTAGCACGGCTTCGGGCTGTGCGTAGAAGTAGAACGCTTTGCCGTTGCCCATATCGTGCAACTCTCCATTGGTTGCACTATGGTTATACATAGCATTGTGAAATGTCTCGATGTGCTTCTTATCGCCTTCCAAGAGGAAAGCGGTAGTATTGCCGAAGGGTTGTTTGGTGATGGTGATTTGGTTTTTCATATAGCTTATATTGCTTTCTGGTTTGGTTTTCGTCAAGGGTTATTTGATGACAGGTTCGCCCATATACTTCTGATGGGCTTCGTCCTTCTTCGCTTGGGCTTCTGCCACGATGTTATCGAGGCGTTGGGCAGAGGCTTTGTAGCCTTCTGCGATGGCGTTGAGCCTGCGGATAGTTTCGTTGATGTCGAACTTGATGTTTGCTTTAACTTTCATACTCTTAATCTATCACACTTTAGGGATTCTGCAAGGGTTTTTCTTCAGTTAAATTTCATTGATAGTCAACGACTTAGGTAGCCCATATTTTTTTTATAGAATACCCTACCCATTTTTGAAAAGCTGGGGAACTTATGTTTTGTAAAAGAGGGGGGAGGGCCTGAATTTCATTCGCTACTCTACTAATAATCCTTTCTTTATATACCCCCCCTACCCTTTTTAGAAAAATAATAGAGAAAAAGCTTATTAAAATTCATTTAAATCTTAAAAATTCGGGGGCCTATATATTTTTTTAACCTTTTATTGATATAAGGTCTTATTGTGTAATTAAGTCTAATGAGAAAATGGATACCTATATTTCTTGGTTCAATTGGTTGTTTTTTTATACTTAAAACACTATTTAAGTTCGATAAAAGCAATAACACAGTAGTAGTTGCTCCTGCTAACAACGAAGAGGTTAGAAGAGCTATTCCTGTAATAACAAAAGCTGTCGAAAACCCTGCGCCCAACGCTTCAGATGCTTTGCCAGCCAGAAACTATCTACAGAGTAGCCAAAACAATATAAATAGCAAAAGGTAATTTATGGCCCAAAAGAAAAAAGTAAACAAATTAACAAAAAAAGAGTGCGAAGATATCTTAGCGCGTCTTTCTAATAGCAAAGATTCCCTATACTATAATCATGTTGAAATAAGGCTTAAATTCCTTAATGAGTCTGATCTAAAATAAATATGTTTAAAAAAGTACTTAATTTTTCTGCTTTTTTGCTCGCTTCTTGTGCAGCCTTCTTCTCTGTTAAGGGTATAGCATTATTATTTGCTGCTAGTTTCTGGAGCGTTGCTATAATGGCAGGATCTCTTGAGATAGCTAAACTTGTGTGTGCATCTTACTTATATAGGTATTGGGATACTATTAATAAACTATTAAGAAGCTATATGTTAGCCGCGACCTTGCTTTTAATGGGCATAACTAGTCTTGGTATATTTGGATTTCTTTCAGATGCATTTCAAAAGAACTTTTCTCAATATAGTTTAAATGTTAGCAAGATCCAAGCTTTAAAATCTCAGCAAACTTTTATATCATCTCAAGTAGACTTTAATAAAGGCAAATTGAAAGATCTTATAGAGCTTCAGAAAACATATCAATCATCATTAGATAGTGCGGTCAAGCAAGATGTCACAGTAACTAAAACTAGTAGCGGCGGTTTATTTAGCTCTGGTCAAACAGAAAAAGTAACAGATAATAAACTATTAGATAGTCGTAATAAGATAGTAGAGGGTTCACAGCAAAATATAAATAGCTTATTTAATCAAATACAGATAGTTACGTCCGAGCTTCAAAATTTGGAGCAAAAAGCTTCTCAGACCGCTCAAGAGATTATGGTATTAGAAGCTGATAATACCAAAGGAGAGATTGGTACATTTAAATTTGTAGCAGAAGCATTTGGTATGAAGATTGAGAATGCGGTTCGTTTGTTTATTATACTTATTGTTATAGTATTTGATCCTCTAGCAGTTGCACTTGTTATAGCTTATAATAGTATCATAGTTAGACGAGAAGAGATTATTAAGAAAGTCGTAGAAGTAGAAAAGATAGTAGAGAAAGAAGTAGAGAAACCTGTTGAAAAGATTATAGAAAAAGTGGTAGAGAAACCTTTTGAAGTCATAAAAGAAATATATTTAAATAGAGGATATAAAAGAGGCACAAAGAAAACTCATAACGAAGATCTTGCAGACCCAGATGCTAAATAGTGTAAATTAGGGTAAGGAATAAGGTATGCCCAAAAATAGAATATTATATAATTGTCAGAGCATTTATGTTGGTCCAAGTCCAAGCTCTGGATACCATTTTATAGATATTAATGGTAATTTAAATAATACTATCGAGGCTTCGAATACTAATTTTAATCTAATCAAAAGAATAACTCGTGCCACAAATCTAGGCTATACAATTAGCCTTAACCGAGAAGAGATCAAACAGATGGGACAATCAACTATAGCTGCACATCCAATTATTAAAAATCCAAATGTGCAAGTTGATTTTGAATACTATCCTAATGGAGTTATTAATGAACTAAGACTTGGCTTAAATGCTAATTATACTCAAATTAGTGGCATTAATTCTGGTCAACCATATTATCAAAATAATTTTAATAATTTTATTTTTTCTGGTATGACTAATTATGATACCAATGTTCAACCAGCAGAAGAACCTTATTGGCCTTCGAACAATAGATCTGTAAGAAATATTTTTGCAACAGTTACAAAAACTGAAAATGATGATGAAATTTTTATCAACGATTTAAATACTCCAACGCAAAATTTTAGAAATCAAAATGTTATTGCTTTTGGTGATGCGTATATGGTATCTTATAATACAAACTGCACGATAGGAGCATTACCAACTGTAAGGACTTCTTTTATAGCAGACAATATAGTTTTTTATACTGGATCTAGTGGACTTGGTATACCAGCTATCTCACCAAAGAGCGGAAACCAATTATCAGATATTAAATTTGTTATACCAGCAGAACCAGATATTCAAGATATTTCTGTTATTGTGCCAGGAGATATTTCTATTGATATAGAACAAACAGGAATAGATTCTAGCGTATCTATGAATAATATTACTGGTCTCGGTGTTAAATTCTCTGATATTAAAATACAAAATTATTCTATTGATATTAAATTTGATCGCGAAGATATGGAATCCATAGGCTACAAAGCTCCAGCTTCAAGAAGAATTAATTTTCCAGTAAGGGTTGATTTAGATTTTACAAGTTTGGCTGGTGATGAATCTGCAGCAAATCTAAAAGATCTTATAGTTAAAGATGATAAATATAATATATCACTCAAAATGAAAAAGCGAGGAACAAACGAAGAAATTTTAAGGTATGATTTTAAGAAAGCATTTTTAGAAGATTTTGCATATGCGTCTTCTATAGATAATAATAGATCAATTAATTTCTCTTTTAGATCTTATTGTGCGCCAGATGATTTATCTCAAGGATTATTTATAAGTGGACAGATACCAAATCAGAATTTAAGAGTACCATATTAATATTAGAATTAATGCTTTTTTAAGCCTATAATTATAGTGTAATATACTATGAAACATATGCTATCTAAATTATTTGGCCCAAATTGGAGATCCTCAACATCAGGAATCGTAACAGTCGTAGCCGTGGCCACAGCTTTTGCAATTCACGGAGACAATTCTCTAGTTGCATTTTTACCAGATAAAGCGGAAGAATACATAGTTGGAATTTCTAAACTTATCGCAGTTGTTAGTGGTATAGTTTTTGCTCTTACAGTAAAAGATGCTGCTGTTACTGGCGGTAAAGTAGCTCAAACAAAAGAAGCTAAAAAGAGAATAAAAAAAGAAGTTGGACATGGAGAAAATATATGAATAAATTAAATCTAATTGCTATTGCCCTTATGGGTATTTTTATGATCGGTTGCTCTACAACAAATACTGGTGTAGATAATCAAGTTGGCGGAACAACTGCAGTAGAGAATGCTCTACCTTATATTAAGCCAGCGGTAATGCTTGCTTGCACAGTAGTTCTTGAGCAAGCTCTTTCTCCAGAAGATCGTGTTGAAAAGGCAAAGATGATTAATCATGTTGCTACAGTCGTAGAGAGTCTCACAATTGGTCAAACCCCAACACCAGATCAACTTCAAAAAGCTCTAACAGATTATCTTCCAGCAGAAAAAACTCATTGGGCAAAATATATTGTTGCAGTTAAAGATATTTATGCTGCACAATTTGCTAAACTAAACGGAGACGCTGCTCTTGCTGTAAAAGTTCTTAATGCAATCGCCGCAGGTTGCAAAGATGCTACAGCAGAATACGTAGACTAAATGCCAACAGGAATTGTACAAGCTTTTTTAAGTGCAGTTTCTGGAATATTCTCAGCAATTAATAATCTTTTTGGCGCAAAAAATACCAAAGAAATGAAAGAGCGTGATCAAGCGCGCAAAGAAGTTGAGCACCAAAGTGAGATAGAGCAAGAAATTAAGGAGAAAGATCTTGAAAAGATTCGTAAACGTATTGGCTCTTAACTTCCTTCTTGTTGGCTGTGCAACAGTAACACCAGATAAGATACAAGATAGTACTGCGTCTTATGATGCATCAACTCCTTCTCAGTATAATCAAGATAATGGTGGTGTTATAGCTTTATTAGAAAATGGCGCAGTCATTACTAATCAAGCAAAAGATCGTTACAATAAATTAATAGAAATGTATAAAGTAAAATTTAAAAAAGAAAAAGCTATTGAATTAGTAGAAAATGCTGGAATACAACCATATAAAGATCGCTATGGAAATGATTTATTTTTAATTGATAATGAACATCTTGTTTATTTTGGAGTAATGAACTCTTGGTTAAAAGAAAAAGTTCCAGCAGATAACATCATAGATAAAACAATAGATAAAATAAATAATTAATAATGGGCAAGTTATCAATTCCTAATAATAGGTATCTTTATATAGTTAGAGGCGTTGGATTATCTCCAGATATAAATGGTTTAAAATTCTATGATAGTAATTTAATAAGTGAATCTGCTCCTATTTTTTATGCATCAGATTTGAGTTATAAATTACAAAGAGCAAGAGTTTTTTCTAATTTTTATGTTTGGAATATGTATAAATTTAATTATCCAACTGATCAAACCAATTGGTGGAGAACGAATTTAATTCCAGACATATCTTTAACACCAGATCTTGAATATTCTACGCCAAACAATGGAGCAGTAGGAACGCCAGTAATATATGCTTTATCTAATAAGATTTCTCTTAAGAAACAAAATCTTGGCGGAGGAAAATTAAATTTAAATTAAAATGCTTAACAATAAATCTTTAAAACTTATATTTGATTTTGAAGTTGGTGGTGGCGAAAATTACTACAATAAATTTTTAAAAAATCCAACTTGGCCAGGAGAGCAAAGTGGGGTTACAATTGGGGTAGGTTATGATGTTGGATATGTAAATAAAACTGAATTTTCTAACGACTGGAAAGATCTTCCTAAAGAAACTTTTGACAGACTTTATCGTGTCGTTGGAGTAAAAGGTTATCAAGCAAAAGAATTGGCACGTAGACTAAAAGATATAAAGATACCTTGGGATATGTCTGTGAAAGTATTTTTAAATAAAACAGTAAAGAAATTTTATGATCTTACTCAAACTACATTCCCTAATTTTGATAAACTTCCAGAAGATGCCAAAGGTGGATTAGTTAGTCTTGTATTTAATCGAGGCGCGGCCTTAGAAGGAGATCGTAGGCGTGAGATGAAAACTATTCGCGATATTATGGCTAGGACACAGATCTTTGATCAAAAAACTTTATCTTTAATTGCGAATCAGATTCGTAATATGAAAAGGATATGGATTGGCGGAAGTATAGAAAAAGGTATGAGTCGTAGAAGAGATGCTGAAGCTAAAATAATAGAAGAAGCACTAGCAAATGCAGTAATTAATCCAAAAGATAATATAATCGCCTCAGATAAGATAATCTCTGATAAATTTAAAAACTAATAGTTGTGTAATCTAACTTATGAGATTACTTTTAATTTTGCCGCTATTTTTATTAGTTTCTTGCTCTGAGCCAAATTACGAGAGTCGAGAATTACCAACAAAATATCCTGATACTCCAACAAGTGGAGCAGCTTATGATGCTACCGAAGAATTATATAAAAAATGAATATTAAAATAGGCAAAGGTGGAAGTGGTAAGATTAATTCTACTAAAAGTGGCGGTGGAAAATTAAATGAAAAAAAATACATAGATCTTTTACCACCAACTTTTATAAGCAAAGTTACATTATCTGGTGGAACATATAGTAATGGAATCTATACTAGAAATTCTGGTGGAACAACAACTTTTGATGGACCAGATGGTAAGACAATCATTTGGAATGGATTAGATAGATGGAGAGCGTATGACCCAGATTATGTTGGAGGAAATGATCCAACATTTGAATCATTTGATCTAATTACTTGGATTCAGGCAGAAGCGCCTGGAAATTTACCAATTGGTGTAACAGAAAATTCTTTAACTTTTCTTTTTGATCCAGTTTTTTATAAAAGTCAAATACAAAATGAAAGATATAAGATTTTATTACAAGGTTGTTCTTTAGATTATGTAAATGGAATATATAGTTTAAGTTTAGATGTGGGACTCTATAATGGTCGTGGATATTATATAAAAGATGATGATCAAGCTATGGTTATCTACTATGAAGCAGGAAATTGGTATATTTATGATGAGGATGAAAGAGACTATACTAGTCTATTTTATAAAATTGAAGGAGGAGGGAATACAACAACTAGACCATTTGTTTTAGATTGGTCAACTCCTGATGGCGGAGATGCTTATGACGATGGTCAAACTCCACCAGCAATGGGTGAGTATTTAAATCAACAATATAAAAATGGTGGAAGACTAGATCCTGCTTTTCTAGAACAAATTCGAGATTATCAAATAGATAATACTGTTCCAAATCAAGGACTTAATCCACTTTCTCCGCAACATATTGCTGGTGCAGCTTTTAATACAAAAAAAGGTCAAATAAAAAATAATACATTTTCATATATAAAATATTCTGATAATAGTGATGTTGAAGCTAAGAAATTAAATAAATGGTATGGTTCAATTTACAGCACAAATCCTCCTGTAGATAGCAAATGGCCATTATTAAAAATAAATAGAAATGATAGTCAAAATATTTTTTCGATTGGAGGAGGCGTATTCTCTACATTAAATATGTTTGTAAGATTACAGCGCCCAGTTTCTCATAAGAATCCAGACAATGGATATATTGTGAGAGAAAAAAGAGGAATTTTTTGCACTTCAAGGTCTCAAAATAATACTCCATTTTCTATAGGATATCGTTCTCCATATTATAATATAGTTGGAAGACCTAGCTATAAAAGTGTTTTTAATAATTTTAGTTTTGTTTTTAGTTTTGGTCATTTTGGTTATAGTGAAACTTTTAATAGACCAATTTCTTTTAATCTTATGACAGATTATAAATTTAATTTTGGCGAGATGTATATGTTAACAATTAGATCCAATGATACTTATATAGAAATTTATATAAATGGTGAACTTCAAAGTATTGCATTAGCGCCTTCTAATCCTCTTGTTAATCCGAGTTATTATGCTCAGTTCGATGAACTACTTATTGATGGAGGAGATTATGGGAATGGATATTATACCCGTGTCGCAGGAGGTACAACAACTTTTGATGGACCAGATGGAAAATACATTGAATGGGCAGGATCTTTTTGGTATCTTTGGGATCCAGCAGATCCAGAATATTCCAATGGTGTACCTTCATATGGTTCATCTGATTTAATTACATGGTTTGTAGAAGGAGCGATTAATCCACCTAATGGTACTTTCACTAGAAAAATACAATATAGAAAACTTTATAAAGATCGTCGTGATGAGATACCTCTTGGTCCAGGTTTTTATAAAAAAGATGGAACAATCTATCCTCATACAAATACACAATTCTATTTTAATAATACTTTCAATTTTAATTATTTAATATTCGGTAAATCAGCTTTATCTCATGGAATAAGACTTTTTAATTCAAAAAAGAAAAGAAGATACCTCAACAATTTAGATATTGGTGTAATTAATTCGTATAGCACTGCTCTTTCTCAGACTGAAATTTCTCAGATTTATAATAATTTTAGATATAGATATATCTAACAAAAGACTTGATCCAGTTCGCTGGTAGAATAGATAACACCAAGCGTGGTAAAATAGATTAGCATAATGTTCTATCCGTTATGCTAATTTTAATTTAATTTAAATCCTTAATAAGTGTATAATATATAAATGAGCATAAACAATCCCGATAATTTCGGCTTTGAGCCTATAAAAGCCGCCAGATCTGGTCCAAAATCATCCGCTCAAACTCCTGCTAAACCTAGCGAAAGGAGAAAGGGCTCGTCTAAAAATAAACCAGGAAGTGCTGGTACTAAAAGCGACAAAGCTATTGAATTTTCTAAGAAAGTAATAGAAGCTCTTCAAAATAAAGTAAAAGAACACAATAGTAAAAATAAGAAAAAAGTAACTCTTGGTCAATTAAAGAAAGTCTTTAGAAGAGGCGCAGGAGCATATAGTACCTCTCATAGGCCAGGAATTTCAAGAACTGCTTGGGGATTAGCAAGGGTGAATGCATTTCTTAGAATGGTTAGAGGTGGAAAAGTCAAAGATTCTTATCGTCAAGCAGATAAAGATTTAATGTCAAAATGAATAATAAATTTAAAAGAGGAGATTTTAATTCTGTAACTCAAAAATATTTTTGGAGTTATATCAATGAACGCAGAGAATACTGGATAAATTTAGATAAATTTAATGAATATAAAAATCGTCAAAAAACAAAAGAATATAAAGATAAAAAAAAGACATCTGATGCAAACTATAGACCAATTGCCAATTTAAAAAGAAAATTAAAATATCAAAATGATATAAATTATAAAAATAGAGTTTTAAATAAAAATAGATTAACTAGAAAGAAAAAAGCTTTAAGAACTCTAGAGCAATTAGCAAAACATGCAAATTATCAAAGAGCAAGAGACGCAAGAATGAAATCGCCTAAAATATTAAAAGATTTTTGTCAAATATTTTATGATACAGCTAAATATTTTGAATCTATAACAGGTAAAAAATATCATGTAGATCATATTGTTCCTTTATCTAAAGGTGGGGTTCATGTTCCTTGGAATCTACAAGTTTTAACGGCGGAGGAGAATATTAAAAAATCTAATAATATATGAAAAAAAATGAAATAGAAATAGACGCTGCAGAGAATATAGAAATAAATGATCAAGATTTACAAGAAGCTCTTGCGGATATAGAAAAATATCAATTAAATGATTTTGATTTTGATAGCGTCGAAGAACTTTATCTCGATGATGAGAGTGACGGACAAATTTACGGTTTCGAATTTTAAGAGGATAAAAATATGGACACAAAATACACAACAATTTTTAGCTCTGAACTAAAATGTATAGTTTCAGAGGAAAAAGATTTGCATCTTAGCGTAGCTTCTCTAGATAGTCTAAGAGCATTTCTTCCAAATATTGATACTGATAAAAATATAGATTTATTGCCAATCTCGACAAATGCTTTTGTTGCTGGCAGAGTTAATCGTAATGGTGATGTTGTAGATAATAAAACAGCAGTAGAGATTGCAAAATATTTTGTTAATAAGCCAATTAATCTTGAACATAATCGTACTCAAGTAGTTGGTTGTATTTTAAATTATGGTTTTAATACTTTTGGTAGCGAAGAACCAATGACAGAAGAACAAGCTCTTAACAGCAAAGATCCATTTAATGTTGCTCTTGGTGGTGTTATGTGGAAAGTTGTTAATAAAGATCTAGCTAATCTTGTTGAAGAAAGCAACGATCCAACTAGTCCAAATTATATGAGAGTTAGCGCAAGTTGGGAACTTGGTTTTAATGAGTATCAATTTGTCGTATTAGATAATGATAAGAAGAACATTATGGAAGGTAGAATCATAGAAGATGTTGATGAAATGGAAAAATTAAAGTCCAAATCTAGAGCTTTTGGTGGAACAGGCATGCTACCAAATGGTCAAAAAATATATAGACTTGTAACTGGTAATATTATACCACTAGGTATAGGTCTGACAGGTACTCCAGCAGCAGATGTAGTAGGAGTTGCCACAAACGAGAAGAAGCCTGATTTAGCTATTTTATCCCTTAAAAAGGATGATGAAGAAGGCGAAAATGAAGAGAATGAATCAGAAGCTAAAACTGATGAAAAAATTAGTATTTCACAAAATACAGATTTAAATGTAAATTCAGATAATAAGAATAATAATATTATGAAAATAACCAAAATCGAAGATATTACAGCTGAATCCCTTAAGGAGATTCAAGCCTCTCAAGTTGCAGAATTCATCGCAGAAGAAATTAAAAAAGCTTCTGACGTTTTTCTTGCTGAAAAGAATGAAAAAGATGAAGCTATCAAAGCTGCAACAGAAAAATACGAAGCTCTTACTAAAGATAACGCAACAGTAAAAGAAGAACTAGAAAAAGTAAAAGCTACTCTAGCTGCCCTCGAAGAAGAGAAAGCCGCTAAGATTCGTGAAGAAGTTTTCAATGTTCGTATGGCCTCTTTTGATGAGGAATACGATCTATCTGATGAAGATCGTCAAGTTCTTGCAACAGATATTAAAGATTTAAATGACGAAAGTTTTGCTGCTTATAAAAATAAGATGACAGTTCTTATGAAAGAAAAAAGTAAGGCTGTTAAAAAAGCAAAAATGGCAAAAGAAGCTGAGATGAAAGAAAAAGAAAAAGCTATGGCTACTGAAGTAGTAGCTAAAGTTGAAATCAAAGCTTCTGATGCTAAAGAAGTAGTCAATCAAGCTTTAGACAATGGTATCAAGCAGGTAACAGATGTTCCTGCTACTGCCACTGCTAATGAACCTTCCTTGTACGATAGGTACAAGAAAGCTTTTAGCATCGAAGGTTTTAATGTATCATAATATATAGGAGAAAAAATATATGGCATACAGCTCAAATACAACACTAATTAAGCCATTTCGCAGCTATGACGAACATGATGTCGTCAATTTGTTTGCGTTTGATGGCACAACCAACAAAGGAACACTTGTAAAAGTAAGTACTGGTTGGTCAAATACAGATGCTAACGGTGGCATTACTCCAGTTGCAAATCCACATGCTGCAACTTATAATGGCACAGTTAGTCAATATCATGTTTTAACACCACGCGTTACAGAGGCTGGAACAGGTGATGCTGCTATCCTCGGTGTCGTTCTAAACGATGTACGTCTAACTGACGACAACGGTGAGTATCTAATTTACAAGCCAGCTCGCGCTGCTGAACTAAGTGCAGTAGCTTCGGGCCAAGCTGTTCCAGTTCTAACCAAAGGTCTTGTTCTTTACAAGGCTGCTGGTATTAGCGCTGGCAACAAGGCTTTCGCAAATGGTAACGGAGCAATCTCTGGTGCAGCCACAGTTCCTGCTGGTCGCGCTGAAATTGGTAAGTTCCTAGGAGCCACTGATAGTGATGGCTTTGCTCTACTCAAACTAGAGCTCTAATTCATAGGAGAAATTTAAAATGAAATTAAAACTCAAAAATACACCAGAGCAAGTTGAACTCATCAAAGCTATGGGTTCCCGTAATGGTACAGAGAGCCGCGAAGCCCTAGAAGCTTTTGCAGCTTTTGTTGGACCAGTCGTACAAAAGGTTCTTAATGAAACCGCTCTATCTTCTGCCCTCTACACTGATATGGCATTTGATGAAGACGACAGTCCTTCTATCCCACTAGATCTATACTACAACGAAGATGCAGGTCTTATCTCCGTATGGAGTCAAAACGTAGCAGGTGGTCTTCCAACTTCTACAGTTGACGTTCCAGTACAAGAGATGAAATTCAGCACCTATCGTCTAGATAGTGCAGTTTCTTTTGCAAAACGTTATGCTCGTAAGAGCCGTCTAGACGTAGTAAGCAAAGCTATCGAGCGCATGACCCAAGAAGTTCTTGTTAAACAAGAGCGTAATGCTTGGGCCGTAGTACTCAAAGCAGTTGCTGAAGCAGCCACAAAGAATGGCAAAGCCGCTTCTGTAGGTTCTACAGGATCTCTTCGTCATGTAGTTCATAGCGCTGGCTCAACAACTGCTGCTGCATTTAATCTAGGAGCTTTAAACACTCTTCTAACACGCATGAAGAGAGTTAGTCAAAGCTTTGCAGGTGGCACAGCTGCTGAAACTCGTGGAGTAACAGATCTTTTTGTTAGTCCAGAAGTTAAGGCTGCTATCAGATCTTTTGCTTATAACCCATTGTTCACAACAACAATCGGCACAGCTCAACAAACTCAACTACCAGAAGCTGTCCGCGAAGAAATCTATCGTGGTTCTGGTACAGAAGAGATCTATGGCATCACAATTACTGAACTATTAGAACTTGGTCTTAACCAAAGATACAATACTCTATTCGGCACAGTATGGAATAATGCTGCTGCTCTAGGTACTGATACTGATGGATTCTATAAGAGTTCATTCACAACTTCTAGTGAAGAGCTTATTATAGCAGTTGACGCTACTCGTGACGCATTTGTACGTCCAGTAGCTCGTCAAGCTGAGAGCGGTGGTCAATTCACTGTTCTACCAGACGATCAATTCTACGCTGCTCGCCAAGACAAGACAGGCTTCTACGGATTCGTAGAAGAAGGTCGCGTTTGCTTGGACGCTCGCGCAGTAGGTGGTATCGTACTAGGCTCAGAGTAATTCTGACTAAGTAAGTTATAGAAACCCCTCAAGGTAACCCCTTGGGGGGTTTTCTTTTTTTGGAAAAAGGTCAGTTTTAATATATAATATAATTAAAGGTAAAATTATGGCTAAAAAGAAATTAAATTTAAATGACATTCATCAAGCTCATGGCAAAGATGAAAGTAGAAATTCAGTTCAAAGTTTAGATCAACTCTGGGGCGATGATGGTATGTCAAAATATAAGACTCTAGATGTTTCAGAATATACTCAGCAACTTGCTGAAATGAATAAGAGTGATCTTCAAAATCATGCTGCAAAATTGGGTCTTGTGCCAATTGATAGTCGTGATCTTCTTGTCAAAAGACTTGTTGCAGAGTTTAAAAAACATGCAACAAAATATCAAAAAGTTCGCAAGCAGGAAACTAAAGACGAGAGCGTAGAAGCTAAAGTTAGAAAATTATTGTCAGATTAATTCTGATTAATTTTATTGCCATGTGTAATTATTACTATGGCAACAAGTTATAATATATCTACGTATCAAGGCGACCTTTTTCAAGCAACTCTATCAGTAAAAGACAGTAATAATACTGCTATTAATTTAAGCGGTTATCAGATAAGAGGCCAAGTAAGAGCTAGTTATGGCTCTACAGGAGTTTTATTGGATTTAAATCCTACGATTACAAGCCATGTTTCTGGAACTATCAATATTAGTTTAGAATCAGAAGTCACAGACTCTTTACCAGTTGGACAATTTGTTTATGATATAGAAAGGTATCCATCTGGTATACCAACAGGAAATAGTATAAAATTAATGCTAGGCAAATTTAATGTTTCACCAGAAGTAACGAGGTAAAGAAAATGGCAGAAATACAAGTTGATGTCACATTACCTAGTGCAACTTCTGTAGATGTAACATCTCCAACACAAGCTCTTGCTGCAAATGTTATAATACCTGGTCCTCAAGGTCCAAGAGGACTACCTTTAAGTTTAAATAATATAACTTCAGATTATATCACCATAACTGGACAAGATGGTAATTATGTTTATACAGGGTTAAATACAATTTATATTTCTGGTAATAGTGGATATTTTCAATCTGCAATCAATACTTTAACAACTAATTTAAATTTGACTGGCGCCAATTTAAATACTTCAATAAATAATTTAAGTGGATTGTTTACTGGATATACTGGTTCTTTAGATGCAACATATGCAACAGACTCTCAATTACAACAAACAGGAAGCTCTCTTGTTAATTCTATAAATTCACTTAGCGGAACGTTAACTTCTACATATGCAACAATTACTAATCTTGCTCTCACAGGCTCTACATTACAAACTCAAATAAATAATCTTGATAATACTTATGCTACTGATATAGCTCTTGCTTCTACTGGAAATACACTACAGACTCAGATTAATAATCTTGGTACGACATATGCAACAGTAACAAATTTAGCTTTAACTGGCTCTACATTAGAGAATAAAATAGGTTCACTAAGTGGAACATTAACTTCTGATTATGCTACTATTATTAATCTTGCAAGCACTGGAACAACATTACAAAACTATATAAATTCACTCAGCGGTAGTTCAGTCTTGTTATACGGAAATCAAACAATAGATGGTACGAAAACTTTTAGAGATAAAGTTTATATTCATGATCTTTATGTTACAGGAACAGAATTCATAGCTAATGTACAAAATAATTTTATTGAGAGTCCATATATTCTTCTTAATCTTACTGGTGGCGCAACAGATGGAGGCATTTTCTTTGTCACTGGTTCTGGACTAACTGGAATAAACGATCTTGGTCCAATCATAGGTTTTGATCATACTGATAAATTTAAATTTGGTATATCCAGCAGAGGATCAGATCTTTCAACATTAAATGATATTGCCGCTTTTCAAGATATTACTGCTTATAGTGGTTTTGTTAATAATAAATATGCCACTATAATAAATTTAGCTAGTACTGGTTCTACTCTACAAAATCAAATAGATAACCTTGGTAATACTTATGCTACTGTAACAAATCTTGCCTCGACTGGTAGTACATTAGAGAGTAAGATAGCTTCCTTAAGTGGTTCAGCAGTTTTACTATATGGAGACCAAACCATATCTGGTGATAAAACTTTTACACAGAATATAAATATATCAGGTACAGGAACATTTAATGCTGTAGATCTTAATAATATAGATCAATTAAGTCTAAGTGGTATAGACATTAGTGTTACGAGTTCAACGGTTAATGTTTATGGTAATATTTTAATCTCTGGTAATCCTGTGCTAACAGGTATACCAGATGCTAATTGGGCAAGTCAAGCTGAAATAAATTCTTTAAGTGGTCAAGTAGTATTTACTACTGGTGATCAAACGATCAATGGTCTAAAAACTTTTACATCGGGCATAGATATTTATAGCGGTACAAATCCTCAATCAATCCGAGTATTTAATCAGACAGGAACTAATACTGGTGAGTTTGGATTATTTGGCTGGCAAAATAATCAATTAGTTATAGGTTCGCAGGCAACTAATTCTGGAATATTAAGAAATATTACAATAACTGGATCAAATATCAACATAACAACAACTGGAGAAGTATATATTGGGGATGGAGCTTTAAGAGTTGGTAAAAATACGGCAGGTGGTACAAATATTATAGCAGCAGGAACAAATGTTTTATCTCTTCAAGGAAATGCAACAAATGGTGGTTATGGAAATGTTGCGATTGGGCCAAATGGAGCAGCTCAATTTTTCGTACCATTATATGGATATCCTCAAGTTAGATCAGATGGTTATTATGCATGGTCAAATAATATTGGAAATGCAGCGTCAACCCCAGATTTATATTTATATCGCGATTCAGCAGGAATTCTTGCTCAACGCAATGGAACTAGTGCTCAACAGTTTAGAGTTTATAATTCAACAGGTACAAATTCTGGAGAGTTTGGTTTAATTGGTTGGATTACAGGTTCTGGATTTTCTCCTTCTTTTATAATTGGCGCTCAAGCTACTAATAGTGGAATATTGAGATCTTTAATAATTACTGGTGATAGCATAAGTTATAGTGGAAAAAGATTAACTATTGCACATGCAAATGCTGGTTTATTCTTTGATGCAACTGGTCCAACAATTCGTGGTAATCATTGGGGCGCAGGAGATGCAGGTTTTGTTACTTATAGAAATGGTCTTGATATGGGTCGAGGAGGAGCAAAATTCCTACGAGTAGATGCTGGTAGTCCAACAGTAATAGTTGGAAATGGTGCAACTAGTTCTTTAGCAGGTATAGGATTTGATGGAACAAACTCTAATTTAGATCTTCCAGATGCATTTATTATACGTGATGCTTCTGGAGTTTTATCATTAAGAAATCCAAGAACAAATCTTGGTAATTCACCTCAACAATTTAGAATTTATAATACAACTGGTACTAATTCTGGTGAATTTGGACTAATTGGATGGCAAAATAATCAACTATTTATTGGAGCCCAAAAACAGATCTCAGGAATACTAAGAGATATCGTTGTATCTGGCGCAAATATAAATCTATATGCTATGGGCGATGGAACAGTCCAAGGTGGACAATTACAAATACCATATAATACAGATTATAATTCACTAACATTTAGAAATATTCAAAGCAATGTAAACTATTTACAATTAAAAAGATATCTAGGATCTACTTCTGGTCCATTATTTACAACTATAGGATTTGCTTCATCAATATCAACAAATAGCGCTTCTACTGCAGATCTTCTTGTAGAAAGAGATGCCGCTGGAATCTTAGCTCAACGTAATGGAACTAGCGCGCAACAATTTAGAATTTATAATATAACTGGCACAAATACTGGTGAATTTGGATTAGTTGGTTGGATTAATTCTGGTTTAGTAATTGGTCCTCAACAAACAAACTCTGGTATTCTTCGTAATTTAACTTTAACTGGTTCTAATATTAATTTATCTGCTACTGGTAATATACTTATTGATAGAAATAGTCAAATTATATTTCCATCTAGATTTGGAGGAATATCTACAAATCCTAATAGATTATATACAGATTCTCCAACAGATACAAATAACAATTATTATTTTTATGGTGGAAATGGAGGAGGAAATTTCGTATTTAATAATTCAGATGGAAATTGGAATTTAGTATTAGCAACAGCTGGAGCCATAGGTTTTACTCAATCAAGTACTGCGCAAAAAGGTTCTTTTTCTCCAGATGTTTTATTATATAGAGATGCCGCAAATACATTAGCTCTTCGTAATGGAACTACCTCTCAACAATTTAGAGCTTATAATACAACTGGCACAAATTCTGGCGAGTTCGGTCTATTTGGTTGGCAAAATAATAATCTAATCATCGGAGCTCAACAATCTCAAAGCGGAACTCTACGAGATGTATTTTTAACTGGTCGAAATGTTAATATCAATGCTTCTGGCGTATTTAATATTTTTGGTAATACTAATATATTAGGAAATCTTAATGTAACAGGAAATATTTTCTTAAGTGGTAATCCTGTACTAACTGGAAGTAATCATACTCATCTTTGGAGTCAATTAACTTATGATAGTCAAATCGGAAGTGCTAACGCTGGATTTGCGGGTAGAACTGCTGGAGGTAATTTAACTTTATACGCAGGAACACAATCAACGGCAGTTCCAAGTTTTTATGGTTGGGACGGATTCTCAAATACATCTTTTACAGCAGCTACAGCAAGAACAAATCTTGGACTAACGAGCACCGCAACTGCTGTAGAAAATACATTCGTAAGAACAACTGGTGATCAAACTATTGGCGGCAATAAAACATTTACTGGTATTACTACATTCTCTGGTCAAGAAATTAATCTTGTAGATACAGCCCTTAATCTTAGTGGCGTTGGAGATATGACATTTTCTGGAACTAATATTAATTTTATAAATTCTCCAGTATTTATAAGTGGAACAAACTTAAGAGTTAGTGGTGATGTATCAGCATATAACGTATATACAACTGGCAAAATTGGAGTAGGAACATCCTCTCCTACAGAAAAATTAGAAGTAGCTGGTAATATTAAATTTGGTGATGTTGCAAATGGTTATTCTGCTAAGTTTATGATGTGGGACCCTGCAAATGCCGTATATAATACTGGGGATTGGTATGATAGCCAACTTACATTAACGGATTCTGCAAATAATAAATCTATAGCATTAAATTTCTATGGAGATACAAACTCTCTAATATCTAACGGTTCAATACTTAGACTTCCTTCTGGTAAAGATGATTTTATCGCAATGGATAGCGAAGTTGTTCATAAAACTGGAAATGAAACTATCTCTGGCATTAAAACTTTCATAGGAAACCATATTATTAGTGGAAATACCACAGTAAGTGGTTCTATTAATATTAGCGGTAATTATGATATATATTCTCAAATAGAAAATGTAAAAAAATTAGCAATTGCCTATGCTATAGCACTATAATATAAAGGACAATAATATGAAAAAACTTATCACAGGATACCAATTTTTAGCAAATAGTAGAATAGTTAATTTTACTGAATATGGACCAACAAATCCAGTAATACTAGATAATCTATTACTAATAACAAATGTTAGCAGAGGACAAATAATATATAACTTTGCAGACACAGCAGCCACAGGATCTGTTAATTCTACTAGCGGTTTTCTTCTTGGATATAATACAACAAGTATGGCGAATGCTGATCGTCTTCAAATATTTTATGATGCTCCAACAGAAGACGTTGATTTTGCTACTGGATATCTTACAGGATATATTACAGGGTCTGGTACAAGTACAGGTTTATATTCTTCTCCAATAAGATTCGATTATCAATCAGTAGGTGGTCGCGCTGTTGATGTTGCTTCTGGTTTTTTTCCTCAATACAATAGAAATGCTCACGCAGTATTAAATATAGATTCTCAAGGCGGTGGTGCATTAACTTTACAAGCAGATCTTGATAAAGATATTGACAGCGTCACAGCGTTTCCTCCTGTTGGTGGTTATGCTAGTAATTATTCTATTCAAACTGGAGTAGGAACAATTATTAGTGGTAATAATAGCCGACTTGCTTGGGGCATAACAAATTACGGTACAGGAAATATTTATCTAAAATTTGGAGCAGGAGCAACAGTAACAACTGGCACAAGTTTTGGCATAACAAATGTGATAACTGGTAGCAGTTTCAATATAATATTAAAAGGTGGCAATACTGAATTTGATAATAATGGTGGTTCATTTTTTGATTTTACTCCAAAATATAATGGACCAGTAAGTGTTGCAGGTTATCCAAATCAAAATATTAAATACATAAGTTGGGAATTAGTATGATAGAGAAAAAAGTAATAATCAACTCACCAATTATATCAGAAGAATTAGCTGAAATTTTAAAACAAGTTAAATTTCTTCATTGGGATGATTCTGGTCACACTATCACAAGACCAGCAGAATTTGGTTATACTATTATGCCAATGCCAATCAAAGATGGTCCAGAACCAGAGAATCCTTCTGCTGAAGATGTTAGACCAGTAATTGGCTGGTGGTTTATTTGTATTGTTCCAGAAGATTTCCTTCCGCCAGAAGGGGTAACATTGGAAAATGTATAAAAGATACTATGATATTGATGTTGATGCAAAAGCTTACGCAAACAATATTGTAAAAGCTGGCGGAAGAATACCGTCTGATATAGGTAGTGTTAGTGATTTTATAAGAAGATTAAAGCAAAACAATCTTTGGGCTTCTTTTGGCGAAGGTTGGTTAATGAGATCAACCCAAAATATTGGAACAGGCACAAGCGTTATACCTTTAAAAGACTACAATAATCGCGCTACAATGATAAGTGGTCCAACATGGAGTCCAGCAGGTATAGTATTTGATGGAGTTGATGATTATATTATATGTAATGCTACAGAAAATTGGAAAAAACTTGTTGCCCAAAAAAGCATAAGTGCATTTTGTGTTGGAACCTGCCCAACTTCTGGGGGGAGAGGCGGAATGTTGCTATGTAGTATTACTCAATATACTTTTCTTTGGCTGACTCCAAGAACAGATTTTGGTGGAGAATTTAGATATGGTTCAAATACTACAGGATCTTACTCGAACACAAGTGATAACACAACTACTGGATTTAATGTGTGGACAAGCACTGGCGGAGTAGGTAAAAGAACAATAGGTTATCGGAATGGCGCATCTATAGCAAGTAATGGTGCAGCATCTGCAGGAGACACAACTATTAGTTACGAACAACTGCCAAACAACAATCAGGGTGGATCTTTAACTATTGGTAGAGCTGCTGGTGGATATCAAGGTACATATTCTCATTGCCTCATCTTTACTGATTATCTTTCATCAACAGATGTAACCACAGTTTATAACATAATTAAAAGCACAATCGGAAAGGGTTTAAATTTACCATGAGATTTTACGATCTTGATATTGATGTTAAAAACTACGCTAAAAGAATAATAGATGGTGGTAATCCAATACCTTCTGATATTGAAGCGGTTAGTGACTTCGTTAAAGGTTTAAAAGCTTATAATATATACTATAGTTTAATTGATGCTTGGTTTTTGCGTAAAGCGCAAAATGCAGGTCAAGGAACAACAGTTTATGGTTTCAAAAAATATAATGGAATAATAGTAAATGGTGGGATTTGGCAATCTGATGGTATAGAATGCGATGTAGCTTTTAGTAGATATATTGATGTTAGATTACAGCCTAATACAGTAAATACAATTTGCGCTTTTTCTGTAGGAAGAAGTTTTGCTCCTATGCCAAATTTTACAAATGGATATCCACATCACTTAGCGTTAAGCTCTACTAGTTATGTAAACGGACAATATGCAATATATTCAAATGGCAATAATGGCAATTCTTGGACAATTGCAGATAGTGCGACTCTTAATATGACTTCTACTTATACTCGTATGCTTAGAGGTTTATTTCAAACTGGCAGACATTCAATTAATATTAATTCTGGAGCTACTGCTACTGTAACTAGTCCCGCTCCCCAAACTCCTTTATTTTATGATAGAATAATCTTTGGTGGAAGATGGTTTAATGCTAATACAATTCAAGCTTCTGGAGGAAGTTTTGGCGTTGGCTTTCATGGTACTCATACTGCTGAATTTCTTTTTGATAGCGAAATAGATAATGTAATCTTCTATAATCTATTTAAATCTACTGTTGGAAGAGGACTTGTTTTACCATGAAGTATTATAAATTAGATAAGGACGTGAAACAATACCTAAAAAGAATGGCCGCAGATGGCATAAAAACTCCAGCAGATATTTATTCTGTGAATGATTTTGTTGTTGGATTAAAGGATTTGAATTTATATAGTGGATTAATTGATTTATGGTTTACAAGAAGTCTTCAAAATGCTGGTGTTTTCACAAAGCTTTACGCATTTAAATCTTCGTATTATGATGCAATTATAACTTCTGATGGATCGCCTACTTGGACGGCAAATGGCATAAGAACTTCTGTTACTGCTGGTTTTTCAGCTCCATCAATTTGGATACCTAATGGTGCAGATTTATTAGCAAGATATCCTGTAACAAGTTTTTGCGTTTTTAATTGCTATAATACTTCTTGGAGTAGCAACTACTATTGGATGTACGGAAATGCTTACAGCAGTCAAACAGACAATCAAAATAATGGCGGATGGTTTAGGGCAGCGGTTGGTGTTGACGTTTTGAATCAAATGCGAGGACAGACTTTAACTAGCGCAACCACATTCTCTCATGGAATTTTTCAGTTAAATGGTAACACAACCATTAATCAAGCTTCTAATAATTCTAGAAATTATAGAAATGGTAGCCTTAGTTCAACGCAAACCGCTTTTGGCCCTATTTTACCACGTCCTACAAACGCAAGCGGAGGAAAATCTTATCAAATTGGTGGATCTTTTGGAACAGTTGCAAATGGTACAATATCTTTCCACTCAGTTTTTGAAAATGATTTCTCGACAACAGATCATCTTAATTTTTATAATCTTTATAAAGTTACAGCAGGTAAAGGATTAGGTTTACCATGAAATACTATCAACTAGATAATGATACAAAAAAATATATAAAGCGCCTCAGTTATAACGGCTATAAAACTCCTGCAGATATTTATTCTATTGATCAGTTTATTAGAGGATTAAAAGATCTTGGAGTATGGGGAAATTTTGTTGACGCTTGGTTTATGAGAAACAATCAAAATGTTGGAACAGGGTCTAGTGTTTTTTCTTTTAGAAATTCAACTTATAATGCAACTCTTGTTAATTCTCCTACTTGGCATTCTAATGGTATTAATTTTACAACATCACAGTACGCATTTAGTCTTATCAATAATTTAGATCAAGATGTAACTTTAGTTTTTGTGGGGGCAGGAAACGGCGGGACAGCAATTGTTTTTGGCCAAATTTTTGGTATTCAAAATAATAATGGAATCATCGGAAATGGAGAAATAAGAATTCAAAATTTTACTGGAAATAGTACTCAAATATCTCTTGCTCATAGAAATTCAGCTCATACCTCAGATCGAAGTTCTGGAACTATAACTAATCCATTTAATAATAGTTTAGGTTATACGATGCTTGCTGGTAGCGCAAAAATTAATACAATATTAAATATAAGAAATTTAAATGCAGGGACTTCTAATTCAAGCACTTCTGCTGGATTAGGCATAGCTACTCTTAATAGAATGCAAGTAAATGGCAGGTTCAATGACGGAAATCCCGTTCAACTTGGCGCCAATATTACATCTTCGCTATGCATGATATTTTCGCCTCAAATAGATTTTGCCACAACTTCTATTTATAATTTATATAAATCTACTGCAGGAAAAGGATTAGGACTAACATGATAACCAACAAAACATATGGAATAGATAATGATGTATTAGCTTATAATGCTAGAATAATTTCGGCTGGCTTTCAAGGATTATCTACTCAGAGTCTTCGCGAAATAAATCAACTTGTAATTGGACTAAAAAAACTAAAAGTCTGGGAATTTCTTGGTGAAGGTTGGCTTTGTAGAAACGTGCATAATGTTGGAAGTGGGGATACATTGTATTCTTTAAAAGGAAATTTTAATGCTACTCTAGTTGGAAGCCCAGATTGGACAACTAAAGGACTAGTCTATCCATCTGGAAATTTAAGATATTCACAGACTTCCTCTTCTTTTATTCCTAATACTGAATTTACATTAATTATGGATTATAAATCTTTAGATTCTGGTCTTACAAGAGTATATTCTGAATTTTCAAGAAATACATTATCAGCAAAAAATTTAGATTTTTATAAGGGAAACGTTGGGACACAATATGTTATAAGAAATGTAACAGATGGTTTAACTAGTACTAGTTTATCTACCACTGGAGATACTGGGATTTTTAGAATTTTAGCTTGGGGATATAATAATGACACTTCTACTGCTAGAGTTATGAGCGAAGATAGGATAACAGATAGCTCTGCTAGTCTTAGCATAAATAATAAAGACACAGGAACATTTAGACCTAGATCAGCTGGTGCATTCGGAAGCACAGGTTCAGATGGAATTCAGTCTTGTTGTTTTTGGTTTAATAAATTACTTTCTCAAACAGAAATGCTTGCGATTAAAAATCTGCTAAGATCAACGGTAGCTCAACAAGGCAGTTTAGAGTTTTAAAAGTGTAATTTCTATATATGTTATTAAATAATCCAATCTTCATTAATCAAACAGATGCAGATAATAGGTACGTTAACACAACTGGCGATACAATTAATGGTAATATAAATGCATTAGGTAATTATTATGTAAAAGTAGCTAGACTCTCAGATCAAACAATACCACAAGATACAGATACAATTATTCAATTTTCTAGAATAACAGATCCTAATAATTGGTATAATACAGGAAGTTATAGAATAAGCCCTACTATATCTGGTAATTATTGCGTCAATCTTATGGTGTCATGGAAGCAGGGGTCAGCTGCTAGAAATATTCAAACTAACGTTCAAATAAGAAAAGCTGGCAATACATTTGCTATTAATCAAACTCCAGTAGAGTCTGGATTAAATTTTTCAGTTTATGCATGTGGTATAACAACTTTAAATGGAACAACTGGAGATTATATTGAGGCGACTGCGTATTCAGCAAATCCAACAAGTCAAAATCTTGTTGGTGAAGCAGTTGGCACTTGGACTAAGATGGAATTATTTAAACTAAATTAACCCCAAATTTGACTATAATATATATTATATAGTGTAATTTAATATACTATGACTACTAAAATTGTGGATATTGCTGATGAGCTATTTCGTGAGCTTGGCGAACCTGATGATATAAGCATACCTTCTATTGCTTTCTGGCTAAGAACCAATATTGGGTCTTTGAATGTGCTTTTAAATAAGCCATATACTATTGATTTATCTACTCTTGAAGTTGAAGATACATCAACAGATCCATTTGGTATAAATGAGAAGACAATTTTTAAGAAATTGTATACAATACATTACTATGACCGTCAATTAAGAAAGACTCTTGTTAGTGTTTCATTAGATAGTGTCGTTAGTATTTCAGACGAAGGTAGTTCTGTTACCAAAGTAAATAAGAATGAATTAAGTAAAACATTTTCTAGCATCAAAAAACAAGAGATGGCCGAACTCTCTGATATGCTTAAAGCTTATTCAATTAACGAGATCACTCCATTACAGGTCGCAGGAGACGACACAATTCCTGGTCTTTCTACAGAAGGAGATCAGTCAATCAATATTTACAATAGGTCAAGATAATGCCAAGTCTACTTTCAGATGTAGAAATCTCAAATGCGACAGGAGTCATGGGTGACCTTTTCGACACTTTTTCTCGTCCAATAGTAATTTATAAAGAGCCAAAAAAAATCATTAATCAAGTATCTACAAATAGTCTTCCTGGATATGGTGAAGCCGCAATTAAAACTAATATAACCTATATTCCTGTCAGCGGAACTTTCGAAGCTAAAGTAAAATATAATCCAAAGCAAGAACTTGAATTATTACCAGAATTGAAGAGTAGAGTTAGTAAAGGTATTGTAAAAATTAGAGTAGAACGACCTGCTAGAGATTTTATAGTTCAAAATGGTAAAACTGAAAAGATAATGATAGATAATAAACCTTTTAATGTTATTACTGATGATACAATGAAAAGATTTCTTACATCAGAATATTTTGTATTTTTCCTTGAGGCTGCCTCATAATGAAAGTTAAAATAAATCAAGCCAAAATTAATCAAGCTCTATTAAAAAATCCTAAGATGATTAAATTTATTAGAGATGAGATTTACAGTTTAGCAGAGGAATATGCTGAGAAAAATAAACAAGAAATGCTTAATGAATTTGATAATCATCCAGTAACAAAAGAGATTGAAAACGGACCAGACGCTTCAAATATATCAAATACTCTTGCAGGAGATGGTAATCTTTTTAGTTATATTGGATTTAATGAAGGAGATAATCCTACAGAAGTTGTTAGAGATATTTTGAATAATTCTGTTAAAGTTGATAGCCGCGCAAAAATTAGTGCTGATTCAAAAGGTTTAAAAATTAATTTCCCTATATCTGCTCCAACGCTTTCTGAAATAGAATCTCAAACTCCTATGCCTTTTGAGGGCGGAAGAAGTTGGGTTCGTGGAATAGAAAAAGGTATTTCTGGATTTAGTAACTATATATTTAGAAAGTTTATACAAGGTAGCAGATCTGGGACTGGAATACAAACAGAATCAGAAGTACGTACAGGCTCTTTCAAGCCAACCTCATATATGAAACAAATTTTAAATAAATTTTATTTAAAAATTAATGCTAAAATTAACGCATGAAACCACAATTTGAAAATATATTAATGAGTAGTATGATACTTTGGTTTGACCATACTTTGGTAACAAAAGGCGAAGCATTTTCTAATCATGTTAGTGAATTCTATCCTATTACAAATATCTATAATGGATATTATAGTTATGGAGCCCCATTTAGAAATCTAATTAGAGACGAATCTATAACTGGAGCTAATATTATTAGTGGAGTTTATTTAAATAATACATTTATTACAACTGGAGTAAGTGGACTTGTAGCTATAAATGCAGATCAGGGTCAATTATATTTTAATGTAGATCAATCATCTCATACGATAAGTGGTAATTATGCCGTTAAAGATTATGGCATATATTTAACCAATGAAAATGAAGAAAAGATATTATTTGAAACAAAATTTAATTTAAATCCAAAAACAATAGAGAATCCTACAGGATTGCCTATAAATGCTCAAACTTATCCAGCAATATATCTCAAAAATAATGGTGGTAATAATGATCCCTTAGCATTTGGAGGTCTGGACACAACCAATATTAATGTACGAGCTATAGTTATATCAGACTCTATATTTAGTATGGATGCTGTTACAAGCATATTTAAAGACGTAGTAAGAACATATGTGCCTATTGTTCAACCAGAGGAGATGCCATTCAACAGCTTAAATGGGTTAAAATCTGGCTATAATTATAATATTTTAACTAGTGGCAGAGCAGGTTCTACTAATAGTGCTTATATAAAAAATGTATATGTTAGCAAAAATGTAGTTAATAGGAGTCAATATCAGGATCTTAACCCAGAGGCTATATCCTCATTTATTGATTTTGAGCTTGAAGTATATAGATATCCAAGATCTAGTTAAAAAATATACCAGAAAAAGAATAAAAACAGGTGTAATAAAGGTAAATATAGGAGAATTTTAATATGGCAAGAAATAGAGTAATTTATCAATCCGAAGCCCTTTACGCAGGACCAAGTCCAGCAACAGGCAATCACTTTTCCGCAGGAAATGTTGGCACAAATAATGTTAATCAATTACAACGTGTACAAACCTGCAATTATAGTTTCAACATTGCTCGCACAGATGTTAATCAATTTGGTGAGCTAGCAGCTATTGATCGAGTAATTCTAGAATCACCAACCGTTTCTCTAGACTTTAGTTATATCCTAGGCAGTCTTGTAAACGAAGACGTTCTAGGTTTTGCACCTCTTGATTCATTTGATGTAACATGTATTTCTGGAATTTTGAATAAAACTCAAGACGAAAGAAATTATTTTATTCGTACAACCGCAGAGGGTGCAGATGCTAAAGGCGTAGGTAGTGGCGTAGCAAATCAAAATGTTATCGGTATCGGAAATGGATTTATCACATCTTATTCTACTGAAGCTTCTGTTGGTAATTTCCCAACAGTAACAGTTAATGTAGAGGGATTAAACATGCAGTTCGATGCTGGAGTTACTGGAAATCATATCCCAGCAGTTATCCCTACAGATGGAAGTAAAATAACAGGCAAGCTATATGCACTTCCAAATTATGTAAGTGATATTGGAAGTACCACTGTTGGTGCATTAAGTGCTCTTCGCCCAGGCGATATTACCTTTGATCTTGGTCAAGTTCAAGGTGGAGTTACTATTGCTGATGCAAAAATCCAAAGCTATACACTTAGCTTTGATCTTGCTCGTGAACCACTCCAAAAATTAGGCAGTAAATTCGCATTTGCAAGAGAAATTACATTCCCAGTTACAGTAAATCTAAGCATTGATGCTCAAGTTGGTGATCTAACAACTGGAAGTTTGGCCGATATTATCACTAATGATCTAGATTATGATTTACAAATCAATCTTAAACATCCAGTATCTGGCACAAATCAAGTATCCTATAGACTAGAAAAAGCTAAATTAGACAGCCAAGAATTCTCTAGTTCTATCGGTGCTAATAAGTCTGTAACTCTAAACTTCTCCTCACAAATTGGTGGTCCTGGTCAAACTGATCGTGGACTCTTCATGAGTGGAGTTAAAGATTAATTAATAAATAATATTAATAATAAAGTACCCCGCTAGGTTAAACTTAGCGGGGTATTTTTTTGGTGTAATACATTGTAAGGTAAAAGGTAAAATTTATGGAAAAAGGTGATCCTAAAATCAAGGAATATGTGCTATTCCAATTTCGTAGAAAAATAACTAATTTATACAAACAATTCTTATTTATTCTTGAAGATGTAAGTAATTCTAAATATAATATATCTGATGAATCTTATCAGAAATATCGCAAACGCATACTTGATGCAGGAAACGATACTATTCGTGAACTAGAGGAAGATTTAGCCAAACTTGAATTAAAATTAAAAGAATGAAAAAACTTTACTTTAAATACTCAGAAGAGTCTATCATAAAGAATAATCTTGAATTACAATCTATTCAAAGATCTTTAAAAGATTATGGAGTATTAAAGCCAACGTTTGAGGTCGTCACAAGTTCTAATTTTTTAACTAAAAATTATGATAACTGGACAAAGGAAAAACAAAATAATTTTATCTTTCTTTTGGGTGGAAGAGTTCATCTAAAGAAAGTAAAAAAGTATATAGAATCAATTGAAAGGAACAAGGAATAATGAAAAAACTATTTGAATTTATGGTACCAAAAGAGGTTGAAGTCGAAGAAGTAGAGGCTTCAAAAAATGAAAAAGGTGAAGAAATTAAAGTAACCAAAAAGGTCTCCAAAAGAGAACAAACAAAGGTATTTCTTCGTAAACCAACTCGCGCACTTTTCGATGAAGCAGAGTTGTTCTATGGTGTTCGTTTATCAGAAGGCATTAAAGCTGGTCTCTTAACCCGCGCTCTTCTTGCTAAAAGATTCACTAATGATGGTGGAGTACTTAGCGAAGAGGAAAAGAATCTTTATGCTAATCTTTATGTAGCACTTTTTGAAAAACAAAATGAATTTCAAAAGTTGAGTATTAAAGATGAATCAGAGAGAACAGATAACGAGAAGAGTAGATATAGAGAAGTTATTGCAGAACTCGCAGAACTAAGAACTCAGATTCAAGATTTTGAAACAGCTCAAGCTAGTTTGTTTGATCAAACAGCAGAGAACCGCGCAAGAAATAAAACAATCTTGTGGTGGGTACTTCAGCTATCTTATATCGTTGATGATAAAGGTAATGAAACTCCATTCTTTGGTGGAGGTGATTTTGAAAGTAAATTAAGAATCTACGACACCATGGAAGAGAATGGTACAGAATTTGAAAATCTTGTGTGCCGTAAACTTGCTTATTTTGTTAGCTTCTGGTATGTTGGCAGAGCATCTTCTCAGGAAGAATTCGAAAGACTTGCTGCAATATCTTCTGAAGAAAGTACTGTTGAAAAAGTACTAAAAGAGAATCCAGCAGAAGCAAAACAAGAAAAATAAAATGAATGACGGATACAAGTTTAAAAATTGTATTCTCTGAGATAATAAAAGGATATTCCAAAAAGAATATCGAAGGATTCGGCACTTTATTTTTCAAACATATTAATAATCAAGATTCTGCTGATATAGACATATATAATCAGCAATTTGTTGAAAAAGCTAAAAAGATGGGCTTGCCAACAGAGAAAGATCAAGAAACATATCTTCTTAAAGAAGGCTTATGGGAAGAGTCTAAAAATAAAAGAATCAAAGAATTAGAGAATTTTATTATTAATCTAAGAACCACTAAATCTAAACTATATTTACAAGCCCAAATAGAGCAGATCAATAAAGAGATAGAGACAAATCAAAAAGAGCTATCTAAATTAAAATTAGATAAAAAAGAATTAATTGGCTTCACAGTAGAAGATTATTCATTTAAGAAGATCAATGAGTATTATATGTTTGTTTCTTTATATAAGGATGAGAGCCTAAAAACTAGATTCTTTAATATTGATGATTATGAAGAGCTTGATAATAAAGAGATAATGAATCTTATTAGAGAATATAATGAAGTCAACATTAAATTTAATGAAAAGAATTTAAAAAAGATAAGTCTTTCTAGTTATTTCTCTAATGTATTTTATTTAGCAAAAGATGATCCTTTTGTTTTTTATGGGAAACCCCTTGTTGAATTAAGTTTCTATCAAATAGAATTATTTAGTTATGCTAAATACTTCAAAGGTATTATATCTCAAGCCAAGAGTCGTCCATCTGAATATGTAATGTCTGATCCAGACCGACTTATAGAATGGTTTGAAGGAACTAAAAATGCTGAAGAAGTATTAAATAAAAATAGTAAAGTTACTCAAAAGGATAATGTGGCGACATCTATTGTAGGAGCCACATCAGAAGACTTGAAAAGATTAGGATTAAAAGAAGAGGATGATCCTAATACTATAGATTTAAATAAAGAAGCGGCCAAAAAGGGCGGTAAATTAAGCATGCAAGATCTTATCAAATTGCATGGTTTATAAGAGAAATATTATATATACAACCGTAATATTTTTCCAATAAATGTGTAATTTATTATAGGAAAAAGGCATTATGGCTGGAAATATAGGAGATTTACAGTTTAATTTAACAGCAAATACATCCCAATTAGAAAGGGATGTAGCAGCAGCTTTAAGAAGACTAGAGAGTAAAGGATTTAATCTTGGTGCTGGAATTAATGCTAGAGCATTTACTCAGCCTCTTGGTAGAATTACTGGCGCTGCAAACGAGTTCCAAAAATCATTAGACGCTTCTAATGCTCGTGTTATTGCATTCGGTGCCTCTGCAGGAGCAATCTATAATGTCCAAAGAGCATTTACAGCATTAATTGGTAGTACCATTGAGGTTCAAAAATCTTTAACAGATATTAATGTCATTTTAAATGCTAGCTCCAAAACTCTTGGTCAATTTGGTGATCAATTATTTGAAATAGCAAGAAATAGTGGTCAAGCATTTTCTACTGTCGCTACTGCTGCTGGAGAGCTTGCTCGTCAAGGTTTAACAATAGAACAAACATTAAAAAGAACAAGTGACGCTCTTATATTGGCTCGTCTTTCTGGATTAGATGCAGCTTCTAGCGTAGAAGCTTTAACAGCTTCGATTAATTCATTTAATCAATCCGCACTTGATTCAACTCAAATTGTTAATAAATTAGCGAGTGTTGACGCTGCATTTGCAGTTAGTTCATCGGATCTTGCTGAAGCCTTAAAACGAGTTGGTAGTTCTGCTCAAGATGTTGGCGTTAGTTTTGATGAATTGTTAGCTATTGTTGCAAGCGTTAATCAAACTACAGCCCGAGGTGGAGCCGTTATTGGAAACTCATTAAAAACAATTTTCACTCGAATTCAAAGAACAGATGTTCTCGATCAGTTAGAATCTTTAGGAGTTGCTGTTAGAGATTTAGAAGGAAATACAGCTCCAGCGATTCAAGTTTTAACTGGTCTAGCTTCAAAATTTGATCAATTAGGAAGCGCACAAAAAGCACAAGTTGCAGAACTTGTCGGCGGCGTTTTCCAGATTAACGTATTAAAAGCCGCTTTAGGAGATTTGAGTCGAGAATATTCAGTCTTTGGTAACGCTTTAAAAGTTTCAACAAATGCAAGCGACGAAGCTATAAGAAGAAATGAAGAACTTAATAAAACATTATCTGCATTATTAAATAGAACTGTAGCAAATCTAACAAAGGTCGGTAGTGAAATTGGCGGTTTAACTTTTGCTCCAGCTATTGAAAAAGTATTAAATGGATTAAATACAGCTCTTGAAGGTTTTGATGTAAAAGGAGATAGCATAGGAAGTAAAATAGGAAAAGGAATCTTTGAAGGCATTGGGAGCTTTGTATCTGGTCCTGGACTTGCACTATTGATTGGCGTTTTCTTAAAAATATTTGGTAATCTAGCTAAATTTACAGGTGACGCTGCAAGAACTATTCTTGGATTAAATAAAGAAGCTCAAGCACAAGCTCAAATACAAGAAAGAATTAATAATATTCTTGCTCAAAATCCACAACTTGTACAAAATATTTTAAATAAACAAACAACACTCTTGCAAGTAGAAAGAGACATCTTAACAGTTATCCAAGCTCAATCTCAAGCTAGACAGCAAAGCGCTGCAGTTGCAACAAATATTAGCCGAGGTTTAATATCAAAAGGCGTAACAGTACAAGGTGGAGCAATTACCGCTAGAACAAAAAGTCAAGGATTTATTCCTAATTTTAGTGCTAATAGAGAGATTATGGGTGCTATTTCTGGTGGATATATGCCTGGTCAAGTTCGTTCTATGAATATTCCTAACTATGGAAGAATAACTTACAACACAGCAGAAGAAGTTAAAAGATTTCCAGGATTATCTCAACCAGGAATTATGCCACCAGAAGGAAGTGAAGCAGGAAAAAATTATAAACAAAAATTTAAAAATAAATATGGAATTGATCCTTATGCAAGTAAAGGATTTGTTCCTAATTTTTTAAGTGCAGCACAAATTGCAGCAAGATTAAGGCGAAACGAAATGACTCAAGAAGAGGCTACAAGACTTGGTTATAAATCTACGAAACAAAAACAAGCTGAAAGAACAACGCCTTCTGGAATTCCTGTTTCATCTCTTTCTCCTCTTTTAGCTCTAAGATCTACTGGTGGAAAACAAGGGTATACTTTTAAACCAAAAGATGGACCACAAGTAAATGTCACTTTTCCAGTTATACCATTTGATCAGCAATCTACTGGATTTAAACTTTCAGATTTACGAACAAATCTAGATAAAGTAATAGATAAATCTATCTCTGATTTTGCCACAAGTATATACAAAAGTAGAGAATTAACACCACCAATTGATCTTCCTTCAACTATTGAGCAAGCCAGAAAACAAGCAGATGGTTTATCTGGTTCCATAGAGGGAACAATTGGTGGAATTTTTGAATCCGCATTTCGTGCTGCATTTGGTCGTAGCGTAAAAGCAACAAAAGGTGGAGCTAATTTTGATGTAGCTAAAATACCAAAAGATCTTGGTATATTTTTCCCAGGAGCTGTTACTGGTATTCCTGGAGATTTTAAAAGTTCTGATAGTGATGAAAATCGTAGAAGTATGGCTTTAAAAGTATTAAGTAATCAGCAGCCAGCTTTATATAGTTTACTTACTAAAAGGACAGCCTCTCAAGGTTTTATTCCTAATTTTTCTCCTTTAGAAAAAGCTTTTAGCACAGAGAAAAGTCTTGGCGGAAAGCCAACTCTTGATTATAAAGAAGGCCTTGGTCTTTATGTTAGAGATGGTAAGACTCAACCTAACTTTGCAGCAGTAATGCGCGATCATCCAGAAGGCATGCAAAGAGCGATTAAGAATTCTAAAATGATGCAAGGTATGTATGGTTCAGGAGGATTTATACCAAATTTCCAAGCTTTAGATCCAATGAGTATTTTCTTTCTTGCTCAAAGTTTCTTAGGAGGTGGCGGTAGAGACGCAGGAGAAGCAGAACAAATAAAATTAGAACAGAAAAGATATAGGGATCTTCTTAAAGAAAGAAATCTTAATTTGAGAGTGCTGAAAGAACTTGAGAATGCAGCCGTTAGAGATGAAAAAGCTATCAGTTATGCAAGGCAAGAATATAATACATCTTTATCTAATTTAGCTCAATATCAAAAACAAGCAAGACTAGAGGGACCAATCTTTACTGGAAGAGGTGCAACACAAGCTCAAAGAGCAGCTGATTTTGCAAGAAGAGGTGGAGTAGGTGGAGCTTTTGGTAGATTTGGCGCAAGATATGGTTCTGGTATTGCGCTTGCAGCACCACTTGCTACAGGTGTAGCTTCTCAATTTGTAGGAGATGATGTTACAAGAGTCGGCAGAGCACAGAAAGCAGGTGTTACAGGACTTGGAACAGTAGCTTCTTTCGCTGGATTAGGAGCATTAGTTGGTGGCCCAATTGGAGCGGGTGTGGGAGCTACTGTCGGTGCAGGTATAGCTATATATGATGTATTTAAACAACTCAAAGATATAATGCCAGAAGTTGCAAAAGAAATAGAAGATGCAAATGAAAGATTTAATAATCTTAGCGCTGGAGCACAAGCATTAAATACATCTCTTGAGACGTTAAGGACAGTACAAGAAAGAAGCGATATTTCAGCAGAAACTCGTGCAAAATTAGTAGTTAAAGCAAATGAAGATTTTGCAAATGGACTAAATCAAATTGCTCTTGCCTCAAAACCTGCTGCAGATGAAATTTTAAAATTATATCAAACTCTTGGGGATACTCCAGATCTTAGAGAAAGAATTAATTTAGAGTTAGCAAAATCTAGAGATATTTTAGATGTTTCTCAAAGTAAAGGTGGATTCATTAAAAGCTCTAAAGATCTAGAAGGTTTACTCGATAGATTTGGTCCAGGATTCTTAACAGGCACAAAAGGTGTTTCAGATTTAAATGCAGAAGAATTAACAAGATATAGAGGTTTAATAGGTCAACAAGCTCAATCTCTTTCAAAATATTTTGAAGGTATTACTGGTCGTGAACTAGATGTAAAAGGAATAGAAGATCTTAAAAGAATATATCAAGAAAGTAGCGGAAACCTTGATAAAATTAAACAAGGACTCTTAGGTTTAGATATACCAGCTAGCCAAGCAGAAGCTATTATTGCTCTTTTAGGAGAAGGAAAAGGTGATCTTTCTCCAGTATTTGATGCGATGTTAGAGATAGAGAAACGCATGCAAGCAATTAGAGATGCTCAAGCAAATATGCAAACTGAAATAGCAAGAGGAGCAAGACCAATTACAAATATAGCAGAATTACAACAAGCATTTCAAAGACCAGGCGGAATAACATCTACAGCTTTAGGAAGAATAGATTATAGGCAATTAAATGAAGGATTAGGAATAGAAAGAAATAAAGCGTTTACTCAAGATGCTATTAGTCAATTTACGACGCTAAGTAATGAAGTTGGAAATACTTCCAAAGGTATTGAATTAATGAAAGGCTTTGTGGAGGAAGCGGCAAAAGCCCAGAAAGAATATAATGATGGAGTTATAACATTAACTCAAGCAAGCGAAAAATTAAAATATACTTTTGATAAAATCATGTTCTCTCAAAATGAATCAAGAATGTTTAGTGATGAAAGAGCACAAGCAGCTATGGATCTTAGACGTTCTGCTTTAAGACAAGGTAATTTTGCAGAAGGTTTTGCACCTGCCGCTTCATTCTTTGATAAATTTGGTGATAATGCAATTACAACAGCAGATAAAATTAATCAATCTTTTGCTAATCTTGCTGAAAATATGCAAACAGGATTTGAAGATGCATTTGGTGCATTTATAGATGGTACAAAAAGTGCAGAAGATGCATTTAGAGATTTTGCATTAAATTTAGCTCAACAAACTATTAAAGAACAATTTAGTATTGGTTTAAGAAGTTTATTAGGTAATTTAACAGGAGGTGGTGGAGCTGCTACAGGTATTGGTGGAGGTGGTGGAATAGGTGGATTTTTGAATAATATTTTTGGAGGCGGCGGAGGAGGTGGAGGTGGTCTATTTGGTTTTGCAAGTGGTGGTAGAGTAAGAAAATATAGTGGTGGTGGCTATGTTGATGGTGGAAGTGGAGTAAGAGATGATGTTCCTGCAATGCTAACAGATGGTGAATATGTATTAAGAAAAAGCGCAGTTAATAGATATGGTCTTGGTATGTTAAATATGTTAAATGGTGGCGGAAGAGTAAGAGGATTTGCGACAGGAGGATCAGTTAGTGCTTTATTACAAAATGCTTATGATTTTTATGGTGTTGCAGGAGAAAGATTAACAACCCAATATACTCCAGAAGCTTTTGCAACTACGGTAACTGGACCAGAACAATTAGGAAATGTACCAGCCCTAACTGGAAGATTCAACATCTCAGATCTTTTAAGTTCTCGTGCAATGGTAAATGAAGATAATCCAATGGTAGCATTAAGAAACGAAAGGTTTCTTGGAATGCAAAATTATCAACAACAAGTAGCTAATTTTAAAACAGGCTATAATGAACAAATGCGTCAAGTTGAAGAAGCTAGAAGAAGAGCTCAAGAAGAAGCAGATAGAATTAATTCAGAAAGAATGGCGGCTTACAATAGACAAAGAACAGGAACTTTAATTGGTGGTTTACTTAATGTAGGTTTACAAGCTTTTGGTGGACTCTCTTCTTTAGGTGGTGGACTAGGTGGACTTGGCGGTGGTGGAGGTGGTGGATTAAATATTGGAGGTTTATTTCAAGATATCGCTGGAAGAGCTATTGGCTTCGTACAGAATGCTATTACTGGAGGTGGTGGAATGTCTGGAGGAACTGTAGGAGGTATTTCACCTGAACAACAAAAATATATGTCAGAACAGATTCGTCAAGGTCAAAGAGCTGGATATCAAGATCCATTTAGGCAACAAGCTCAATTATTTCCTCAATTTGGAGGAGCAGGAGGATATGGTGGCGGATTTGGCGGAAGTATGTTTGCTCAACCATCTTCTAGTTTTGGAGGATTTCAATATAATGTAGGATTAGGTACACCAGCAGGATTTCAAACTCAGTTTCAAAGTCCATTAGATTTCTATAGAACAAATTTTGCTAATCCTGTTGCACCATTAACATATGGTCGTGGTAATCTTATTATCGCTACAAATCCTTATGATCGCACAGGACAATTTTATGCTAAAGGTGGATTAGTTAAAGGATATCAAACTGGTGGCAAAGTTGAATCATTTGTAAATAGATATTATCCTTACGCTGTTCAAGCCGCTCAAAGATTAGGAACATCTCCAGAAGCTTTATTAGCTCAATTAGCTCTTGAGAGTGGATATGGAACTTCTAAATTATCAGCATCAAATAATCTAGGAGGATTAACTGCTGGTCGTGGATATAAGGGAAGCACAGTTGCTTTACCAGCAAATAGATTTGATAAAAATGTTGGAATATATGGTAATAGAACATATAGATCTTATGCTAGTACTCAAGAGTTTTTTGATGATTATGTTGCATTTTTATCCAAAGATAGGTACAAAGGAACATTAGGAATTACTGATCCTGGAGCTAGAGCATCAGCGTTAATGAGAGCAGGATATGTTGCTGGAGATCCTAATTATGCTGCAAAAATACAAAGAATTGCTGGAAGATTGCAGCCTGTAATTTCACAGAATGTATTAGGTGGCTCCACAATGATTGCAGATTATAGAAATATACAGAATCAATTAGATCGCGCTGTTAAATATGCATCTAATGTGGGTCGTAGCAATTTAATGTCAACAGAAGTTGATCCAGAAGGAGCTTTTATAACTCGTGGCGCAAACATTTCTCAAAGAGCTCCACAGCAAATGGCAGGATTTTCATTTAGATTGCCTCAAATGTTTGGTACTTTAGATACACCAGTAAGAAATCCATTTGCAGAGGCTAATGCTCCATTTTTTAGACCTTCTGGCGCTCCATTAAAAGGTCCAGTTAGTACTAGAGGCTATAGTGGACCTTACGTTGGTCCTGGTCGTGGAGGATATCCATCCTATGAAGCTATTAAGGCTAGAGTTCAAAGTGGTCAAGGCGCTGGTGGAGCAGGTTCTTTGTTTCCAGATTATAATAAAGCTGCTTTAGATTATTGGTCAAATCAAATTTTTGGTGGTGCAGGATTAGCTGCTGGTCGTTTAGGTGGAACAACTCCAAGTCTTTATCAAGATGTAGGAAGTCTTTTAGACACAAGAGATCGTGGAAATTATGCAAGAGTAGCATCAAGATTTGCTCCATTCTATGGTGGCACAGCACAGAATAGATTCTTGTATCAACCATCTCCATCAAATTTTGGTCAAACAGGATTTAACAATTATTTAAAATATATTGGTTTAAATCCATTAACAACAAGTTTAGATTCATTAGCTTCTTATCGTGCCCCAATGACTCCTGGAATGTATAGTCCATATGCATTTGCAAGTAGTTATTTTGGTGGTTTTGGTGGATCAGGTTATCAATCAGGCTTCAGTTCCACAGGAAATGTATTTAGTAATTATTTCTCAACAGGTAGTAGATTAGGTATAACACCAAGTTGGCAAGCAAGAGCAACTGGTGGACCAATATATGGTGGCTCTTCATACAGAGACGATGTACCAGCTATGCTTATGGGTGGAGAATATGTTATTCGTAAAGATGTTGTTGATAGAATGGGCCAACCATTTTTTGATAGATTAAATCGTGGTCAAATGAATTTTGCAGAAGGTGGCCCAGTAGGTACTGGCTTACCTTCAATAGGAGTTGGCGGAGAAGGCAACGGACAACAAGATAATTCAAGAGTTCAATTTATTGAAGCTTTAACAAAACTTTTAAGATCGCTCGATCAACTAAACAAAACAGTAGAAGAGCAAACTCGTCAACAGAGAGATACAAAAGAATCTCAAGTTACCTCAACAGAAACAGAAACTAGTGGCGGTGGAGTAACTAATAATATTACTATTAGTGTCAATGTTGATCAAAATGGTAAAACAACTGATACACAGAAACAAGAGAATCAAGACAGCAGCGGAAACGATATGAATGATCAAGAGAAGTTTAAGAAGACTCTTGAAAGATCCAGAATGCTTTCTGAAATGTTAAGACAACAAGTATTAAAGGTTATTGTAGAAGAACAGCGTCCAGGTGGAGTATTATATCAAGGCTCTAAGGGACGCGATATGGGTCGCTAAGTTATATATTGATTTAAATGTGACATTAAACCACTAACTCTAAGATTTAATTTATTTAGATCTATGCCTGATCCTACTGAATAAAAACTAATACGAGCATTTGTATTTGCAGCATTACCAGCCGTAAGTGAATTTATTTTAAATATTGTATCATTAATTCCTAGTCTTGGATCAGCTGAGATAGATGAACTAATTGTTCCAGTAAAACCTGTTCCTAATATAAAGCTTAAATTAGTGCTATTACTTCTAGAAACGCCATAGAAACCAGTTATCCTATCTATAGCTATTGAAGTTCTAGAACCACCTCCATTATTATCAAAAAAGAGTCCATTATTAAAAAATCTATAATCTAAAGATATACCTGCTCCTGTTACTGGAAATGAGTTTGCTCCGAAAAAACTATGTTGACTTAGATTTCCAGATGGAGCTTCTGTAATAAATATAGAAATATGTTTACTATCTGCTGGATCTTGATTGCTAGCTCTATTAGTATTTAACCATCTGGATGGACTAGATCCTCCACTACCTTTAATTCCACTTTTACGTAAGTATGAAGATGGAGCAAAAATATTTCCAGCTTCTCCATCTCTGAATGGAGCGGGTCCTTTAAGAGGGACTAAAGCTCCAGTTATTGATCTTGCTGCGCCTAAAATACAACAACTTTTTATTGAACTCCAAATACCATCCGCTTTGCATCCTGTTACAAAAGATGTAATACCTGAGATAACGCTACTTTCTAAAGTTTGACCATCAGCGAGTTCTACAGCTGATACGTAATTTGTAATAGTATTATCTGGAGTTATTGTTAAATAACCAGTTCTATAATCAAAATTATAATTAATTCCAGAGCCACCGCTAGCTAAAATAGGATATGTGCCAGTTGGTGAATCAATTGTGGCTGTAGTATAACCAATGGGTAATGTTGTAATATTTCCACTATTTTGGCCATAAACGAATCCGCTAATATTGACAGTAAAGCTAGGTAAACTATCTCCACTAATCATTGTTTGATTATTAGGTAAGACAACTAAAATCTTCTTATTAATATCAAAATTCTTAAAACCAGTATTATAATATACACCACTAAAACCCGACCAATTTATACCTACATTTCCAACACCAGTAATATATCCACTATATCCAATTATATATAATATATTATTATTGGTAGAGCTAAAATAGCCAGTAGTCATATTGTTTGTGTATGAGAAAAGATTAATCGCCATAAGTTATCGCTCCTGTTAAGTTAAAATAAATACCAGTATCTATTTCTAAGATAGTTAAATATCCAGTTTTATAATCAAAATTATAGTTAACGCCTGATCCTCCACTGCCTATTATATTATATATGCCTCCACTAGAATTTATATTTGCGACTGTATAACCTGTTGGTAATGTTACAAGATTTCCGCTATTCTGATTGTAAACAAATCCACTAATATTAACAGTAAATGGAGGATTATTATCGCCACTAATTCTTAATTTATTATCTGGAGTTACTGTTAAAGTTTTTGAATTTATAGTTAAAATAGCTGTTCCTGTTCCATATCTAACAAAATTACTACTATAACCTGTCCAATTAATATTAACATTGCCTACGCCAGTTATGTATCCAATAGAACCGTTAATTACTAATATGTTTGTATTTGTAGAAGCAAAATTAATACTTCCATCTATGTTCGTGTCTATATATGATAAAAGATTAATCGCCATAAGTGATAACTCCTGTAAATGTTAGATAAAATGCAGGATCAAATCCAGTCGTTTCATTTATGGTTAAGAATCCTGTTTTATAATTAAATTTATAATTAATTCCAGAACCACCACTAGCTAAAATAGGATATATACCAGAAGGAGAATTTGTATCTGCAATTGTGTAGCCAGTAGGTAGTGATATAAGATCTCCACTATTCTGGTTGTAAACAAATCCGCTAATGTTAACACTTAAAGATGGAATATTTTGTCCAGTAATTATTGTTTTATTATCGGGAATTACTGTTAATGTTTTCTTTTCGATCGTGATAGTTTTTGCTAATCCAGTATATCCACTAGTAGTAGTTATTGAAATCCCAGACCAATTAATATTAGTTGTGCCAAGTCCTGTGATTATTCCAGTATTATTATTCATTACTATAACTGATGAATTTGTGGAAGTGTAAGTAAAATTATTTAAATTCTGTGAGCTACTTGGAGATAGAATTATATTTGAATCTCCATATATATTAGTCTGTATATATGGACTAAAGTCAGCATAAGTATTTTCTCTAAATATTAAAACTTGTTCTATAGAGTCTCCACTTTGATCTATAATGAGCACTTTAAATCCAAAAGTTTTACTTTCATTAATCCATTTTTTATAATCTTGTAGAAAGTCTTGATATTGATTCTCTCCACCTTGAGAATATATAAAGTCTGGAATAGATAGTATAGTTGGACTAAGCTTCCTTATAGAAGAAAACTCTTGAGAAGAGATAACATCAGAGCTTGTCCATGATATATTATTAGTATCATTTATCTCTTTTGCATATATTATAACCTTGCGAAGTGTTACGTTATGCTCTGGACAGAATGCTAAAACTAGATTTAAAGTTTCATTTTGATTTACTGGCCTTGTATATGAAAATTCATATGGAGTAGAGTTATAGTCTACGGCTTTATAATTCCAGATTAAAGATCCTAAAACTTTATTTTGACACTCATATATTTTACCATAAGGATAATTAGATGAAGTTTGTTTAGCGTCATATTTACTTAATATATAGAATTGTTTATTTTGAGCTCTGTCCTCTACAATACTAGCTAGATCTGCACAGCATCCTTTTAAGCAATCCGTTGAATTATCAATAATGACATAAGGACAAGATTTAACTAAACTAAATCTATTCTGAATTGGATCTGTTGCCAATAAATAAAAATCACCAAAGAATGGAACATCTTGAGCATCTTGCACGATTTTAAATCTAGTTGGATATATTAAGAAAGATATCATCTTTTTAGAATCTATAATATTTTTTGCGTCTATTTTTGTTCCAAATAGAATAGGATCATCATTAATACCGCAAGAAGAAACAAATTTGGCGACAAAATAATGATAATTGACACCATTAATTTTCTTTATTCCTTTTTCTAGTATAGAGTCTGTACCAGATATACCCTGAATAATGAAATCTTCTGCATCAGGTATATCTAATATAAATTCTATAATAGAATAAGCATCATCTTTTTGTATGCCAACGCTTAGAACCTCTACAGAATATATATTTTTTGCAGAAAAATACTTTAGATCATCTCTAATAGCTTTAAAATCAACAACCTCTGGTGATTCTTGATCTCCTATATTTCCTGGATCATAAACTCCAAGATAACTATTAGTGCCATTTATTCCGCTTGATGGAACATCTTCTGGATCTAATCCTCCTGCGACATTAGAAGAATTATATTTATAACTATCTAAGCATCTATATGTAGTCTTATATTTGATTTCATTAGGGAAAGAGTTATCTATTCTAGCTTGTGCAAGAGGAAAATAATTTAAGAATTCTGGACCAGATGCGACTCCATCCTTCTCAAAATCAAGCATTCTTGCACCATATCCATTAAAATTTTCATTTCTGTAATCTTCGTTTGGCCAAGATATATAAGGATAACTTTCTGGAGTAAAGAAATAAACTAGACCTTGATAACTTGCGGCTATTGTAGAAGTATAGTTAGAATTATCTTTAATGAACTTATTTAAGTATATATATTTATCAATTAAATCTGTATTTTGTATATAGTTTAGCATCGCTTGGAGACTATTATTAGTAAGAGCTAAATAATTATTTAAAGCTGAAGCCTGTAAAGAGTTTAGATAATATAATTTGACTGAAAAGATATTATCATTAACTAGTGGGCTTTCTGGGCTAAGATATGTTGTAAGTCTATAATTTGATTCATATTGACCATCTAATATTTCAATTTTATAATTTTTATTATTTAGGAATAAGGACGGATCTTCTTTTAGATTTCTTATAAATATAAATTCATCAAAAAACTCTTGTCTATCTTGATCGTTTATGTTCTCATTATATTTGACAGGTAAAATAATTATTGAATCTATGCCAACATCATTAGGATATATATCTTTTATATCAAAAATAATTTTATTATTATCTTCCCTTCTATAATTTTTAAATGTTTTTAGAACATCTGATCTGGATATATCATTATGATTAACTTGTAGTATTTTATATCCTTTTGAATTTGAATATCTATCGTTAAAATATGTAGATGTTGATCCAGAGGTTGTTGTATCTGTTGCAATGTTTCCACCTGCAGAAGAGAATCCTTCATCGTCAACTGCTTCTATTGTAACGTAATAATTATTATAATGACCAGGTTGAGCTATCTTAACGTATAAATTTTCTCTATCACCTGTAGTTCCAAATATTCCAGTATCATTTACAGATGGATTATAAACCATAGCGTTTTGCTCTGTTGTGCCTCTAACAAAAGATTCATTCTTGCTTAAGAATCCTTGGTAATTATGAATATAATCAAAAATAAAATATCTATTAAAATCACTAAAAAGATTTCCTTGTATCACATCTCCAGTATTTAATGGAAGAATAGGAGCATTAATCTCAGTGGCAAATGCACTTTTCTCTGGTGCAACAGCCAAAGATTCTAAAGCATAGATATCATTTAAATTAGATTTTAGTAAAGAGTTGTCTATTAAAATTCCGCTCGAATAATTTCCAGTCGTATTGAATGGAAGAACGCGATTATACATATTAACAGTTTTATTTTTAAAATACCTAGAAAAATCATATTGTGTAAAATTAGGATTATATGCTTGGACTTCTGGAGTAGTTGGTGAAGAGAAAGATATTTGCCATCCTAAATAACAATAATCTGAAAAAGTCGTAATTTTATCTTGATTTAGAGTACTTATCATTCCACCAGATATATTTCCATCTTCATATGTATAAACATCTGTGAAGTAGTTTAGGTTTTTAAAACTAACTTCTTTGATAAATTTTTGATTTGGCATATATCCAGAGAATAATGTTCCTGTAGACTCCATGCCAAAAATATTTTTAGAGAAAACTGTTACATAATTTAATCCTGTATTTTCAGGTATATAGAAAAAGTATTTTTCATCTGTAGAGTATGGTATTTCTTGTACTAGATAATTATTATTATTACTATTTGGTTTTGTGTTATAGTAAGTATCTGTTACGTATATTCTATAAGATTCTATATTTTCAATATTTTCTATTGGTTTAAAATAGAATTTAAATCCTTTACTATTTTGTGTTATGTTAATAACTTCAACTGTTACATTAGGGATTCCTGTTGGACCATTCATATTATATATCGTCTCCTAATGCATATTTTGTCTCATCATATTGAAGCGCGGTAACTTTGTATCTATTCTCTTCTTGCTCTTCTATATCTAAGATTCTAAATTTTTGAGTTTTATCTAAATAAGGCTCTAGATAAGCTCCAGGATATAATCCTGTATTACTAAATCCAGATACGCTTGGACTTTTACTAAAATCATAAAAATTAGGATCAACTTCTATTGTCCAAACTGTATTTTGTAATAAAGTATGCTCAACATTATCTAATTCAGATGTTCCAAAATTAATCCTTGTAAAGCCATTAAAATTCGTCCCAGTCTCTAGAGATATTGCATCAGCAAAAATAGATTGAGTACCATTTTCTAATGTTGTATTATTATATTCTATAGTTTGAACTTGTTTTCTTCTTATTAAGGATGTACTAATTCCAGAAGATATTGCATTAATATTTCCATCTTTATATGGAATAATATTATTTCCAGTGTAAGTCATCGCTTCATTTCCAGCTTCTGTACCGATCTCGATATTACCTGCTGGAGTTAATATATTAAATTTGCAACCTTGAATAGCTGGTAAAAATCCAGAGATATCTTCGTATTTTACGTCAAGTATTGCTGAGTTCTTGTCTAAACTAAATGTTCTCCCTCCTAATACCTTATTTTGTCTATTCTGATCTTGTACTAATATTATATCTCCTGGTTTTAAATACAAAGCTGGTAGACTTGTTTCAAAATTTACCAACTCTGATTCAAAATTTTCTGATAATAATGTCCATTTACCGAGTCTTTCTGCTTGACCTTCGCTTGTGCATCCAAAAGCGCTAACTTCTATTTCTCTAATACCAAATTTAATTAAGCCATCTCTATTTTCTACATATTTAACCGCTGGTTTATAAAAATTTTCTTTATCATTATATCTAACTAATGCAACATTTCTTCTTACTCTTTTACTTGTATTACTATATGTAAATTCTCCATCTTTGACGTTAGAATTATTAAATAAATATATAGACTCTTTTGGTCTATCTTGAGAAGTCATAATTAATCCCGCACTATAATAGACTATAGCTCTAAAGACACTCGCCATATCATTCATTACTTTATAAGCATCTTCTCTTGTACTAATTAAAACATTACATGTGAATCTTGGTTCAAGACCACCTCTACCATCGCTAACAAGCTCATCACAATATTTACTAATTTCATAAAGTGTCCATTTATCTGTAAATTGTGGATCAATATATTTTCCAAGTCCATATCTTTTATTCGTAATTATATCATAAAAGCACCAAGCTGGGTTATCTGTCCAAGCTAGTTTAAATGTACCATCCCAAATAGGAGGATCATATGTTTTACTAAATGGATTATAATTAGTTGGAACTTTTACCTTTAGTAATCTTGTATCATAGGCTCTTTGTGGAATACTTTGGAAAAATCTTGCATCAAAAGTTGTCATTACTCCTGCTGTATGAGGAAGAACAAGAAAATCATTATATATTTCTGTAATAGAGTCTATAGCGGATTTTAATAATATATTTGCATCAACACTCTCTGTATAAGTTGGTTCTATTTCTATTTCCCATCCAATTGTATTGTCATTTGTCTCTTTGTCTAATCCTGTCCACTCAAATGTTTCAATATATGGTCCAGCATTTAACTTACCAGTCATTATTAATGTAGAATATTCTTCTGGAAGATTTAAATCAGGTTTAATAGGAGTGATAACGAGTCCACCTGAATCTACCCCACGATCTACTCTTTTTAGATATAATTTAAATGTCATACTCTGTCTATCAATTCTACCACCTACGCTATTCTCAGCTGCTTGATCTGATGTGTCCCAAATAGTTAAATCTACAATTTGTTTAAATAAACTCAAAGCTTTTATATGCAATTTTAATCCATAAAGATCTTTAGTAAGAATAGTTATTGATTTTTTATAAGTTTTCTCTGAACCATCTTGGAATTTTCTTTTTCCAAATAGTTTTGAACCAACTGTTTTGGTACTAGTTAATCTCTTAGGTAATTTAATTTGTTCTGCTATTACTGTACCATTCTCATCTCTAGCCTTTAAATAATTAACATAAATACCATTTTGTATTTGTCTAGAATAATACTCTTCTTCAAGACTAATATTTTTCAATTCATCTATATTTGTATGTCTTGGTGCAGAATCTCCATTATCAAATTTTAATCTTATAAACTCAAAATTTAAACTTCCATTATTTGGATATGTATTGTCTGCTAATGGAATTTCATTCCAATATACAGATCTAATAAGAGAGGAATTCCCTGGATATCTTTTAATAGTAACGCCATTTTTATATCCAATATCTCCTTTTTGAAAACCAGGGTTTGGTATAATTTCATAATCAACAATACCTTCAATCGGTCCTTCGCCTAAAACATCAAGAATTGATATATTTGTTAAAGATGTTATTCCTATATCTTTTGATTCAAGAAGGCTATTTCTATATTGATAACCATAATTAATTATGGTTGAAGTTGCAGCAGCTTGACTAACAAGAGTAGTACAATTTGCTGGGATAGAAGATGAAGTTAAAGTAACGTTCTCTGAATAATTATATGCACGTTTTGTTTGCCATCCTCTTGAAGTATAAATTCGACACCCACCTTTTCTGCTGCATTCTACAGTTCCTATCTTTATTCCAGGTCCACGGCCATTATGAACAAATATATTTTCAGCGATATAAGTATGATATTTGTCTACTTCTAAATTGTAAACAACATCCATGCCAATATATTTTTTACTTTTAATCTGTAGCTTTTTCTTATCGAAAGATGTTAAATTCTCACCCACTTCAATATCGTTTAGGAATTTAAATTCTCCATTTACTAGGAATTGATGACTTAATGTAGATTTGATAATTGTACCATCTTCTAATTCTATTTGATATATAGGTTGAGGTTCCTTATTATGATCTATAAAATCTATAACTTTTGAAATATGAATATCCTCATTTTCATCAAAAGCTAAAACTTCATCATCTACTTTAATTTTTTCAATTTCGATGTCGCCTTTTGGAGTTTTTACTTTTGTTCCTTTTGCAAAACATGTTCCTTTGAAGACGCAAGAATAAACGTCTCCAGCTCTTGGGGCAAGAGTTACTCCAATATACATTGTAAATCTTGTAAAGATATAATTAAACGCACAACTATCTGTAAATCTTACATAATAAGTATATGTTCCATTTGCATTTGGAATTCCATTTGGGTAAGCTAAAAGCTTGCTTTTAGGTAATCTTTGGTTTGCAAATTCAGAAGTTGTGTCAAAACTAGGGCCAGAATCAAATACCACTTGATGCTCTACTGTTGATGGACTCATAGATATAATTGGAACATTTTGAGCTGGATCAGCACTTATACCAGTTTTAGTATTACCGCCAGACGTTACATCTATATTCTGTGAATAAGGTTTTGAAACTGGTCCATTTGTACTATCTGGTGGATAACAAGCGTTACCTATACCATCTACAAGCCCAGCAGATGCAAAATCAACATCGTATGTGCCATTAATGTCTATTGTACCAATTATATTTCTAAATTCACGAGCAGGATTACGTATATTTTCTACTGATATCCAAAGACACGTTTCTGCATCTTTACTATTACCAGGAATAAAAGTTAAAAAATTAGCATTCGTTGAGTCATAGTTGATTTGCAATCCTTCTAATTGAATCCCGTCAGGATATCCATCCTTACGGATTTTGTCAAATTCATTCTTGTTAATTTTCTTATATTTAATAAAATCGCCTAAATTTGGAGAAAATATAGATGTTCGACTACTAATTAAAGATTTTATAATAAATTTATTATTTTTTATAATATCAAAGTTTCCTTGAGGTAAATTAATTGTAGAAGGAAAAGAAGCTCCTTCATTTGGATTTCTTTCAATATAATCTGTAAAATTAAAAGTTAAAGTTACTTTTGATGTTGTTCCTCTATCATTAGAAGCGCTTGCATATGCGTAAAAAATTCCAGCATGTTTAACTGTTCCTGATATTACATTTTTTGTAGCGTTATAAGAAAGTCCATCAGGTAAAGAAGATATTGCTATGATCCTTTGTTTTCCATTTAATCCGCGTATTGAATTGCTGAATTTATCTCCAACTGAACCACCATAAGTAAATGCAGAAATAGTTGGTAATGGGCCAGTAGTTGCTTGTTTCCCAACTATAGCACTTAGATTAAATTCTTTCTGGTTTCCAGAATCAAAATCTGGGCCACGAATAGTAAATAATAGATTTTGTATTTCTATCTGATCTTTAATACTATTAGAAACTGTACCAGATATAGTTTTTGTTTGATGATTAAAAGATAAATTTAAATATTGAAGTAAATCTTTTGTTTTTGGTGGTACGTAAACACTAAATTGACTTGAAGATATTAAATTCGTTGTTATAGTATAACTAATAGACTGCCCTTTAAATAAACTTATTGTTGGCGCACTAGTAACATACATTGGATCTTGAATATCACTACTTTGACATTTTATAGTAATACTTCTTGTTGATTTAAATGTTTCTGTTTCATAAACTGGTTTGTTTCTTGTACCTACATTGACTACTTTGCTACCACGTACATGAGTAGTAATATAACCTGTATCATACCCAACGATATTAATCTTATTTTTTATGAAATTTTTATTTTTTGTGATATTATATGTATATAATTGTGCAAATCCACTAGTAGTTACCGATCTTGTTGCATAAGTAAATCTAAATAAATCTCCACTAACATAATTAACTGTTCCATAAGTTTTTAATCCAAGATTACTTCCGCTTGAAAAAATAACATAAATTCTGTCTCCTACAATTAAACCATGGTTACTATAAGTCACGCTAACTTCATTACCATTTTGAGAATAACTAACATCATATACATCAGAAAATCTAATAGGATCATTTGAATTCGTTTCTGCAATAGAACTGAAACCATTAAATGTAAAATAAGATGGTAATGTATCTGTTTGAAATTGTGTTATAAATGGTTCATTTTTTATCGCCGATAAAACCGTTGCATTTGATACGGTTTTATTTATAAAATTTTGATAAGCCGCAGTTATTGATGCTGGAGTTATACCAACTCCTGGGCTTCCATACATAATTAACCCATCTGTTAAACTCCAAACGAACCAAAATCCTCGACTATTATCAATTCCATTAATTTTTATCGCATTATTTTGAGACACTGGCCAAGACCTTAATGAACCAGGAGAAAATATTGGATTATAAGCATCAAGCATGTCATCAACATTTGCGAGCATATCTGTGGTAGGCTCATTATTAGCATCATATGGTTGTCCAATATCGTTATAATTATTAAAATTATCAAAAGATACTCCATTTTCTCCGCGATATGCAAGTCCTTCAATATATTTATTTGGATCGCAATCTTTACATTTTTTAGCCATATTAATTTCCTGCGTTTAATGAAGAATCTGACAAGGAGTTTCCTTGTACATCTTGAATATCTATGGCCGTACCATAATGAGTAAAGTAATAACTTTTAGTTGGATAGTTTTGTTGTCCTGCATCCTCTGGAGGTTTACCTGCACTATCATATTTATTAGCTCTAGACTGTATACGATATAATTGATCATAAGAACTAAATACTTGATGACTTCCTACAATTAATCTTCCATAACCTATTGGAATTGGACCACCTTCTCCTACCGTATTGACTGGTCCATTAAAAGTATAAGAAGGTTCACCTCCACCACTATCAGGCGAAGCTTCAAAATCTGCAGAAGGATTAGCGATTTGTTGTGGACTTACCATTGGTGGTGGTTTCATTAACAACATTGAGACTCCTAGAGAGATTAAACCAACTATAGCTGGAAGTAAAGCTCCTAATAGACCAAGAGATCCTCCACCAGTTATAGGTGATAATAAAATACCTAAAAATATAGCAAAGATACCTTTAACTCCACCACCCATTCCTCCCTTTCCTCCACCAGCTTTACCACCTCCTCCATTATGTACTCTTATTTCATCTGCAATATAGGTATGATATTCTTTAACATGAAAATTATAAGTTTTTTCGAAACCTATTTCTTCTATATTTTCTATTGGAAGAACATCTCCGCTTTCATGAATTAATACATCTCCAATTTGAAATTTTTCAAGAGGCGCAAATCTATTATATTCATTTAAAAACCAATGGTTTGGAGTAGCTTTTATAATTTTTCCACCCCATAAAGTAACTTTTAGAATCTTATTAGATTCATGTGAAAAAGTTTTTTCTATTATATCTTCGTGAATTTTCCCATCTTTATCAAAAGATAAAATCTTATCTCCTTCTTTTAGATCTTCAATATTTGATAAACCATTAGGCGTAGATATTCTTGTTCCAGATGGAAAACATCCTCCACCACCTCCACCACCTCCGCCTCCACCAGCACCTTCTAAAATTGGAACAACATCGATTGTTTTCAATTCTTTTCCGAAATTCATAACAATTTCTGATTTATTCAATATTTCAAAATGCTCTCTTTTTAAATCTTTTAATTCTTGAGGTAGTTTTTCTGGTTTTGGAACCCAAACTGGACGATTATTTATTAAAATTTCGTATTTAGCATTCTTCTCTGCTTGCTCAATAAGTAGTTTAGTAAATTTTTGAGTATTAGCTTCTATTGCTCTAAAAGCCTCGGCAACGCTTGAAACTTCTAGGTTCCATTCTGAACCTAATTCTTCACCCAAATAACCATGTAGATTAACCTTAACCATTATAGTTTGCTCCTATGCCTTAAAACATAACTTGTATGTTTCTTATAAAAGCTATCATATAAATTTACACAAGAAAAAGAATTATAAGGTTGATGTAGGATTAAATTATTACCTAGAAAAACAGCCGCATGAGTTGGATATTCTTCTGAAACACTGGGAAAAAGCATCATTAATCCATCTGATTTTTTCAAAGGAGTATCCTTATCTAATTTAACAAAACCTTGTTCTATAAAATTATTTTCATATAAACTTTTAATATCTTTTAATGATCTTGGATAAGAATTTATCTTTGGAAAATTAATCTTAACATTCTCTTCTTTTAAAGCGTACTCTTGCATTAATGTAAAACAATCTGATCTACCTAACATAAATGGTCTTCCAATATAGGGGTTCTTCTCAGAATTTGGACTATAAAATTTAAATTCATCATATTTAACATTATAAAGTATATAATGTATATTATATTTGTTACTATTCTCTTTATCCATTTCGCTAAATTCTAAATTATCATTAGAATGAGAATGATAGCATGCTGTAATTTTCCCTAATAAAGTGCATGATAAATATTCTTGAGGAGAGATTAAAAAATTATTGTTTTTTTGATTTGCTGTATTTTTACATGGATAAATATCAAATTTATATGTATTTTGGTCAAAATAGATAAAACCACAAACTTCTTGTGGATATTTTTTAATACTTTCATTCTTAATCTTTTCTTTAAGTTGAAGGTTAAACTCTAGGTTCATGAAGATTGTGGTCCTTGCTGACTTTGATATTTTCCTTCTACAGATGGAAAACCTCCAAATGGTAATAGACCAATTAATTGATTTCCATTCGCATCTTTTGGAGATTGTATATTATAAGCAATTAAATTATCTATGATTTCAACATTCTGTCCAACTGCAGTAGAATATGCGCTATAATTATAGCTACCAGAAAATGTTTTTTGTTGAAAATTAGGATTTTCTTTCCATCTTAATCTGCAACCATTTAGAGTTTTTGAACATGTGTCTGATAACCAATAATTTTGATTAGGTGGCGCATTAATTGCGTTAGCTGTATGATCTTGAGTGCAGACAAAATAATATTTAATATCATTTTTTTCAATAAAAACAAAATTATTTTTTGTATAAATTATATTTTGATTCCATGCTCCTTTATCGATCCAATTAGTTTGATTTATAGCTCCAGTAAATGGATTATCATTCGCATCTGCAACTGGTGGTGCAGATTGTAATCCCATCACCATTTGGGAATATGATAAGTTTTTATTCGTAACGACATCATCTGTTGGAGAGCAATCAAGAGAAACTTCTCCATAAATTCCAGAATGTATAGAGGTTATTCTATTTGAATATTCATATATGCACCCTTCTCCTCTATATGTAAATGGACAATTTTTAGACAACAAAATTCGTGAAGGTAATTTTACACCCTCAACATCAAGTAGGGATGATAATTCATAAACAACATTAGTAGAATCTTCTTGTACTTTTCTATCTATATAAAAAATATCTGGAGTCAATTCTGTTTCATAATTTTCAATATTTTGAGTTATCATTTGGTCTTTGTATTCAATAGCTAAGTTAGCTTGTGAAGAAAAAATCTGAGTTGCTCCAGTTGGCGTAGCATCTTCATAAATATAGTCTGTAGCAATAATATTAAATTTTTGAACCCCAAGATCAAAAGATTCTAATCCAGTATTTGTTGCAGTAATTGTAAGCCCAGTTGAAGTAATATTTTGTATATATTTATCAAAAATAAATCCTGATTCAGACCATGCATTAAATAAAACTTTAGGAACATTAGAGAATGAAAATGGAAAGTTTATATTTAAGTCGCCCGAAGTACTTGTTGAAAAATTTTTTTCTATTCTTAATGCTGCTAATTTTATTTGCTCCTTGGAGTATGGATTAATTCCAGTATAATATCCAGTTTTTAAACTTAAATAATTCAAATCAAAATTACCATCTAAACCACTAGAAAATATTACATTAATTCCAGTATTATATTGATCTTTAATATAATAATTTGTATTTACTCCAATACTGTCTACATTTGATTTTATAGATATAAAACTAACTATATTACCACTATTCTCAGAAAAAGTTAAATTATATGGAATTAATTGTCCAGTTATTCCTGTATTTGAATCTATATTCAAAGAACTACAAACTAATTTTAATTTTCCTGTTTCATTTAAAAGCGTGAATTCGTTTTTATAGTCAGGAATAATAGTGGAATAATTTGAAGAATTTCCTGATATAGCAAATACATTTACAGAAAAATAATTATCTAATAAATTAGATAGTTCTATATTTTCGTTTGTTAACAAACTAAAAAAATCTGTTGATTCTATCGAATAATTCTGTTGTTGTAATTGAATTCCTAAAGTTCTTAATCTATCATCAGTAGATATTGATGTAAAAATTTTATTTCTTGAGCCATAATTAGGTTTTGGATAATATATTAACCATTTTGACATGTCTGTTGGAGGAGGTATAGGGCTATTTGCTCTTACGGTTAATGTATCTCCATCTCTTGAAGCCCAAGGAGCTTGACTAAATTCATTAAATGGATTTACATTTCCAGCAAAATTATCTGGACTTAGATATCTAACAAAAGTTTTTCTCCTTGTGACTCTTGCCCCAACAATATCTTTAAGTTCATTAATTTGCATACGAATATATTTATAGAAAGAATTATATTCATCATCTAAAAACTGACTTGAAAATTTTACTTTTGGCGTTGGAATTGTACCATTTGAAGTGATATCAAATTGTTCACCAAAAACTGGAAATGGAAAATAATAATTGCCTTTCCATTTTATAATACCTCGATTTATATTAAATAAATTAAAATCATTATGAATTCTTAGAACACCATCTCTTATTGGTCCATTAACAGTTGGATATGTAATTGTAGCTGGTTTAATTTCATTTAAATTGATTTCATATAACATAATTGGAGTTGTAGGCTCGACTTCATGAATATGAGTATTGATCGATCTTTGAGCCTCTAACGCAGATAGGAAATATTCGCTAGCTTGTTGACTCATTTTTTTTAACCTGCAATTTCTTCAATTTTTGCTCGTATTGAATAATTTTCTTTAAATGTAAAATTAGATTCCCACTCTCTGCAAACAAATCTAGTTTTATATGTTGTGTCCGCGTAAATTCCAGGAGGGTTAAATGCGAAAGATTTTGTTCCACCCTTTTCTTTAAGAAAGTGAACAATTGCTCTGGCTTCATGTTCTGTTCTTTGATCAAAATTAAATTGTAAAACTTTTAGATCTGGATTAAAGCTTTTACTAATTCTTTGTTCATATCCATTTCCAAATCTTATAGTTGTAACTAATGGTTTATGCTGAACTGTTGATGTATAAGATGCAATCCATATAAAAAATGGTATTTTTTTATTATTTTGTAAAGTAATTACTCCGCCCCAATACTCTGATCCTGATCCTGTATCTGGTTCATCAGGAGAACCTGGACTTGAACTTTTTACATGGTCTTTTAATGCATACCAAAAATAACCATGATATTTTACTATGTCATTTTTAATAAACTGATGTCCGCCACTAATACTAGCCCAATTCTCTATATTATCATTAATAGAAGCCATATACCTTACCTTATTCCTTTAATATATTTACACCTAATGCTGTGTAATTTATAGTAAAGGTATAAGGAATGTTATCTAGACTTACAAAGGAATTTAATAAGGTTTATATAGATTCTGCGCCATTAACAGGCCTTCAATCTATAGCCGCAAGCTATGAATTACCATATGAAGATCTAAAATATTTAGGTTCCAATACTAACAATTTATCTAGGGCTCCTATAGGCCTATATGTTGGAGCGTTAAGTTTAGATGCATTTTTAATTAATTATGACCCATTTATAAAATATACAGGAGACATAGGTGCTAATCTAAAGATAGACTATAATGATAATAAATTTTTAATGAATAGTGGTTATCTGGCTGAGTATAATTTTGAATGTGCTATAGGAACTATTCCTACAATAGCCACAAAATGGAATATCTATAATAACTTTGGAAGCGGTATTTCATCTAGTGAACCGTTCAATTTAGACAATTCACAATTAAATATAGTGAATCCTGGTGATATTTCTATTAATTTTAATGAGATAGAAAATCAAAAAATTAATCAGTTCTCTTTAAATATTAAATCTTCTAGATTGCCAATATATGACGCTACAAATATAAGACCAGTTGATGTAAAGTTGCAATATCCATTATTAATAACAGCAGCGTTTTCTATAACATTAGACGATTATAAAGTTAAAAATCTATTTGACTTTCCAAATAAACAGAACGTTTACAACTTTTCTGTAGACTTGAAAAAGAGTAATACAAATACAATTATTAATACTTTTAATATGAATAACGCTCTTCTTATAAGAGAAGATTATAGCGCAGATGTTGATGGTAGTATACTATTACAATTAACATATTCGAGTACTGTCCACAGATAGTGTAATTTTAATAGGTAAAAGGAGTAAGGATTATGGCTAGAATATATTACGATCAATGCGAAATTAGAATTAATAATACAGGGATTTTGGCTGTTTCTGCTAATCTAAATACAGATGTCACTTTAGGACCAGTTTATACTCTAGGCAAAAGAAAACCATTTAAAAAACAGATAACTACAGGACCAAAAAATAATACATTTCAAATATCTTACCTTATCAATCCAACTGGCGATCCTGCATTTAACACTGTAAAAGAAATAAAAAATTTTATAGCTGCACCAGCAAATTATCCTGGAGTAACAATTGCTTTTGCTGGAGTTACTGGATATAATTGCTATCTAAATAATTATAATTTTAAAGTAGAACCAAATAATGTTGTTGTTGCACAAGCTAGTTATGTCTCATATCATAAAATAAGCGGCAACCTAAATACAAAAACTAATCCTAATACGGCATCTTCTGATAGTATTGCTCATAGTTCAAAAAGCAATATTGTTTCTGGAAAGAATTTTGGAGCAGATACTTATAATTTAACTTATACATTTGCAGCTAATCTAACTCCTGTCTATTCTTTAGGAAATGAAGATCCTGTTGAAGTTAAACCAATAAGAGCGCAAGAAACAGTTAATATGACAGAGAATCTATTCACAAAGCTTGTTTATACAGGAGAAAATATACCAATAAAAATACAAGTTTCTGGCTTACTAGATTCAAATAGTTTTGAGATTGAAATGCCAGATGCTTATGTAAATAATAGTACGATAGAATCAAATCTTGATGATATTGTTCGCACAACTAAAACACTTATTCAATATTATTAATTTATGTTTTATAATGGAAAAAATGTTTTAGTTAAAATTAATGATGAAGCAATCCTTGCTACAGAGGCTCAACTTTCTTATGAAGCGCAAATTGCTCCCTATTTTGAGATTGGTCAAAGATATACAAATCAAATAACTCCAGAAAATACTATACAAGGATCTTTAAATTTTTCATATTACTTAACTGGAGAAGATCCAATTAGGAAAAATCTATATTCAAATGATCCAATAAAATTTGATTTTGGTGGCATTATACAAACTGGGTATATAAAAAATTACACAGCTAGATTAGCTCCTCATAATCCTGTTAATTGTAATGCAGATATCGTTTTCTTTAGATCTCCAAGTGGTAGTTTTAATCCATCGTACTCTAATCAACCTATTGAAGATAATCTAGTACATATTAATGAAGTTCTTATTTCTAACTTTAACAATCAATATATAACTGGTAATTATTTATCTGCTAATTTTACATACTCTGCAGACATTAGGCAAGAAATATATATAGGAGATAAAGAAGAGAGGCGTGGAGTCTTTGGAGTAAAAGAGATTGTAGCGTCTATAGTATGCGATAACTTAAACCCTTTAGTTGAAATTTCTGGACAAATGGTTGGAGTATCTTTTATTGTTAGTCCTATAGATAAACCATATATACAAAGTTATCTAGCTTCTGGATTTTTAACAAAGAAATCTTTTCAAACAAAATCAGATGATCTATTAACAACAGAAATATCAATAAGACAATACAACTTAATATCTGATGCAGTTATTTCTGGGTTTAGTCCATCTTCTGCACAAATTAATGATATAGTAACTATTAGTGGAAGTAATTTAGAATATACTGTATCTGTTTTATTTGGAAATACTCCAGCAGAAGAATTTACAATTCTAAACTCTCAAACTGTTAGAGCAAGAGTACCCAGAATGAAGAGACCATTTACTCAGCAGATTAAAATCTTAACCGCATGATGGAGTAATATATATGCCATTAGTATCCTCATCACAATTTTTTCAATATATACCTGTAGCTCCAAAGATAACAAGTTTATCTTTAACGACTGGAGATATTGGAGATACAGTAACGCTTTATGGTACGGATTTAGACTATATTGAGGATTTAATACTTTGTGGAGAAAAAGTAAATCTAAACTTAATTTCAGAATCTGAGGGAAATTTTATTGTTCCAAACAATCTTACCACAGGTAAACTTGTAGCCTCATCTACTGATATAGTCATGTCCCAAAATGAATTAGATTTTTTACCAATATTTAAAATAGATAATTTTGATCCAAAACAAGGTCCATTAGGAACTTTAGTAACAGTAAGTGGCAAAGTCTTAACATCGATCACGACAGGATATTTATTAGCAGAACCTATAACGAATGATATTAATTATTATTTTTTAAATTCTAATCAAACAATAAGTTTGCCTACATATTCAGATACTGGAAATTCTGATATAGTCTTAATCCAAAATTTTAATTTAAATAAAGAAAAAAATAAATTTAATATAATTAACTACTCTCAGCCAACGATTGCTAGCGGTAGAGTTCTAGATTTAAAGTTTAAAGAAGACTTATCTCAAAAATATTATGAACAACATATATTTAATTTCCCTTTAATTAATTCAAATAATATCAAGAGTCATACAGGAGTTATCTCTACTGGAAATCTATATGTTGATGTAAATTTACAAAGCAATTTTTCAGATACAGGTTATGCCGTATTCTATTCGATGAATTATACTGGAACAGGAAATTCTAATAATTTAAATTATAATACTCCATTCTCATATATAGATATGAAAACAATCTCAGGATTTGCTATAAATCTCTGCGATACTTTTAGTAATGATATAAAATATTATTATCTAGCCGTAAAATATGGAACTGGAGTCTATGATAGTGGAAATTATGTATGCTCTGGAATAAATCTTGCTACTGGAACAACAGATCATAACATTACATTTGATAATGATAAACTATATCCACCTTTTATTTTAACAAGTTTAGAAGGATTAACAAATTCTGGTAGTGCATTATCTCAAAGAAGAGCTTCAATTGGATTAACTTATATAGATTCAAATCTATACGAATTAAATAATAATAATTTCTATCTAAATCTACCTAGTGGTAGTTTAAATCTATCAGGTACAGGAATGATGAAGATAAACTATTTAAATTTTGATAACATAAATACAAATTTAAATACTTTTGTTTTAGAAGGTTCTGGATCTTACTATGAAAAAATATATTTATTTACAGGTGATGAAAACTCATTTAAAGAAAGGGTACAGGTAAATAATCTTCAAATTATTAATAAGAATACTTTGCAATTTAATATTCCTAATACCGATTATTATATAAATGGAGAATTAATTTTAGTTAATTCTATAGGTTTAGAAAAAATATCTTTAGATTCATTTAGAGAAGCTCCATTAGCTACAGGATTAAAATATAGTAATCGATACAAAGGAGATTATATAATAATAAGTGGTTTAAGCTTTAAGAAGTCAATTCTTATTGATGGTACAGGATACAATGGTGTTACTGTAAGATTTAGATATCTAGAAGATTTATATAAACAGAAAAATAATGATTTTAGTATGAATTGTACATTATTAGATGTAAATACATTAACAGGTATTTTGCCGTTAGATAATCTATCTAGTGGTAGGTATATGGTGCAAATATTAGATGAAAAAGGAAATATATACGAATGAGTTTAATCTTACAGATTAATCAATCAGCACCTTTTATACAAAGTCCTAGTATAGTTTACGCTGTTACTGGTGAGAAAATAATACTATCTGGTATTGAATTTAAAAAAGGTATTATACAAGTCTCTGGAGAAAATATTTATAATTCGAATGATTATTTTAATGTATATGGACGAAGATTAGAAGATGTTAGTGGAATTGATAATACATTATATTTAGATGTTGTTGGTTTCACTATATCAACAGGAGTAACAAAGACGAAATATGATCTTTCTGTATTCAATCTTGAAGGAAAATCTACAAATACTGTTCAATTAAATGTATTAGATCAACCTAGCATTGTTGGAATCGAAAAGACAGGCGCATTTCCAGACGAATTTGTAAGAATAAGTGGAACTAATTTTTATCCCGCACCAAATTTATTCTTTATTGATTCGAGAAATAATAAAATTATTCCAACAGAGCAAAAGACTGGATTATATAAAATAACAGGATATGAATTGTTAAATAATGGCACTGGTTATAATGTTGGTGAAAAGATATATATCGATTCAACATATCATAAACTATTTGATATTAATTCAAGTGGTATATTAGAAGTTCAATCCACTGGCATAAGTGGATCTATAGCATTTCTAAACATATTTGATTCTGGATCATTTACAATTATACCAACTGGTTTTATTTTACAATCTCAAACTGGAAATGGAAGAGATGCAAATATAATTTTAAATTATGAGAAATTTGAATATACTGGATTCAATCAATTTATAGAATTTAAAATACCAAGAAATATAACTAAAAATCAAGCTATTTTTGTAGAAAATTTAAAATACAAAGCGCCTACAGATTTAACTATTAATTCTATAAGCATCTCTAAGACTGGTTTCCAAGTCCTTGGTAGTCCTAAAATTTATAGCATAGATCCAATAACTGGATATAATCAAGAATCTTACATAAGAATAAGCGGAGATAATTTAACATTTGTAACTGGTTTAAACCTGGGTCCATTAAAGAATATAAATTTTAATTACGATGGAGAAAATTTAGTTTTTCAAATTCCATATCTAGCAGAGAATAATAAAGTCAATGTTATTACAAATTTTGGAGAAGATAGTTCAGATGAATTATTACAAATTTTATATAGACCATTAGATCCTACTGGATTTAATCCTAATGATATATTATTGTCTGGAGGATCAGTATCTATATCTGGTAAAAATTTACATAGAATAAATTATATTAATCTTGGTCAGCAAAATATTAATCGAGAAAAGATTACAGTAAATTATCTCACTGGATCTACTCACCAGGCTTCTTTTATTTTACCAAATAATTATATAACAAATGAGATATATGCTTATTCTCTTGATTATCCAAATTCTGGAACAAAGATTGTATCTCCAGATACAAATGATAAATTAATAGCATCAGTAAGATTAAATACTGATCTTATCAATATAAGATATCTTTCTGGGGTACAAGCAGCAAAATATCTTGATGAAGTAGAAATTTATAGCCCAATTGCATATTCTGGAGATTATGGAAACCTAACTAATTCAGAAATATTTTTTAATACACCAACTGGTAAAATAAATATAACTGGAGACTATAGCGTAAGTGGAATAAAGATAGATAATACTTCAACTGGTATTAAAATAAGAATACCAAGAGAAATTCAAAATCCAAGATCTCAAATTAAGATCAAAAGAAATAAATTTAATGATGAATATTTATTACCAGCTAATAAAAGTTTTGATATTCTTCCAACTATATCATTTAATAGTCCATCAAATACTAATTATAATAATTTAGGCGAAGTTATTATCTCTGGAATTAATGCAACAAATGTTAATCAAGTATTTTTTAGCGGGAATGCTGGAACTAAAAATATATTCGGATTTAAAGATGTTGAAAAAATAAAAATAGATATTCTAGAAAAAAATATTAGCGGAATCTCAAGTGGTATTGGTCCAGATTATACATATATTAGAGCTAAACTTGGTGGAGATTTTCAAGGAACAGGTAAATTATTCTTATTTAATAATTACTATGATACTGGAATTGGATATGAAAATTCTATATTATCTGATGCAGTTTCTGTCTCTGCTATTGAAGGATTTAGACCACCAAATTCTACTATATTTACAAGTCCTAGTTATATAAGTTCACCAATAGACGAACCATTTTTCTATAAAATTCAAACAAATTCTAGAGCAACATCTTTCTCAATTAGCGCTACAACATTATCTGGTGTTGATGATGGTGCAATTTTTCCTCCAGGAATAAATACAACTCTAAATTCATCTAATCAAATTTTTGGTACACCAAGTAGTGGTGGTATTTATTATATAAAGATAAGAGCGCTTGATGGAGATTTCCCTAATGAAGGAATGATTCTAAATGCTGCATTTGGTTATTCTGGAAGATCTTTAACTGGTCCTGGCATTACATATAGAGGAGAATGGTCTACAGGAATTGGATATGTTGGAAATAATTTAAGAAGAGATGTTGTAAAATATAGTTTTGGCGGTGTTAACTATTGGTATGCAGCAACTACTAATATAGATTCTGCTCCTAGTGGAACAAGTCCAGATTGGATACCATTCACTAATGAGTTTAGCGCCACTGCAACTCAAATATTACTAGCAGAAAGATCTAATATAACTAGCGAATTAAATATCGGCCAAGCAGGTATTCCTTCTGGTTTTATAAAAAGTGCTAATGATATTAATTCTAATGAAGGAAGTGGATTCTATTTAGGTTATGATAATAGTTATAATGCTGGTCTTCCAAAGTTTAGAGTTGGCAATAGTGGTGGATATATAAAGTTTGATGGATTAGGTTTAGATATATTTGGCCCGTTATCTGGCGTTTTAACAACGTCAAGAAATGTAAGAAATACAGATAATACTGTAGGTTCAGAATATTCTCTCTCTGTTGGATTTAACAATAGAATAGAAACAGGTGCGAATAATTCAATTGCTATTGGATCAAATAATTTAATTCATGAAAATACTCCTAATTCATTTATATTTGGAGAGAATAATATTGTTACTGGGGGAAGAAGAATCGCTATATCTGCGGGATCTAGAAATATCATCTCTGGAGATAAAAATTATGAATCTTTAGATTCAGTAATTGTTGGAGGAGTAAATAATACTTTATATGGATCTTATTCTAATATTGTTGGAGGTAAAAATAATTTTATAGATAGTGTGACTTCTGGATATAGTGCAATATCAAATCAACTTTTTGATGTGCCTGTTACTGGGACTACTGGTGCAGGTATTCAAAATATAAATATTGAAATACCAAAACCAAGAAATTCAGCAAATTATGCAATATTAAATTCACAAGAATATACTGAATCGCTTACTGGAGCAAATGGCTCTCAAATTATAAGTGGTAACTTTAAAAAGAGTGGTAATTTTCTTATTCCGCTTCCAAATCAATTTTATTTTAACTTATCTGGAAGAAGAAATTTTGATTATAGCGTTTATTATGATAATAAACTTACATATGAAACAGGAATATATACTGGATTAGTTAGTGGTAGATTGACTGGAATTATTACTGGATTTTTAATTCAAACATTAAGTTATGCGTATAATCCAGACCTTGGATCTAATCATTATGGATCTTTTAATGGGATAGGATTAGGAGCTGGATTTATTAGCGCTCGATTAAGTGGATCAGATTATTACGGAAGAAGAACTGGAATATATACAACTTTAACGAGTGGGAATATAACTATGTATGGAGCTTTGTTGCCAGATGGCACTTTTGCTCATAGCGGATTAACAGGATTGTGGAATGGATCAAATTACGGATCTTCACTACAAAGATTATTTTATCTTACAGATATTAATAGCGGAACAACAGGAAATGGAAATACTCAAATTAAAGATCTATATGGCGGAACCACATTAATAAGTAAAAGCGGCGTATTTGGTAGTTTATTTAATACTGGTGGGTTTAATACTTCTAGAATTTTAAGCACAAATAATACTGCTCAATTTATTTCTGGAAATGGTAATATAGCTATAGGATATACTTTACCATATACAAATAGTTTTTATACAAATTACAAAAACACTTATTATCATGATTTTGTTAATTTAGATGCAGAATTTATTGGTTATTATAATGGGGCAAATAAAGGTATTGGTAATTATTTTTATTTTTACGCTCCCAGTGGTAATCCACCAATAGGAAGATTTGGAAATAGTTCTGGAGTAGGTTATGTTGTTGACTTTAATGAAAAAGATGGCAAAGTACAAATTTTTTGGAATACTGGTCTTTTAACTGAAAGCGCTATATTACCAGCTCTAAGTGCTTCGTCTACTTCAATTAATAGTTGGCCTATAACAGGGAGAATAAATTTTCATACAGGAGTATTTAATGTTTTATTAAATAATCAACTTGTTATAGATAATTATAAAGATAATGATTTCTTATATAGAAATAAAGATTCTAAAGGATTTGGTTTAGGAGCCTATACTGGTTCTGGTTTTGGTGGTAATCATGCTATAAGAAACTTTAATTTCTCGGTTGGATTAAATCCATACAATGAAGATTATGATACTCCTTCTAAATGCGTTAAAGCTCGTGGTCATGTTATTTATCCAAATACTTTTACGGAGGAAAGTTATGGTGGAATTGATTATTCATTTGGATTTAATAATACAGGAATTTGGTATCGTGGATTTACAGGAGAATTTGAGTTCAAATTAAATTCAAAAATTTCTGATATAAGAAATTCTACTTTAATGTTTTATTGGAATGCTCCAAGAATGAATATGTTAAATACTGGATCAGAACCTGATCTTTGGTGGGATTATCCAAAATTATGGATTTCTGGGGCAACTGGTCAAAACGCTCAATTATGGCTGCAATATCAAGGAAATACAAGTACAAACTGGTTAAGTAATACACAATATATTTCTGGTTATTCTCCATATGGATTTAATAGTTTAGATTTTGTACAAAATAACTATTCTGGAATTAGACCATTCCAAGTAAATAAATGGAACAAGATTAGATACGAACAAACTTCTGCTCCTATTGGAGATCCAAATGGATATCTTAGTAGTTTTGGAAATCCTTTCCCAGGTCATAATATAAGAATATATGTTAATAATATTTTACGCATATCAGGTATTACCGCTGCGTATACTCCATATATTGATGCGAGTAATAGTGGGCTTCATCATCATATGGGCTTTAGATTATTTCCTAATTTTAATGAATTTGCTCTTGATACTAATCAACGAGAAGTCTTTATTAAAAATTTTAGATTTACTGGAACTAATAGCGTAACTGTAAATGATATTTTAGATACTCAAGATAAACCTAGTGGAAATTTAATATATAATACAAATCTAGTAAGAACAACTTATCCAAGTCGCGATTATGGATATTATTTAACAGAATTTGGTTATGATAATTTTTATAAAAATGATGCAAGAGTTATTACAGGTTATAGTGGAATTGGTTCAAGATTTCAATTTGGTCCTGGACAAATTCAAAAACCTTTTAGCGGAATTATTGACATTAATAATTTGTATACAAACTCGATTATAAACACTGGAGGAATTAGTGTGACTAATTCTTTTGTAATTAGAGAGCAAAAAACGACAAAAATAAGAAACCTATCTAGCTCATATTATGGTGTTCTACCAGCTAAAGTAGAAACAAATGCAAAATATATTGAAATAGATTTAGGTTCTGGTCATGCAATAGAAGCTCATATGACCTCTGGTCAAGCAGATTTTACTATCTCTGCTTGGGTGTATCCTCAAGTACAAAAAACTCCTTGGTTACCAAACGGAGCAGATATAACTGGAAATAGATCTAATTTAAAAACTTTAATAGCATTTGTACAGGAAACTGGTACAGGAGTATTAAAAATTGCAAATCCTAATTGGACTTGGGGATTATTTGTTGGGGCTGTAGAAACAACTGGATATGGAGATAACTCTTTTGGATATGCAACGGATTTGCCTTATCCTTATGGGTCACAAAGAATATCGTTAGATACAAGACCAGGAGTTGCTGGCGATCCTTATTCAAATACTGGAGCTTTTTTATTTGGATCTTTTGACGGAATGACCTCGTCTGGTACATTATGTTCTAATGAAGTAGGTTATGTGCCAAATCATACTCTTGGAAGATTGTGGACCACTGGTACATCTTTCAGAGGTGTAAGTCCTTCAATATTTACAGGAGAAAGTCCATTTAATTTTGTCCCTACACCAACTTATGGTGTTTTAAGTGAAATGAGATTAATACCTAATCAGTGGAATCATGTTGCATTTTCTTATGATGCCACTAAAAGTTATTATTATAATAATACAAGAAATATAAGATATTATATAAATGGTAATCTTGTAACATCTGGACGTAAGAACTTTAGCGCAAGAGCTTCTAAAGGTGATGCCACTTCATATTATGGAAACTTCAACAAAATATATATTGGAGCTATGCCAGTTTTAAGTGGAGTAAGAAGAGAACTAGTATCGCATGCATTTCAAGGTTATATTGGTGAAGTAAGAATTGATGACTATGCAATTACTGGAGAATCCTTTAATGTTCAAGGATTTATAGATGAGTTTAGAAGACCTTTATTACATGTAAAACCATCTGGATCAAATATATTTATATCTGATAATTCAAATTTAAAATATAATAAAAAACATTTGTCTACAAATTATGTTACTGGATATGTAGACTATTTAGCTAATTTTACTCAAAACTTTATAACAGGAAGATATTATCCTCCAACAACTTTTGGTATGAGTAGTTGGATAAATTCTGTAAGTGAAAATGTTTATTCTGGAACTTTTGCGTCAGCATCTGGAAGAAATTCAATAGAAAATAATAAAAGGCTTCAATTTAAAGTGTTATTAAACTCTTTAAATACTTCTACAAATACGGGAATTAATGTTAACTTTGTAAATAAATTTAATACTGGTGTTGTTAACAATTTTAATTATATCGTGCTTCCTAGCTATATTCAAACTGGAAATATATATAATAATTTTTCTAAGACTGGATTTAAGATAAATAATTTTACAAGCAGTGGATTTAGAGTCAAAATAGATAATACATTATCATTAGATACAACAGGCATGTTTTTTGTTGCACAAACTGGTGCTTTTCGTGGAATAGATGGTAATTCTGGAAAATTTATAGAAATAAATTCACTATATTTAAGTGGCGCTAATAATCTTACTGGTGATCAATTCTTTAATGATTATACAGGATGGATTAGGATACCAAGGCTACTTAATGTAGATTATATTAATTATAATAAACCAAGATTTTTTGGTAATGTATATACTCAAAGTGGCTCGGATATAATTGATTCACAATATTCATATATATATCGTATAGGAGAGGTATCAGGAGCCGCACAATATCGTCAATATTTTTATTCTCCAGCAGCTAGTATTGCTTTTTCTTCACCAGATACATATCTTCCTTTTAGTGGTGGTGGTATGTATAGTCCTCCAGAATCTAATATTAATTTATTTGATATAATAACTGGAGGTACAGGAATGCCTATACCATTTTATCCAACAGCTTATCAGATAAAGATTTTGAAAGATGATTATTACAATATAGAATATGCTGCTACATTTGATAAAATAAGTGGTCCAGATGTTTCAAAATCTGTTTCATTTAGATTACAAAAAAGCGTAAATACTGGTTCAAATTGGTTCACAGTTCAAGAAAAAATATATACTGATTCCCATATATATTCTATGCATAATACTGGAATTGATTATGCATCATCTGGAGATTTATATAGAGTAAATGTAAATGTATTTTATGATCCAACTGGGACAAATAATGAGATTTATAGTTCTCTCATAAGTATTTCACGACAAGAAGATTTTGATAATAGAAGAAACATTTATGTTAAACTAAATAATCCAAATATTGATTCATATGCTATTAATAAAAATAGAATGCTAACTGGTCTAAAGATAGATTATATATTAACAGATGAAGACATTGATTATTCTACATTAAGAGAATTATTGGGTGAAGGAGCATTTGGTAGAGTTTCTCTATTGGGTTTCGAAGATGTAGGTAGTTCTTCTATATTCGGTGGAACAGGAAATTATATTAAAGGTTTAGTAAATACAATTGGTGGAGGTATAAATAACTCTATTATTGGAGATTACAATACTATCCCAGGTGGAAGATCAAATACTATTATAGACACTCCTCCTGGCAACTTACCTCCACAAGCATTGTTTTCTACTATTCTTGGTGGTAATTTCAATACAATATCTGGCAATGTTGTTGACGGAGTAATTTTAGGAGGCGAAACAAATCTAATTATGAACTCCGCAAGAGACACTGCGGAGGAAATTACGGCAACATCTATTATAGGTGGAAAAAATAATGTCATTTCTGGATCTTATTCGACTATATTAGGTGGATTTAATAATATAGTTAGCGGAGCGTTTGGTTATGGATTAGGAAGAAATGTATTTAACACTAAAAGTGGATCTATGGTTTTATCAGACGCAACATCAAATCAATTAAAGCCTAGTTTCAATGAAAATAGTTTAACGTTATTTTTTACAAATGGCATGTATATAACTGGCGTTGATACTGGTTCAAATAGAGCGCCAATCATATTCGCTCTTAATTCATTACCAACAAGCAGTGGTCTTGTTCCAGTTGGTGGATTGTATAGAAGTGGTGATTTTATTAAAATCAGACTTTCTTAAGTCTTTCTATTAATTCAAATACTTTACTTTTTGGTATATCTTTAATAAAATTAAAGCTTTCTGCTCCATCGAATTTTTCTTTAATCAATTTCTTCTTTAAGGTATCGAAAGAAATATTTTTATCTTGCATTATTTTTTCCAATAAAACAGTTGGATTCATTGGATTTTCTTTTTCTGTATCTTCTTTTGCTACTAGCCCTAATTTGGCATCTCCTAATTCTTCTTGTGATACAATATTGATCTTTAAGAAATTACGAACACAACGAACAAATGCTCTATTTTCCGCTATAGCTGCAAGAAAATAACGAGCAAAATCTTTAGTATTTACAAGAGATGCATCTGCAAGAGCTTCAAATGTCACAGGACGATTTCCTGTCTCATAATTAGGTATCCAAGTAATCTTACAAGATGTTGCGAAATAATTATCGGTAGCAGTTACTACATTATATTCAACACTAGTAAATCCTCTAATTTGAGCTAGCTCCTTAATTCCACCAAGAAGTATTAAAAGATCTTTATCTTCCAGTTTTGAAACATCTGTCTCTTGTGTTCTTTGACGATTTGGGACAAGATATTGTGTTTTAACCATTGCTCTCCAATTGATAGAGCCATCATCATTAAAAATATAATTTATATTATCGTTTTCTAGTAAGCCAAAGCTATTTCTTATAAAGAGTTTTGGAGGAATAATCCTTGGTTCTTGTATAAGAACATTTGCTGCAATAGAGTCTATTTTATTCAACTCTGAACTATTGATTGAGATTGATTCTTCCATTATTGAATTGTAATATATATTTAATCTTTTGTCAACTCAAATATGTATAAATGTTTTGCTTCTTCCCAAAAATCTTCATGATCAATAATTTTTATTGGTTTACCTTGGAATGGTATATTTAATTTATATGCAGCTTTAGAATTGTATGTATTACCATTACTTAATGTATATTTATTAGATTTATAATAAATATCATTTAAATTATTTAAATTTAATTTTAAATCATTTTTACATGTCTTTGGATTAACCATTATTTGTGCAACATCTAAATAACTTAACTTTAGAGAATTTACAAAGTTTTCATTTAGAAATGTAGACAATATAAATGGTCTTGCTAGTTTTTTAAGATTTTTAGCAAATTCTACATCGTGATTTTCATCTATATTATAGATTATTTGATCTATATTACCCTTAAAAGTATTCAATATATTATAATCTATTTTCTTATCAGTTATAATTGAGCATCTATTTCTCTTAAGCTGTTCTGCTAAATTTCTCTCGTTAAATTCATAATCCATTCTAATAATTAAAGATTCGATACCAAATTGTGATATATTCTCTATTACTTGATTTGGAACAGATTCTATTAGCGTTCTATTATAATTCTCTCCTAAAAATATTGTTTTAATTTTATTTGACTCTAGATTTAGATACTCTAAAACAGAATTAGCTATATCTGCTGGATTAATTTTATTTATTGTTTTTGGATTTTCTACTGCTGAATAACTTGGTTTTCTGCTCCTATCAACTTCAAATATTTTAATATTTTCCTTAGAGCTAAAATAAGGTCCAGCATTTTCTGGGCGACTATTAGAATATAAACAGACTATTTTTTTATCAAAATGACTTGCGATATGTACGCCAAAACTATCTACTCCTAGATGTAAAATTCCTTTATTTATTAAATATGCGGCTTGACCTATTGATGTTTTACCTTGAAGATGATAACAATTTTGAATTGGTTTTTCATCTTTTCCACCAATTTGTACTATATGAATATTATGTTCTTGTAATTTAAAGAATAATTGGTCTATTACCTCTTGCCAATAATCGTAGCTTTTTGCATCATACTTACTATAAGGTTGAAATGATATGTATTTTTCAAATGGAACTGGGCAATACTTTTGATATATATATGGTTTATCAATTTTTAATCCACAATTTAGAGCGTATGTTTCAATTAGGTGCATATTTAAAGTCCTTATAAGCTATATTTGTTTTACCATTATGAAGGTATGTTAAAAATCTTTGAGTTTGAGAATATGGTAAAAATGCTATTTCAAAAAATCCATTATGATCTCCACCACCTTCTAGCCATATTAAACTGTCCATTTGTGGAACGTATTGTATAATTTTATCTACATATGGATTAGCTTCTAAAACATCAAAATATTCCTGTTTTGTAGCAACATAGAATTTATAGTTTGGATATTGTTCTTTGATAGATTTGAAAAGGCTTGTTGACAAGAATATATCTCCTATACTTTCTGGCATAACATATAACAATCTTTTAGATTCATCGTCTTTATCCAATAAATCCTCAAAAGATATTTTTTTAGATTCTTTATTTTTCTCATTGGCTACATGTCTAAAATAGTTTTCTACATCTGCTCTGCTTTTACCTTTAGATAGTTCATCTAACCAATATCTAACACCATCATCATTATTCTCTACTTGCATTTTTAATATATGTTTATACATATATTTTAACCATTCTAAATTCTCTTTTATATCTGGGACTTGATGATATGGGTCTTTTTCTTCAAATTTAAAATTAATACTTTTATCAATTGTTTTGCAAGAGTCTATAAAAGATTCTATGGTTTTTCCAATGCTCTCTACGGAATAATTATTAATTGTCCATTGTCTAGCTTTATTGCCAAAATCTTTTCTTTCTTCAATTGACATTGAATAAACTATTTGTAATTTATCAGCTATGGACTTTGGTAAAGTAGAAGCTTTAATAAATTCTGTTCCATGCTCTCTATACTCTGCCCATTCTAATGGCAAACTATAGGCTTCTTTTTGACACATTTCTTCTCCACATGAGTAATTAGTGACTAATGTGATTAGTTCGGCTAGTTTTGCTTCTTGTATTGGAATCTCTTGACCACCGCTCGTAAATGGATGACAATACACATCCATTAAATTATAGATTTGATTTAATTCTTCCTCTGTTACACCTATGCCTACATTAGTTGTAATCTGTGACTTTGCAGATCTGCAGTATTTACAGTCCAAATCTTGACCAGTGAAATTTTTTACTTCATATTCTCCGCAAGCTCTGCATATATATGTTGTATATATTTCTCTAGGATCAATACCATATTCTTGGGCTAGTTTCATTATATTCCAGCCTTCTCCAAAATGAGTGTGAAGTAGCAAGCCACTATTTTTTACATTATTTTCTTTCTTCCACAATGCATATCCTTCTAAAAGATTCGGAACACTCTTTCTTAATTGATTTCTAAATACAAATCCGACTATAAATTTATTCTTGTCTATATTAAACTTATTTCTTAACTCAAGTCGTTTTTCATCTGATAATCTATAGAAATTAGAAGTATCTAAAGCTCCATGAACAGTTTTTACATGATTATGGCCTAGTTTATGCAAAGCTTGAGTTGCGAAATCACTCCAAATCCAGTAATTCTTTACTTTTGGAGAACACTTAACTGCTGAATCTAATATAGGCAAGGAATCGAGAGTTGTCCATATTACAGAATTGATTTTATTGAACCAAGGTTTATCTATAGCAAAATCTACGCCCCATATATCTTGCACCGCAATATAAACATCTGGTCTTTCATTTTCAATAACCTCATCTAACAAATGTGCTCCATAACTTGCCATTCTAGCTAGATGAGGATCTCTATTCAGTTTTTCTATCTCTTGTTGGTTATCTGGTAATGATCCAAGACTTTTCCATGGTGTTCTTTCTAATTGTGGGTTACCTTTTTGCATTCCACAGCAATAATGCACAATATCATATTTGCCAGTACTATATAAATATTTTAAGATAGCTTTGGCATTTCTTCCAAAGCCAGTCTTTGCTAAACTAAAGTCTGATTGAAAAACTATTTTTTTACGCATTTATATATTACCAAAGATCATCTTCGTCATTTGAAAGCTCTGAATCTTCAGCATCTTCTACATCTTTAGATTTCTTATTCTCTAAGGCTTTAGATTTGGCATTTTTTAATTTTTTAATTTCTTCACTTCTTTCTGTTGAGAAGATATGACCTAATCCAAATTTAATATATTCTGCAACAAGTCTTGCTTCAGCGAAAGTAAATCCTATTAGGAAACTTACTGCTGGTTGAGTTGTTTGAGTCTTAGAATTCTTTATAACATTCAAGCTATAGCCTATCTGTTTATCTTCCCTTATATATGGCGAAAATTTAATTCCTAGTTTTTGATTCTCTGAATTATGAAAGAAATCTGTGGTTCTATTATTTTCTAATGCATCTAGAATCCCACAGGCTTCTATTTTAGATAATTTTACTACTACCTTCTTTTCTGGATTTTGAGCATTCTCTGAGAAACTTCCGATCTTCTTTTGATCGTTCCATGATGCTTGTTTAATTAAATTTAAATAAAAATTACCATCTAAATTATTAAATGAAAAGCTGCAAGCTGTACCTGTATTTCTAGGTGTGGGTTTATAAATTTGTATCATATATTATATATTATCACCATTAAGTAGATAAATCAAGTTATTTTTCTTTAATTTCTCCAAGTTTCATAAATATCTTATGATCTTGAATAGCTATTAAGTCTGCAAAAACTGAATCTTCACTCTTTTTCCTTCCTCGAACAATTACTATATTATTTTCGTCTGGTAATACATTATTCATTTCTTTACATTCTTCAATCTTATCGTTAAATATGAGAGCATTAATACTAGATGTTTCATCTTGAATATTAAGTCTTAGATATCTTGTCTTTTTACTGTTATTTGCCACGCCTAAATATTGGTCTTTAATAACCCCGATAAATAAAACTGGCAATCCTTCTGGAGCCTCATTAACTTCTCTAATATTAAGAAGATCTGGCTTTTGATCAGAAAAAATATCTTTTAATGTTGTATTATATGTATAACCTAATAGTTTATTTTCATAATACCAATTTGCAAATCTTTCGTTTTTACTATTCTGCTCGTAAATCTTCTTATATGGTGTGTACGCTTTCCTAATTGTCTCTAGTCTAGAGTCTTTAATTATGTTCTTGCCTTTCTCGTCTTTAGTAGAATTAAGAAATTTAATTATCTTAAATAGATCGTAATCAAATTTCTCTCCATACATCATTGCATATTTTTGTTCATTTTGATTAAGTATATTCCAAAGTTGAGCTTCTAAAACCACTTTACTTCTTGATTGTTTAAAGTTTTCTAAAGCTCCAGCTTGTATTAGCGGGGACAATACTCTAATAGATAGTTTAGCTTGTTGGGCAGATTTGAATACATCAAATTTTGTAGCATACTTATTCCTAAAATTATTAAGTCTTTCAATTGATTTATCTGATATACCCTTAATTGATAAAAGGCCGAATCTAATATCTTTATCTTCCACGCTAAAATCCATTTCAGACTTTACTATATGCGGTGGTAATAATTTAATATTAAATAGATCCATCTCTTTATGAATTTTAGATATTTCTGCAATAGGATCTGGTTCGAACCTAGTCATCTTTAGCAAAGATAAAAAGAATTCTTTGGGGTATTTAAATTTTAAATAGATTGTAATTGCTGCCAAAGCTGCATAACTTTGACTATGACTTGCATTAAAAGAATAGTTTGCAGAATCTTCTAAGATCTTCCAAAGAACTTCTCCAACTTCTTTTGGTAGATTATTTTTTGTACATTTCTTTTCAATCTTTTCTTTCCAAGCTTTAATTTCTTCTACCTTTTTCTTTCCTACAATTCTTCTTAGAATTTCTGCCTCGTCTAATGTAAATCCTATCTTATGTGCCATTTGCATAAGCTGTTCTTGATAAAGAGCTACGCCCCCAGTTCTCTTTAGAATATCATCAAAAAATGGATGAATCGATTGAAAGTCTCCAGTTTCTACATATTTAGCGTATTGATCTACGAATTGCAAAGCTCCAGGTCTAGCAAGAGCTAATACTCCACTCAATTCTTCTGAGTTTCTAGGCTTAACTTTTTTACAAACTTTAAAATTAGTATCTGCTTCAATTTGAAAAAGACCATGTGGACTTTTAAGGTCTTGCAATTGTTGGTAAATAAAATTATCTTCTATATCAATATCTTCAATATTTTTATTGATCATGCTACATACATCATAGACTACGGATACGCTTCTTAAACCTAATAAGTCTAGCTTAACATTAAATTGACTAATATCATTCATATCAAATGCGCTTACAGGCTCTTTGTCAGATGATAACTCTAATGGACAAGCATCGGAAAGTGGACTATGAGAAATTTGGACTCCAGATGGATGTACGCCTTTATTTTTAATAAGATTGCGAAGCTTTAGAGCTATATTATATATCTCTGAATTTTCATCACACCATTCTTTAAACTTTTCTACCTCTGTATAAGCGTCAGCAATATCTTTAACTTGACCGAAAACCTTTGGAATTAAAGAGCTTACTCCAGTCATTTCAGTCTCACTTTTTTCATCAACAATCTTACCGCACTCTTTAATTAATAGCTTTCCACTCAAAGTATTAAATGTAAGAATCTTGCTTATTCTATTAGGGAATATTTCATTAAGGAAATCTATAACTTTATGTCTATTATAATAACAAATATCCAAATCTACGTCACACATTAAACTGCCGTCTAGATACGTTATTCCATCAACAACCTGCTTTTTAGCTCGAATCTTAGATATAAATCTTTCAAAATAAAGGTTATGTTTAATTGGGTCAATCTTTGTCACCCCAATAAGATATAAAATAAGACTTCCTGCTGCACTTCCTCGACCTAGACCAGTTGGTATTTTATTCTCTTTGCAATAATCAATAACAAGCCAAACTAAAATAATATAATCAATAAAGCCTAAATCTTCTATAATCTCAAATTCATGATCGAGTCTCTTTTTGTATTCTTTGCTTTGTGGTAAATTTGAATAAGCAAGCTTTTTTAAGAATTCTGTATTTGATGCATCTTCTGATAAACCTAGATTTCTTTTATGATCTACCTTTACTTTAAATTCTGGTAGTCTTACTCCATACAAAGGCAAATCAATCTTATCGAATGAATTAACAAAATCAGAACTCTTCGTCATCATTTTTCTTCTTACGCTTTTTCCTAGATTTATTAATAGATTTATCTAAATTTTGTTGAAATTCGGTTAGGCCTTCTTTTAAGGCGGCGAAAGATTTTTCTTCGTTATTTAATGAATAGAATACATCTGCTTTACTATTAGTCTTGCCGTGTTGTAAAGTTATTAAAAGATAATCAATATTCTCTTTTTCAAACTTATTCAATATATCGTATATAAAATCCATTGATGCCATAATAAAAGTATTATATGTGTTTATTGTTCTAAATGCAATCAAATATTTACCATGTATTTGATTTTGTTCCAAACCTTAAAATTTAACTCCAAATCTGAGAGTGCGTTATGTAGTGAATCATAATCGTGTTGTATATCTAAATCTTTTCCAGCTGCAGTTAAATTTGTTCTCACATTTTTGACTTTAGTATGATAAAGTTTGTACATATATTCTGGCAGACTTTCTTTTTTAGAATCGAATGAGTTTGAGGTTTTAATACCTTTATATAGAAGATTTGTATCAATAGATTTTTTAATAAAATCAAAAGGCTTTAAACCCATAAATTTATAATATTCACTTAACATATAAAGATCAAATCCTAAGATATTATGCCCAACAATATAATCCGCTTTTTCTAACCAATCTTGCATTGTTGGAAAAAATGCTTCTGGTGATATACCATGTTTTTCGATATTCTTTGGATCATATCTTGTTATTCTTGCCGCATCTTTACTTACTTTAAGATGAGTATTCCATTTTAAATAGACATCTTTAGAATCAATAATTCTATCTCCTTGACATTTAAGCATAGCTATTTGCCAAGGTCTATTATGACAATAATTTAAACATAAATTAAATGTCTCACAATCTATAAAAACTAATGTTTTATTCTTATCGAATCTTAGTAGATGTTCATCCATTGTTATATCCTATATCTTTGAATGGGTCTTCAATTTCTAAATCTTTTTTATATTTTTCATATAATTCGTATGGCATCTCTTTATCTCTAATATTATAGTGCCATTCTAAATGTTCAACCTTATTTTGAAAGATCCATTCACCATTATTCTCTGTTAAGTTGTATAAATGAAACTTTCTAATGCAATCTGAAAAAGCCACAATATATACTGGGCATCTAAGTAGCTCTGCAATATCAACGCTAATAGCTCTTTGTTTATCCCTTATACAATATCTATAAATAATAGAATCAAAATAATTTTGTGAAGGAGTCCATATGTAATTATCTATCCTTGTTAACTCTAATACTGCAACAGGGATATTTTTATGATTCTTTATTTTAAGACATATTAAATCTTGATCTATTGCATAAAGTCCATTTTGTTCGTATAAAAATTTTCTATAATCAATAGTTCTATCTTCATTATCTGCTCTTTGACGGACTTTTGATCCGTATTCATTAACTATTTTTTCTATTGTTTTCATTTTTTGTTTTGTTCTAGCCAACTTTCAAGACAAAATTCATCACTAGACATATGCTCTATCTCTGGCTTATTTAGGGTGGTTCTATTGTTAATACATCTGAACGTTAAAAAGCTTTTAAAATCTTTTTTATTCTTATAGTAAATACTCTTTGTTCGTAGAATATCAAGATTATTTAATTTAGCAAACTCTATCATTTTATCTTTAACCAAAGGATCAAATATAAGAGAATTATCTTCTATAAAAACTGTTGGCTTATAGTTCTCTATAAATGGAACACATTGATAACCTTTTAGAGTGTTATTGAAGATAAAATTATCATAAAATGGTATAGCAATTTTTATATTTTCATTAAAACATTCTTTTAAAGAATTCATATCTAATCTTGGCGTATAATAAAAACCTTCTACGCTTGCTTTTGTCCATAACTTAATAAGAGTTTTATATCCTTCGTTTCCATTAGCGAATATAATTAATTTGTGATGTTTCTTAAGCTCATCTTCATTTTTATTATTTATATTATCACAGAATATAAATTTAATGCCAAATATTAGATCAATATTATTTGCTTTCAAATTTTTGAAAGCCTGAAGAAAACCGCTAAAACAATCTTCTACAAGAAATACCTTTTTTAACTTACAATCTCTTGCTATCTGTATTATAGAATCTGGTTCGTTTTCTTCAGAGGTCTCTTCTTCAAGAGTTAATATACTTTTTCCTATTGAAAAGTGACTCTTAAAAAGAGGTATTACGTTGTGCATTTCTTATTTATACTATATTCTATTTTATATGTCAAGATAAATCATCAAAATCATCTTTAGCTTTCGGAGACATTTCTTCTAGTATATCTTCAGATGATTTATTAATTGAAACATTATTAAATCTTGGACATCCTGCATATTTTCTTTTTTCTATTTTAAATCCTTTAACATCTTTAAAATTGCCATCAAAATTAGATTCAATAATTTCATTCTTTTCGTTTAATTTAACATGATATTCAAAAGAGTCTTTATATGGACATTTCCAATTTCCAACTCCACACATCCATTTGCTTTTTGGATTATCTAGAGCGAAATTAGATTCTGCGCTTTTTATATCAAAATTATTAACATGAGCATTAACGTATTCAAGATAATGTTCAAATCCTTTGATTTGATTATCGTCAAATTGAAGCTCTTGAATTGGTTGTTTTGGAAATCTTAAGAAGAGGAACTTTACAACTGGCTTTAATTTGGGCCATAGCTTTTTACTTGCTAGACTATACATCATAGCTTGAATATTAGCTTCTAGATCATCCCCTCTAAATTTAGCTTTTGAGCTTTTGTAATCAACTATTACCATTTTATCTTTTGTTTTAATAGGCTTATCAATAAACCCCTTAACATGATATTTTGGGTTATCGCTCTTTATCTCAAAAGCATATTCTGGTGCAACAATTTTACCTTCTTCACCATAAAAATCATGCTTTAATCCTACGAGAATCATCTCATCCAATACTTCAAAATTTGATATATTTAATGGGGCTTGGTTCATTAACTTAATTACTAGTCGTTCTATAGCCTTACTACCTTTAATAGAATTCTTTTTAATAATTGAATTAAAATGTTTTTTATGTTTCTTATTTAAAAGCAATTCAAATATCTTATGACATACTGTTCCTCTCAATGCTCCGTCATTTTGAGTCTGAGGGATTTTAGTATGATAGTTATTCCAATAAACCCAAGAACAAGTTTCTAGGGTTTTAATCCTTGAAGCTGATAATATTTTTAAAGATTTGTTTTCCATTGTAAAATCTCTTCCTTTTTCATCTCTCCAAAATCTTTCTTTGTTGGTAATCTGATTTCAATATGATGTTTATCAAAATGTTTTAATAATTTATCTTTAGCTTTTTCTGCAGCCATATTTCCAGCGTTATTATTTTGACTATCATTATTAAAAGATATGTAAATTTTATTTGGGTTTAATATTAGCAATGTATTGAGTATGCTTATGCTTAAATTTAATCCAAAAGTAACTATAGTATTCTTTACTCCAGCATCCCATAAACTTAGCATATCTCCTATGCTTTCAATTAGAAAGATATCTTTTGAGTTGTTTAAAATATCATAGTTTACTTGAGTAGGATATATCCAGTTACTTTTATCTCCCACTAGTTTCCATTTTGGACTCATTTTTTCATTTCGATTTAGAATATCTCTTCCTGCAACGCCTATTAATTGTCCATCTTTATTAAAAATTGGAAATACATATCTACCTTTCATCCTACCTTCTGTTAAAATACCGCCTTCAAAAATATTAGTTGTTTCATCGCTAATGTTTCTTTTATGCCAAAATGAATTATCTTTTACAAGTTTAGATAGAATATCTTTTGGATAGCATTTTACTTGTTTTATCTCTGGCTTCTTATAAACTGTATAGGTATTTGTATTTGGTAATTTTTGGTTAATCCATTCTTTAGCTTCAGAATTATTTGGTAAATTTAAAGTCATTCTAACTAGATCTTGAAGGTTGCCAGTTATATTCTCTTTATAATCAACCCATTTGCCACTATCTTTATAGATAACTAGAACATTTTCATTATCTGAATCTCTATATAGGGGTTTTGTTCGATACTCTTTTGAGTATTCTTTTAAAGAGTAACCTAAATTAGATAAAATTTCTCTTATGTTTTCCATTGTAAAGCTTCGCTAATAGTTGGAAATTCTTTAATAAAGATTTTCTTACATCTATCTGCAATAATTCTGTGTTCTTTTTGAGTATTCTGCTCAGTCCTTAAATCTAGATAATGTATCCAACTTCTAAGTGAGCCTTTCATATACATTGTAGTTTCTGTAGTTAACGGAAGTATCATTCTAGCCACTTCTTTTGCTACTCCATTCTCTATCATAGTCTCGTAGCAATGTTGTGATAGTGAAGCGGATTCTGCAATTAAATTACTTATATTCTCATATGCTGGATGATTAACCGACATGAGATTTTCTCCTACTTGTCTATTTTTATCTCCTTGCATTCTTAATTCTATATCTTCAAATTGCGTTGCTAAACTATATCTTTGACTAAACTCTTGAAATGAAAAAGAGCGATGTCTAAGTATTTGTGCGGCGATAGCTCTGCTAGTTTTAATCTCAACAGTCATATCCACCATCTCAAATGGAGACCAATGCTTGTGTTTAATTAAAAATCCTAATAGTTTAGGCGCAGTTTCAGTATTTATTTGATTAGAAGGATTACTTACTCTTGCACAATAAGCGACTAAATCTTCTGCGTTATCTATTCCATCTATGTATGGTTGAGTAATTGATATTAATTTAACATTCATAATAATTCTCCATCTTCATTTGATCCTCCTTGATCAAACTCTAATCTTTCGTTTTCTGCATCAACTATTTCTCTTAAAGTTCCTCTTTCTTCTACATTAAAATTACCAACTTCAAAATTAATATAGTTATTAAAATACTTAAATTCATTCTCTCCAGTTCTTCTACGAACTAGATCATGATGTCCTGTGCCTTCTCTTCCTTGGAAGCGCGTTTTAATTGCTATTAATTTATGTGTTCCAAATTGTTCGCCATCTGTTTGAATTTCGTCTTGAGTTTTTCTTCTAAAGATACCTACAAAAGAAGCAAACCATTGCATACGATCTGATAGCGATATCGCAGAACTATCATCTGTTACTTGGCTTGCATTTCTATTAAAATTTTCTCCAGTTCTATTTAATTGCATTGCGGTTATAACTGGACATTTAATTTCTTCTGAGATTCTTTTTAGTTTATCAATCTTTTCTCCGATAGCTTGATGTTCTGCCCAATTTTGGCTAACCTTTTCACCAGTTAGTTTAATATAATCATAAGCTATAAGCGCCTGATTGCCTCTGCCAACTTTAGTATAATACCATCTACGAATAATAGAAGCTACTTCATCAACATTCTTATTTGCCACATGATAATGATAATGTGTCATCCCTTTGACTTTTGGCCATGCATCACGCACTTTTTGAATCATTTCTGGATTCTTTCTCCAATTTCCAGTTTCAATAAACCATAGTGGAACTCCAGATATACTAGCTACAAGTCTCATTTGAGTATCTAAAGTACTCATTTCTGTATCAAGAATTAGAGCCTTTGTATTTTTATTACAAGTATTAGCAGTTTTATAGCATATATCATTTAACCATGTACTCTTACCTTGGCCAGGTCTACTTACTATAGAATAAATATTCCCCTGTTTTAAGCCTCCATATAGATTATTAAAATTGTTATATGGAGTTCTTAAGCCAGTCTCTTCTCTTGGATTATTACCTATCTCTTCGATAATATTCTCCATCTCTTCAAATAGATTAACTGGTTCTCCTTCTAGATAATACTGAGTGACTTTATTATTATAAATCTCGTCTACTTTAGATACTATTGCATCAATACCATCTTCTGCATTTTCTTTAACATATTTCTTTACGTTCTCTGCGGTTTCAAAAAGTTCTCTTCTTACTTTTATCTTACTTAATTCCTTGCATGCATTTAAAGTTCCTTGAGGATTAATTTGAGTTAATGCAAGTGCGTCAATATAAGAAAATATATCAATTTCATCTTTGAAAGATATACCAAGATTTTTAATCTTTTGAGCTAAAAGAACTTTATCTATTTTATTATTTTTATTAAGCTCGTCTTTTATACAAGAGAAAATAGTGCTATGAACATCATTAAAAAAGTCTTTTTCAGAAATAAATCTTGATACATCAAAAAATACTTCTGGATTCCTAATTAATCCACCAAGAACATGACGTTCAACTTGAACTGAATATATGGGCATACAAGAATTCTAGTATATATTTGACTTTTAGTCAACTATTCTTTTTTCTTGCGTTTCTTTTTACCAATATCAGCAATATTTTGTATTGTGCATTCAATATTTAAAGAATTTATAGCTTCTGTCCAATAATTCACATATTGTTGTAATGCCATAGCATTTAATTGATTATCGAACTTTGTCATTACTTGAGGATCGCCTTCTCCATTAAAATTAAATAAAATAAATCCGCCAAACGAATTCTCATTTAATGCTTCCAGTAACGACTTGGGAAAATCTTTCTGCACATAAAAATTTACACTAAAATATGTTAATATCGAAATTTTGAGAAAAGAAATTGGGTGATAGATTTTTTAAATCTTTTTCATATATTTCAATCAATTTAAAATTATTTTTTTCTAGCCATTGAGCTTTTTTACAATCTCTTTTTATGCTTTGAAGATAATTCATTCTTGAATTTGCATGAAAAAATTCGTTAAAGCTTTCGTGTTGTTCGCCATTTATCTCTACTGCGATTCGTTTTGTTGCATTTAATAAATCCACTTTCATTAAAGATCCGTAAACTGGAAATTCTTCATAGACAATATGATTTTTCCAATACTGCTGAAAGAATTTTTTTACATTAAATTGTATTTTGCTACGACTAGGCTTATCCCAATTAACTAAATACTTTGAGACATTTTTATTTACAAGCTTGCCATTTAAGCTATACAACCTCATGAAGGAATAAGTTTTTTATATTTATCAAAAAGATAATCTGTAATTTTAGGATTCTCTTCCAGATACTTTCTAAAGTTATCCATTCCTTGATGCTGTTTGGATAATTCTAATCCAGCATCTTTTAATTCTTTTATGAGATCATCTCCAACTGTAATCCATGCGCCTTTAGCTGTAACAAATTGCCAAGCAATTAGCTGATCAATAATCTCATACTCTCTCCAAATAGATGTTCCATTTTTACGTCCATATTTGATAGGATATTCTACTTTATGATTTGTAGTTTCATTCGTAGACTTTTTAATGATTAACTTTGCCGTATGACCAATGATTTTATTTTTGACTGGGTCATACTTTTCGTTTGGCTTTTCGAGAATAAGATCTTTATTAAAGCGTGGTTCAAATTCTAATATCCAATTTGCAAAATGCAATAAAGCATTTCCTCCTGTAGCTGTAGTTTGTCTAATATCTTTATTAGCAGCATATGGGTCAAGTTTAATATCTGACCTTACTTGACTAATAAATATAGCCATATGACCTCTTTTGGCTAGAGCGATTGACATCTTTTTCATGAGGACAGAAGATATTACTGCTCCTCCTGCTACTTTAGTTGCATCTGATAAAGTTTTAACAGAATCATTCTTTGGCATGAGTCCATCTACAGAATCTAAAATAAAAAGATATCTTTTATTTTCTGGATTATTTTTGACAAGATCTAGCATAAGTTCAGATACTGTCTCAAATATATTAGATTCAAATACAAAACAATTGCCATCTTTCCATTGATCTGGATTTGTAACATATTCAACACCAGATCTCTCTTGAATCTCTTTAGATAATCTTCCTTCTGCTTTGATTAATATGCCTCTTGCATTTGGAACTGTTTTTAAAAAGTTCTTCATAACCTCTAAAGCTTCAGAAGTTTTTCCTCCTTCATTCATTCCTAGAAATCTATGTAATCCTGGACAAAATCCGCCACCCATTACAAAATCAAGATTTAAACTACCAGAAGAAACTTTATAATAAGTCTCTTCCTCAAAGTTATAATGATCTTCTTTGTTATCCTTTAAAAAGGCTTTAAGCCTATCATTTGATATAGGCCCTTGACTAACTTCTTCTGTTACTGTTTTTGTTCTAGCCATTTAAAAACTCCTTTAATGTTTTTATTTTTTTTACTACAATTTTATCATTCCCTATTTTGTTATCTTCTAAATTATAGGTATTTTTTGATTCATTGTCAAGTATAAATGATTGTTTTTGGTTTAATAGGTATTTTTTACCATCAAAAGAAAGCAACCAATCTAAAGATTTAAGGTTTTTTGATTTTACCTTGAACCAGAAGCTGGAATTTGGTTCGAATTTTATTAATTTTTTCGCTTGACTTATTTCGTAACCCCAAGGTATATTCTTTGATTTTACGAATTTTTTCACGATAAAACAACACAATTTGTGTCCAGATAAGGTGTTTCTCATAGTCAAATAAGAGTTTATCATACTTTTTAAGATTTTTCAATACATATTTTGGACAATTATTTCTATTCAATAAAACTCTAGAAAAAGATTCTCCAGAATTTAAATCGTTTGACTTTCCATTTTTTATATTATCTTCTATTAAAATGGCATCATTATTTGGCCATTTATTATTTTCCTGATGAGAATAAGAGGATATTTTATATAAAATATCTTGAATATCTTTATAAAAATATGAATAATGCCATCCTGCATCGTTTAGTATAAAACATTCATCTTTAGGAGTTTTTGTTCTAAGATTTTGCATAGTTGATATATTATTTTTTTGAGTAATAATTGGGCTAGTTGATTTATTTGTGCCATTCATTTTATTATCAAATTTATAGAAATAATTATCTAAACTTAAACGTATATACTTTCTATTATTTTTATATATTTCATAAAAAGCATCTATAACCTTACTTTTCCTAGGAATTTCATCTAAATCACTTAAAATAATTAAATCTTTTTCTGAACTATTTATTGGAAGAAATGGCAAATTAAGACCTTCCATTATTTTATTTCTTTGAAATGTTTCAGTTTCCCATGGATTTGGAGATCTGATAAAATCATTGTTCTGGATATATATTATTTTATGATTAAATTTTTTTATTTTTTCTTTGTCTAAGATAAATCCTTTTCCATTTTTTGTAAATGTGCTACTTGATTCAACAATAACAAAAAAATCAACAACAGAATTTAATTCATTTAGTCTAACTTCTAAAAGATCGTTTTCATTAAAAAATAAAAAACAATCATATATTTTAACAGAATTTCTATTGTTTTTAAAAAAATGATATTTTTTTACTTGTTCTAATAAATTTATCACGTAATATTTACACGTTAGATTTTATATCTGATTCTACCATTCTTTTTACAAGATTGTCAAAAGATATTTTTGGCGCCCAATTTAATTCTTTTCTCGCCTCCGAAGAATCTCCCAAAAGTAAATTAACTTCTGCAGGTCTATAAAATTTAGGATTCACGATCACAAGTGGTATAAAATTTCCATCTTCTTTTTTAAGATAAAAAGCTTCATCTTCGTCTCTTCCATCTCCAGTATAAATCCAATGCCCTTCTATATTTATTGTTCGAAACGCTTTTTCAATGAATTCTCTAATGCTATGCGTTTCATTGGAGGATAAAATATATTCTTTAGGTTTTTCTTGATTTAACATTAACCAAATACCTTCTATAAAATCCTCCGCATGACTCCAGTCTCTTTTTGCATCAAGATTTCCTAATTCAATAGGGCTAAATTCTTTATTATTTTTAATTGAATGATATATTTTTGCAACACCTTTAGTAATTTTTCTTGTAACAAATTCTTCTCCTCTGCGTTCACTTTCATGATTGTATAGAATAGAATGAATTGCATATAAATTGTAAGAATCTCTATAGACTTTGGTAATATGCCTTGCCGCTGCTTTAGCTGCACCATATGGGCTTCTAGGACGAATTGGATGTTTAAGATCTTGTGGACTATATAATACATCACCCATTTCTTCACTAGATCCTGCAGAATAAAATCTACATTCTGGTGAGTATTTTCTTATTGCCTCTAAACATCTAAGAACTCCTACGGCGGTTGCATCAAAAGTTTGTAAAGGTATTTGCCAACTACTTCCAACGAAAGATTGCGCTGCAAAATTTACAAAAAAATCTGGTTTTATTTCTTTAACTATTTCATCTATAGAATTGCTATCAGAAAGATCAGCTATTAGCATTTTAAATCTGGAATTATTTAAATTATGTTTAATATTTTCTAAATTTGGGTTAGAACTTCTTCTTCTAACTCCATAAACCATATAGTCTGTATTATTAAGCATATAGTCTACCATATATGAACCATCTTGACCTGTAACACCTGTTATAATAATTTTCTTCATAATTTATTAAGTCCTTTTGTTAAAAATAAAATCTGTTCTTTTTTTAGATTTGAATATAAGCCTACATAAAATCCAAAATTATGAATATATGTTGAATTTGGATAGTCCTTAGTCTTATCGAAAAAATCTTTGTAGCAAGTTTGATATCCTAAATACCCAGATATAATTGGTCTATACTCTATCTTATTAATTCTGCAGAATTCAATTGCTCTATAATATAAATCTTTATCATTCTTCTTAATTATAATTGGTAAACAAAATGGAACGTCTTCTTGTAGCTCTCGTTCCTCTGGAAGAAAAAATTTATTTAAATTTAAATTAGATTTATATATATCATATAGTTCTTTTCTTCTAAAGGTATATTTTTTAATTCTCTTAAAATCTAATTCGCCTATATAAGCATTTAGATCTGTATTTCTAAAATTATTTCCTAGAGAATAGAAATCAAATAGTGAGTCTACTTTGGGGTTGATGTATTCTTTATTATTAATGCCATATGTTAAGAGACTCCTTGTCATTCCGTGATTTCTATTCATTAAAAAGTATTCATATTCTTTTTGAGAGTTTGTAAAGATAAATCCTCCTTCTATTGATTGTAATTGATGACCAAAATAAGTTGATGTAGAAGATGTAAAGTAACTAGATATATTTTTACTATTATAGCTACCTAGCGTATTTTCACAATTATCCATCATGATGTTAATATTAAATTTTTTCTGCAACATTTTATAGAAATCAATATCAATTGAGTAACCTATTAAGGATGTTGGAAATATGCAAGCGATTTTTTTATGATTGCTTTTGACAAAATCTAAAAGCTTCTTTTTATCTAGAGAAAAATTATCTAAAGATATATCAATAAATTTTGGGGTCATGCCTTCTCTAATCCAAGGAGAACAAGAAGTTTGCCACGTTGTTGATGGAAAGATTACAATTTTCTTTGTTTTAGTATAAATATTATCTTTGATATACATTGACATTAAAGTATTAGCTGTAGATCCGCTTGAAACAAATACGGCATATTTTACGCCTATAAAATTTGCCATGTTTTTTTCAAATGATTTTACATGAATATCTTGTGTCCATCTATTTTTTGGATTAATGATAAAACTAGATATTTTTAATCTATCTAAAAATGTAAAATTATTAATATTAAGTGGCCAATTCATGTTGATTTAGATGTTTAACTAAGTTTTCTGCGGTATATTTCCACTTCCATTTATCTATAATAGCAGTTCTTGTATCTATTTTTCCATAAAAATTCCAATTAGAATATATATTCTTTAAAAGATCAGCATATTTCTCAATATCAAAATCATAAAATCTAGGTTCCTCTGAATAACCAAATGAACCATAACAATTTAAAAGTCCCCAATAATTAACTAATTCATTTAATTTATCACCAATATTTATTTCATTAGACGGTTTCAATAAAATTCCATAATCTCTATTAATTAAAACATTAGTCGGTTCAAAATCTCCTGTAACACACAGACAGTTGCAGGCTGACATTTCGTGCAATGGAAAACCCCACGAAGTCATTCTCAATAAGTTTAATCCTACATGAGAGGAAGAATACATATCTCTTATTTCTTGCCTTGTTAATCTTTTGGTAATATATTCAATGTTAGATCCTTTATTTTTAAGCTCTTGTATTCTAGTCTTTAGAGTATCTACATTAGTATTTGTATCTTTTATTATAAGTCTAACATTCTTATTGTTTTGAAATGCTATATGAAATGCTTGAAGCGTTAAGTCTAGACCAGATCTAACGTTACTGCTATTTACATGTATAAATGTAAATATATTATCTTTCGGTAAAGTCTGATGCCAAAAATCAGTATCACATCCGCAGTGTAATGTTTGACAGTTTATTCCTTCTTTTAAATATAAATTAGTAATCTGATTGCTCATTCCAAAAATAATTTTGTTTTGATCTTTTAACATTTGAATATGAAAATTTGTAATTTTATTTATTGTTTCCCAAACAGTTATATAGAATGATTTTTTATCTTTATATTGTTGATGAAAATTTAAACTAGATGGGAATCCTATATATTTTGCAGAATCTTGATCAGAATAAAATCCAATTTCTTTAAGTCCTTGATTTAGTCCATAATTAATTACAGAGAATGATCCATGATTATCTTTAAAAGTTGGGTCTGAGTAAAATCTTGGATCTTCTTCAAATAAATGTATCATATTTTTAATTTAGTATTTGATTAATAATATTATATAAGCTTATGGCACTTTTTTCCCATGTAAATTTTTGCGCCGAAATCGATCCATAAATACTAATTTTATTTCTTAAATCATTGTCATCTAAAAGCTGTCTCATTGAATGTCTAACGCTTTCTTTTACTGGTATGGCCCAATAAGGTTGTTTTGGATGCATTGATGGATCAAATAAATGATTTCTTAATCCTATAGAATTTAAATAATTAATATCAAAGTTTGTAAATGGCTCTAGATTAAATTTAACATGTATAGCAGAAAAATCATGAGTTGTATAATCTCTAGGTCCAGCATATGGAATAACGATTAAAGGAGTTCCAGTACTCATACATTCAATAGTCCTTAAATTCCATGTGCTAGTTTTATTTAAACAGATTGCTATATCTGCTTCATAATAAATATCTTTTTCTTGTTCAAAATTTTCAAGATGTCTATCATCGTGAACAATCTCTACATTAAATTCTCTTGCTTTTTCTTGAATCCATGTCTTGAAAGTTGAGCTTGATTCTCTATCTCTTATGTAAAGTTTTACTGATTTTGTATTTTTAAATTCTTCACAAAAATTTTCCACAATCAATTCTAGTCCTCCTCTTGAATTGGATTCCCCAATCCCTAATATAGTAAATTTATCTTTCTTATATTTTTCTTTGAATTTCCAAATATCTGAATCTACCCCTAAATTAAAATAATCGCATAAATTTTTTGGATATCCTGCTTCTAATATAAAATTAAGATTATCTTTTGACACACCAAATATTGGTATTGGATGAACATTATTAAATATAAAATGTGGAAATATTAATTCATAAACAATAATCATTGCATCTGGATTATGCCCATGTTTATTGCCTATACAATCATAAACTATTTTATAACCATCTTTAGAATAAATTCCTAGTTTTTCTGCAGATTTATTTAAATTAGAGATAATAATATCACTACTTCTATAAGGTCTATTATTTGGATCTCCTAAAACTTGAATTTTTTTCATTTATATGGATTTAAATCATTAAAATATTTTACTCTGTCTTCTCTGCTTGTAGCTGGTAAATGTACAATAAAGTCTTCTGATTTAACATCATTCCAATATGCATTCATTTTATTATGCGGAAGAATATTAATTCTAGAAGAATCAATTTCATTATTTAAAAGAAAATGATGAAATGCTCTTTGATCCCACCAATTAGAACAATCAAAATGAAAATCTTTCTTAGCTAATAAAAATTCTAAAAATGATACAGAATCTTTGCATTTTTTAATTAGAAACGTTCCAAGACATGGACCATTAACATTACAAACTGACAGCCAAAGAAATGGATCATTTTTTACTTTTAATATTTTATTAGCTCTTTCTAGAGCTGGCATAGAAGAACAATTTATATTTTCATTAGAATGAATCAACACGCATTCATCAAGACTATCTAAAGATAAGATATTTTCAATTCTTATATTCTTATTGTGTATAAAAGCGTCTGCATCCATCCATAAGACATATTCATAATCATAATCTTGTAAAATTCTAGATATTATATATATTTTGTCCCAAGAAATTGGCAAGTTAATAAAGCCTTTTCTCTTATAAAGAAAATCATAATTATTTTCTTTGCAATATCTTAATTTATTTTGTAATGTTAAATCTCCAATATATTGATGATTATCATCATAAGCTGTATAAACTAAAATTTTTTTTATAGTATCTTCTGGTGTAAAAATACAAAAATTTAGATTTTGATCTAATTTATTCATTTGCATCTTTTAAAGATCTTAAAATCATCCCTATTCTAAAACTTAAATTTAAATTAGTTTTTAATTGATTATCAAAATATTTTTCTAACATTATTTTTAACGATTTTCCATCTCTTTGATCTTCCCAATAAATTTTTATATCATTATTTAAAAACTCAAATTTGTTTATTCTTTTCTCGTATTGATTTCCAAAATTTGCATAAATTCTATTACTATTATAAGATAATTGCATTGAATAATTTTTATTATCGTCTAAATGAAAACCATTTAAACTCAAAATCTCTGGATCAAAAATGTAAAATAATACCGACATTACATGACAACCATAGTCCCATAAAGCTGTATAATCTTTTCTAAATGGGCCTTGACCAGCATTTACAATTGTAAAATGATTAAAATTATTATTTATATGACTTTTAACTTGATCTAGCGTAGGATTAAATAAATTAATATAATTTGTATAAAAAATATTTTTATTTTTACCTATTAATTCGTAAATTTCTTCATATTCTTTATTATTAAACATGCATGGTTTTTCGCATATAACATTTTTACCTTTTTCTAATGCATATTTAGATATATTAAAATGATCTTTTGGATGAGTAGCTATAATTACTGTATCAACTTGATCGGTTATAGCATTTTTATAATTATCAGTCCATTCTGCTATTCTAAGCGACTCATCAAGATTATCAAAAGTATCTCTACTCAACGAACTTAAATATTTAATATTAATATTTTTAAATTCTTTTAAATTTTTAATATAATTCTTGCCCCATTTTCCAATTCCTATAATAGATACATTATTCATAATTTTATTAAAATGGCATCTTTATTATTATTTATAATATCTTACAAATTTAAGATTTATAATTTTCTTTTGCCCAATTAAAAAATTTATAGATTCCCGTTTCTAGATCAACCGTTGGAATATATTCTAATTCTTTTTTAGCTTTAGATATGTCTGGACATCTTCTATGTGGTTCTGTGCTTGGATAGTTATTGGGATATGGTATTTCTATTATGTCACCAGAATAATTCGTTATTTTTTTAACAAGTCTTGCTAAATCTGGTATTGTAATTTCTGGAGTATCACATCCAATATTATATATTTCACCAGCTCTGCCTTTTATTAAAACTTTTAAAAATCCAATTATTGCGTCTGTTATAAAACAAAAAGTTCTAGTGTTGTTATTGTTTCCATAAACTTTTAATGGTTGATTATTTAAAACTCCTTTAATAAAATTTGGTAAAACTCTTGTATCAGACTGATGAGCATATGAATATACATTAAATGGTCTAATTACTTTGACATTAACATCATGATGAGTATAAAATATATAACTTAAAGTTTCTACAACCATTTTTCCTATATCATAACAGCTTCTAGTGTCCATTGATGGACATGAACCAATAAAAGTCTCTGGTGTTGGTATTTGATCATCTGGAGGCGTTCCGTAGACCTCTGAAGATGAAAAAGTTATAATAGACTCTACTGAATGTTGGTATGCAAGTTCTAATACATTTAAAATTCCAGAGTAGCTTACATCTAAAGTTTCTAATGGGTATTTTTTATATACGGCTGGTGCTGCAATTCCTGCTGCAGCAATTATATAATCTATTTTTACGGAATTTTTTAATTTGGTTTTTAAAGGCTGAGTGATATCATGTCGAATGATTTCTATATTAGGATCATCGTATATTTTTTCATCTATATCGCTTCCAACAATATAATTATCAACAGATATTATCTTAGCTGGTTTCTTTAAAATATTTTTATTTATAAATTGAAAGAAAGCTAAAAAATTTCTACCTAAAAAACCAGATCCTCCAGTTATTAATATAGTTTTTCCTTCAAAACGAAAAATATCGTTTTTAAGACCATTTGCAATATCTAGAAGATCTTGTTCTGGAATCATTTATTATATAAATCCTTTAGACTATAGTCAACTCTAGTAGTATCATTTTCATAGTTGGCACTTGTTCTACTTAATGTACTATAACAATGAAATACTGTTTCTACTGGGAAATACATTTCATGCACAACATTTGGTGGAGTATAAAATAACTCCCCCTCTTTAATAATTTCCATTGTTATTTTATCTGGATTATCTATTGGTTGTTCAAAATAGTGAATTTCGCCTTTTGTAACAAGACAATAATGTGAATCTGCTTTATGCCAATGTTTGGCTCTCGTACTATTTGGTTCGCTAGATATAATTGAAACGCTATTAATAGTCTGATTTTCTAAAATCATATCTATTGATCCTCTTGCGTCTTTATATGATGGTCCTAGATTAATTTTGGTTTGCATTTCTTGGGTTCTCCTTAAGATATTTATTATTCCATGTTGGAGAGCATACAAATGTTTGTCCTTCTGGCACAATCATTCCATTGACTCCTCCTCCACATATATGTTCTGATATACTATAATCACATATACTTAAAAATGGAAAATTCTTTGATAAATCTATATTATTTAATTCTAAATTCATTTCTCCGTATTTTGATACCGTACTACTCATCCATCCGTCAGATGCATTTTTTCTGGTATCATGTGAGACATTTTTATTAAAAGCTCTATCCATTCTCCTCCAAAAGTCATTATATTGTATTTTTTTGGATTGTTCAAGATTTTTAATAACTTGTTTGAGCCTTTTCCAATGAAGAATCGTGCAACCGCAAGAATTGCTTACTCCTTGGACTTTAATTAATCCAGATTTAGTATTTAAATCAAAAGGAATATAGAGATTATTTCTACTTTTCAAATCCTCACTAAAACATTCCTTCATTATATCTGGAAATGTTTCATGTGTCTTTTTCCTATCATACATATCTGGGTGATCTGTGCCAGCTATTGCTATAGTATTTTCAGAAGCCTCGAAAACATCTACACAGTCTCTTAGCCAATCTTTTCTCCACACATAATCAGATTCTAGTATACAAGCTATATCCAAATCATCATTTTGATGCATTAAATTGTATACTCTTTCAAAAGAATATCCTATTCCATAGTTTTTACCATGCAGAAGTAAATTAATAGGAAATTTATCAGAATATTTTAATGAAAAATCTAATAAGGCTTGCTGCATATTAGGCAAAGATCCATCGTCTATAATCCAAGCTTCATTTGGCTTAATACTTGTATTATTTATAGCCGAATATATTGATTCTCCTAAGATTTTAGGTCTATTGTATGTTAAAAAATAGAATGCAATATTCATATAATTTTTAATTGTGGCATAGGAATAATAAATTTTCCTTTATATTGTTTATTATTGTTTATAATTGCTTCTGCCATATTCCATACAGAAATAATACAATAATCTGTAGGATTTTCATAAAAATAATCTCTATTAACTATAGGTATCTTCTTACTTGGAGAAAATTTACCTTGTTTTAAGGGAGAATCATCAACAACATAGTCTATAATTGTAGCGTCTAGTTCAAAGAATTTGCTAAATAAGGCAAATTTAGCTGGACATCCATAGCAAGAAATCCTGCCGCCTTTAGATTTGATATCTTTTATAAAACTTTGTAAATCATTCTTTAAAACATTTAATTTATGTAAAAAATCTTCATAAGTTTTATTTGAATATAGATTAAAATCTTTTTCATTTTGAACAAATTTTAGAACATTCTCTGATGTCTTATATATTTGATTCTGAATCTTTTTTGCATATATTCTAAATGATCCGCCTTGAGTATTTACTCTTTTTATATCAAAAATTTCCATTTTATAAGAAGCTAAATACTTAATTAATGGTATAATGCCATAATATTGCAAATGCTCATGATAAACTTGATCAAAATATAAACCCTTTATTGTATCATAAAGATATGCATTTTCAAAAATAAATACCCCATCATCTGCTAAACAATGGACTATCCCATCCATCATAGAATCTAACTGGTCAACATGTGCAAATACATTATTCGCACAGATAATATCTATTGCTCCGAATTTATTTTTAATTTTAGTTGCGCTTTCAATATTGAAAAAATCTGTTATAATATTAGCATTTTGAATTGATTTCGCTCTTTCAGATATGTTTTCTGCTGGATCAATTCCTATTAGCTTGCCAAATTTAATATTATCAAACTCCTTCAAGAGGATTCCGTCATTTGAACCTATTTCTAATATATTAGCATCATTTTTATAAAAACGACTTTTGATATCTTCGGCATATTCACTAAAATGTTTTATGAGAGATGGTGAATCTGAGCTTGAGTATAAATAATTAGAGAATAATATCTTTGGATCAATTGTTTCTTTTAATTGTACATGGCCACAGTTAGAACATTTTATAACAGTCAATGGATATAAATTTTCATTTTCATCTTGAGTTTTTGGATAAGAATTAGCTAAAGGACTTAATCCAAAATCGATAACAGTTTGAACATGCTCTTCCTTGCAAAGACGGCAATTATTAATATTTTTGTACATATTTAATGATATTATTAATTATTATATAATTTAAAATTTCTATTTTCAATTAAAATATCTTATCTAATATTTTTATATAAATTATATATATCTAATTCAGAATTTATTACGGCTTGATGAGCGTATGGTTCTGCTCCAAGGTGTATGGAATATGCATATGAAGGCGAAAATGCATAAATTTTTATATTTTTATTATATATTTTGTAAGCTTTATCAAAAGCATCCTCTGGATGCAGAAACTTAAAATATTCTTCCCATTTGCTTTTAATAATTCTGCAAATATTTATAAGATCTTCTGTCTTATTTACTCTTGGTTGAAAATTATACCAATATCTACCTTTATATATCTCTTGAGAAAGATCTGGCACTTCGATTTCGTGACGAATAAACCACTCCACAGGATCTGTTGGTATTTCATTGTGGCTAAGTCTTAAAAAATGTATTCCTTCTAGATTTGGATCATTTTCTAATTCAGAAATACTTTTTTCTATATAAAAATCTAAAGAATGTTGTTTGATAATTATTGGCGAGTCGTCTTCTAGAACAAAAACGTATTTAGATAATTTTGAAGAATTTTCTATAAAAAAAGAACAGATATCATGTGCAATTCCGCCTATAAATTTTTGTCTATTAATATATCTATCATCATCTTGTATGTTATGGTTATCTTTTATGATAAATATTTGAAACCCATATCCTGAAAAAAAATTAATAATGTTATTTGCATTATCTAAATCATTTTCAAAAATCTTTAAACTGAGAAATTTATTCTTAAAGATCTTGTCTTCATTATTATTAAATAAATGACGTATTGTTATTTTATAGTCATCATATCTTCCATATCTATTTTTAGAGCTAATAAAGACGCAAAGATCAATATCAGACATTGTATGTTGCTCCTTTATTTAATGATCTATTTTTCATCTTTATTGAGTACTGGCTTTGGTAAATTAAATTTAGAATAAAACTCTTCATTTAATTTTAATTTATCATTATCTTCATCCCAAGCGTAGGAACAAACTCCGTATCTTAAACTTTGAAAATTTAGTTTTCTTTTCAAATATTCTTTTGATCCAACCCAGCTATAATGTTTTGGAAATATTAAATTTTTTGGTATAGTTAAATGTGATCGATCAACATCCTTAGAATTATCATCAAAATCTACAAGGTCATCTTTATAAAAACTTTTTAGTCTTGGATTTTTCTTAGTAAACCATATTCTTGGAACAATAAAATCGTCTACCCACGTATTATAATCTATACAATAATTTTTAAAATTAACTTTAAAATAATATACTAAATCATTATTTTTAATATACCTAATCATTTTCTTTATTTCATTTAAATCCCAAATTTCATCAACATTTACCATTATTAAAAGATCAATGTCATATTTTTTTAATTCTAAGAAATTATTTGTCCACATCTGATATTCTTTCTGTGGTGTATCATATATGATCAAATCATCTATTATGCCTGATTCTTTTTGCTCTTTAATCAACTCCAATGTTCCATCTGTGGAATAAATTGGAAATCCTAAATTATAAGTTTCTTCAAAACATCCGTGTCCAAAGCATATTTTAATATCTTCAATTTCTGGTATTATAGTTTTATCTTTCTTTAATTCATTCCAAGATAAGAAACACTTTTCTACTAGCTCCTTTGAATCATATCCTATAGATGATATTCCAATTTTCATACAATTACATCCTTTACATTCCTATTATTGATAATAACTGCTTCGTGCGCCCTATCTTTAAGTTCTTTAGCAATTTTTGTAATCGTACCCTCAAACTCGAAATCAAAATTTGTTATAAATTTATCAGATGATATTGCGAAGTCATATACTTTAGAATGAAGTTTCTTATTAATATTTTCTTCTTTTGTTGGCTCACCATCTATAATGGATAATTTTACATCTTCAAAAACTTCGGCTACTTTTCTGCCAATTATATCTACTGTAGAATTAAAAGAGGCTAAATTATAAACTCCCCTTAAATCTCTTTCATTAAGAATTATTTTTTCAATAGCTCTGCATAAATCGCCAATGTATAAAATTGGTCTTTTAATCATGGGATTGAACACTCTGATCTCTCCTTTTGTTATTGCACTATTTACCATCGAATTTATCATTATGTCGTTCCTAATATTTCGAGAAAATCCATTTACTGTACCAAATCTCAATCCATAATATTCAACATTATCAAATATTTTTGCATAATAGTCTATTTCGGCTTTTGAAAGATCGTAAAAACTTCCAGCGACATATTCTTGACATTCTTCAGTTACTACATTTCTATTAACGTTTCCATATACGCTTGAGCTACTAGCATAAATAAACTTTTGATTAGGATTAATCTTTAAAAGAAGCTCTATAAAATATTCAACATTATTTTTAAATGCTCCTAACATATTATCTTCACACATTTTTACGCTTGAATGTCCAGCAAGTAATACTATATCTGTAAACTGTGATAGATATTCTTTGCTCAAATCTTTAAAATTTATTCTAAAGTTTTTAATGTTAGGGTTACCAAATATCTCTAAATCAACAGATTCAACATTGTATTTACCATTTAAATATGTAAAAAGACTACTTCCTATATAGCCACAACCACCAATAATTAATATTTTTTTCATTAAAATTTAAAGTAAAAGATGTCTTTCCAATTATTATATCCTTTATTTATTAAATCTAAAAGAATTTTTCTATCAATCATTGTTGTTTGTGGGATAGTAATATTATTATATACAACCTTCGCTATGCTTTCTTTATCAAGATATATTGGTAAACACTCTTCAAAATCTTCTTTCCAGCGTATCATCCATGGAATTCTGCCATATTGAGGATCAAGTACTAGTCTTGGCAAACCTAATTGATAGGCGATATGACTTGGGCCATTACATGTAAATACTCCATAGACACTTTTAGTAAGATAATCTAAAGAATCTTCAAAGGATGGATCTTCATGTATAAAAACATTTGGTGGAAAATTAATTGAAAAATCACCTAGATTATCAATTTTTTTATCCCAACTTTTTATCATAGGAAAATATATAATATATTGTGGTAGATATTCTGCTATAGATTTTAATAGGCCTGGAATATCATTATAAACATATCCTTCTGTGGTGCTACATAAACCGCAATATATTATGTTTTCTTTTTTAGAAAAGTGTTTTGTTAATGTCTTAGTTTTTTTAATTAATTGAGGATTAAGGCCATAATCTTCATATTTAAATGCTAAAGGATGTTTAAATAATAAATCTGGAACATTATATGTTATATCAGATCCATATTTGTTTTTTACTTCGTTTAAGATTAAATCATCTTTTAATAATGCATTATCATTTGCATATTTTTCGTCTATTTGCTTTAATTCAAATTCATTTCCAAAAATATACCATAAAGGTTTATAAACATCATTTCGTGTTGATATTAGATTTTTATGAGGTATATTTTTTTGATTTAAAAGATATGAAATTTGAAGGGATAATATGCAATCTCCAAGTCCATGTCCACCGATATTAACTAATCTCATATTTCATGATACTTTCTTCCAAGGCTTCAACAATATGTCTCATATTAAAACCAGTCTTTAAGATCTTTGAATTGTCTAATACGCAATTTGATCTTGGTGTTTTTGCTGCTGTAGAATAAAAATCTTCATCATTATCAAAAAATATAAATTTCTTATTAGATATATATTTATTTATTAACTTTGCAACAAATTTTGTATCTATAGATCCTGTATTGGTTAGATTATATATTCCTGTTTCACATTCGCTCTCAGGCAAGTAAAAACATCCTTTAACAAATTCATCTGTGTGAGATAGCGAATTGACAGCGTTCAATGCCTTTTCATAGTTTAATAATTTAGTTATATAGTTTTTCCTATTAGAGATTTCGTTAAATGGTATTCTTAATCTACATACATATACTTTTTTGTCATTTTTTAAAAATTTTTCTGCTTCAGCTTTAACTCCGCTATAATAAGAGCATGGAAGCGAATCAAAGCAAAAATTTGGCTTATCTTCTTCTGTAAAACCTTTGCCATTATTGTCTCCATTATAAATACAGCCGCTTGATATATGTATCCATTTTAAATTAAGTTCATTTGCTATAATAGATATGTTTTGAGGTATTTTATAATTTTTGTCTTTACATTCTTCTTTATTTGTTTCACATCCATCTACATTAGGATATCCAGTATAACCAGCGCAATTTATAATTAGATCGGGCTTGATTTCTCTAGTAATCTTAAATAGATTATCTTTATCTAGCAGATCGCATTTTTCTCTATCAATCGATATAAAATCTATAGATCTGGTATTAAAATAATTTTTGAAAGCTTGTCCAATATAACCTTTTGATCCCAATAAAACTATTTTATTAAGCATAACATATATTATATGTTATATTTTAAAATATGTCAAGATAAATTGTGTTCTTTTTTAGTAGACTCTGGAATAGCTGCAACAAATTCTGGACCTTTACTTTTGGCTTTACGATAAAGTTTTTTAATAAAAGCGTCATAACTCATACCTTTTTTCATGCGTCCAAAATTACTAATTGCATCGCGAACATCTTGTGGGCTTACTATTGGAAAAGAGCGATCTTCTGGAAAAAGGAAATCACTATCTTTTAATTCGCTTCTTTTTGTGCCTTTATAAGTTTTTTGATAGGCTTCACTTAGAGTAATATCTAATTCGTATGATTTAACTTTTTTGTTCATCTTTTTTTTCTTCGACTTTGACTTCTGTAACTGGTGCTTCTATTACTGGCTCTGCTGGTGCTGTAACAGCTGTATGAGTTGGTTCGACTATTGGTGCTTCTACTTTAATCTCTGGAGCAGGAGCTTCTATTTTTTGCTCTATTACAGGGCTAATATTTTGTACTTTTTCTTCAATTACTGGTTGCGATTTGGCTTGTTTTTCTGCTTCTTCTCTAGCTTTTTTGTCTTTAATCTCTTTAATTTTATCTGAAAAATCAATTTCGATGCCTTGTCTGTCTGCTTTTGCTTTCTTCTTTGGGGTATTAAATGTATTGAGACAGATTGCAACTTTTTGCTTTTGAGGTCTATTAGTGCGCTCCTCTTTGCTTAGAAAGTCCATGCAACGCCCCATATAATCATTCTGTTTTTCGTTGTCTTTTGGTTGGGGCATTGGCATATACTATATATTACACATGTTTTTAATAGAGTGTAATTGAAAATATGAGTATTGCTTCTTGGTTAATCTGTGGTGCGGTTTTAATTTATATACTTTATTTAAAAGAGAGAATTAAATAATTAATAAATTGCATACTTTGAGTTGAGATAATTTTCAATCTTTGTTATGTCTTCTGCAGATATCAAATTGTCATAAATAATAATTTCACTAACATAAACATTAGCAGGCTGACCTGTGCTTCCATCATTGCCAATGTATAAAGCTGATCGGCTAACAAATCCTTCACCATCTGATTCAGTTAAGTTGTTTTGTCCATTAAGCCTAAATTCATAGCTTATACCATCGTTTGATATACTGGCTATAACAGCCGCTGTATTTGCAGAGATTGTTGTGTTGGCTGGTATTTCTATACTAAAATAGCTTCCCCAAGTATTTCCTAAAACTGCACTATATAAGCTACCACCAGTAGCCTCAAGAATTGCGGCATACTGACTTGGCTGGGAGGCCAATGTTTTGATAACGGCATAAATTGTTTTAGCTGTGACAATATTTGTTCCATCAAGTCTTCCTCCATCAAACTTTATAGCTGGTTTACCGTTGATGACATTATTTTCGAAAACAGGGTTCGTTGTCGTAACAGAAAGATTATTGTTCTGACCACTTTGATCTGCCCATGCTGTTACATTTGAGCCAGAAAGAGAAACTCCAGCATCAGCTTTGAGCCAAAGTTTTAATCCATTAAGTGGGATTGGTAGTTCTGGTGTTGCTATATTTTTAGGAATGTATAAATTTATTCCTCTCCTAAAAGAACCTAATTGTCTTGTACCTTTAACTATCATTTAAGTAAATTACACCTTATTTATCGAGATAATCTTTAATGTCTTTTATCAATTGTTTTCTTTTTCGGCGTTCTAGAGCGGTAATATAAAGAGCTAAAGAGATCGGAAAAAAGATCCTAAGAAAAAATCCCAAATGATGCTCTTTAGTAAGAAGATCAAAATGATTAAGGTAAAGATCGCTGAGTCCGTAAATTGTAAACAAAATAGCTGGAATAAAAACAATAAAAAAGAACTTCTCGTAATATTCAAGATTATTCCACCAATCTTTTAATTTTTTGATAATATCCAACATATAAAGAAGATTACAGCCAAGACAGAGAACCAGAGAATGTTTCTTTTCTTATTTTGCCTCTTATGATATTTCCAAAATTCAGCTATAAATTGTTCTGTATTATTACAAGATGGCGCTATTAATTTGACATCTCTTATTAATTTATTTACTCTCTTATCCATGCTTTAGTTCTTTCTGCATCATCATCTATTAATATGCTATTGAAAACTATAGCTTTATATTTTTCTTCTATCCATTTGGTGATTCTTATTTGATATTCTGCTCTATTACCAGCAAGACCAACTGGCATTGTACCATAATTACTATCGTAAACCCAAAGCATACCTTTGTGCTCAAAAACACAGATTGCATGTCCTCTATGTTGAGGTATGGAGACTTTATATTCTATTAGAGTTTTATCGAAAATAACTGAAACATTATTTAGCTCATCTGTATAGTGAAATTGAAAAGCAAAAATTTGAGCCCATGTATTTTCTTGAGATAATAGATAGTTGGCGTTAGATGCGAATACAACAGAATCAACAAAACAAGAATTAGGAATTTTTGATATGCTATGAGTCCTAGCTAAATTAAAACCTATATTAAGAAAGTAATAAGCAATAGCTATATTTATAATTAAAACTAAAGTTAGTTTACTTTTCCAACCGAACCAATTTAATATCCTTTTCAATACCAATAAGACTTTATTCTTAGGCTTTTCGTTCAAACTATTTTGTTCTGTAATTGATCTCGTATGTTTTATTCTTTCTATTTAAGACTTTAAAGGCTGCCATAGATTCTTCTTTTATATCTTGCTCTGATATAATCCAAAATTTACACCAAGCTTCTTCTTCAATTGGTCCTTGTATAAGTTCGCATCTTGGTTGATCACCCTCTAAATAATAAAAAACACAATGATAGCATTCTTGGCCTTGATTTTTAAATGGGTTATTTGCTGAGTCTATATATTGAATACCATTTGCGCCTGATCCGCGATCAAAATAACCATATGTTTGAAGATTAGTTATAACTTTAAGATAAAGATCTTTTTGTCTTTCGTTAAGTTTTGGAAAGATTAAGCCTTCGTTTGCCATAGAATTATTTCTTATTTTTATAATCCTCTAGACAGGATTTAAATTTAGCTTTATCATTACCTTGCTTTGTAGGAATACACTGTTTTAAAAATTCATTAAATTTTTGACCTTCTGTAGCCATCATCTTTTTATATTCGTCATCTTCTTCATATCCGCAATTTGAGCCTTTATTTTCACAATATTGTTTTTGACTAAAACCTTTTGGATTATTGCAGTCTATACTTCTTTTATATTTTATGCTCCATTTTGCTTCAATTTTTTGTAATTGAATCTCTGTCTTACCAAGCATGTCGCCCTTTTTCCATGTAGCACCATCATTTGTGCATTCATAAACTACTGCATATCCCATATCTTCTGGAAGATCGCGAATCTCTTTGACTATTCCTTCGCTGCCATAATGTTTACATTGAGCATTGATATTTTTTACTTTATCTCCAACTTTAAACATAGTAGATGATTCTATTTCTTCTATTTCCATCTCTTCTGGCTCTTCGTTCTCTTTATTGAACATTACATAATTGTGAATTGTAATCATATAATCTTCTGCGAGAATTGCCATTTGTTGTAAAAATGGTTCAGTAAGATTCTCTTTTACCATTGGGTCGTTTAGTTTGTCTATTACATTCTTTGAATGTTGGTAAATAGAATTAATTGAACCTACTATCATTCCATAAAAATCTTCTTTATAATCTTCAAATTCGTCTTCAATATCTTCTACTTCTTCTGCTTGAGCGAGTGTTTGATCCATTTTTAATAATTCAGATTGATCAAATTCTGTTTCGCCATCCCATTCATATTCTTCATTTAAATAATCACTAGCTTGAGCTTTTTTAAGAGCTTCTTGAGTTGGACGATCTTTAGAGCCTTCTGGTGCGGGGCGATAATTTTTACCCATTCTTTTCTTTTTTTGTTGAATATTATACCAAAGACCTTTGTTTTTAGCTTGAATATCAATATCTATTCCGATTTCTTCTTGTGAATTTTCGCTAGCTGCAACTTTTTTGCTTGGATGCCATGACCATTGACAGCTCCAATATCGAGCGCGAAATTTTGGGCCAGGATTATCGCAATTATGTCTAGCCCTAAACGACTTTCTTCTGACTGGATCTGATCTTTTTATAGATAAGTTTGGATCACCAAATTTAACCATTACTATATTACCCTTATCATTTTTTACATAAACGCCAAACTTCTTTTTGCTTCCTTGAGGAAGACGGAATGGTTTATTAAGTGGAGCTTTACCCTTTTTGGCTGCTTTTAATTGCTCTGTAAAATCTATTTCCATATACCCATGTATTACACCTTATAGACCCAATTTATTAACCATTAATTGTATTTTATTCCTAAACTTTTCGTCATTCTTGGCGCTCATACAATGAGTATATTGCTTTTCTCTTGCTTGTTCATTATTAGGCCATCCATTAGGAAATAACATTTCAACTTTTTTATCATAATGTTTAGCGCATACTGCAAGATAATATTGCTCTGCTATTACAGCTTTATGCCAATGATTATAGAATCCTCTATAATTTAACCAAAAATCTTTGTTTTTTGGATCTAAAATTAATTCTAAAGCAGAGTTACTATAATTATATAAAAATTCAAGATCATTTCCACCTATAACTCCAACATTAATCCCATCTATTGCGTCAACTTTTCCTGCAATATGTAAATTTGGACAATTAGCTTTAAATCTTTCTATCTCATACCAATGATAAGAACCTTCTTCAATGCATTGAGCAAAAACATCTGCTTTTTTTAGTCTATCTTCTAAACCTTTCCAAAGTATAACATCATAATCTACATGAACGAAAGGGTCGCCTTTTTTTGCTATTAATTTATAAGCTAATAATTTATTAATGCTCCAAGTCTCGCCATATTCTTTTGGCAGATCATTAAATTCTATTGCTACTGATGAAAATTTAATATCTTTAAAATAAGGTAAACTAGCATCGTCTGTTATAAAATGAACTTCACCAAAATTTTGTTTTAAAAAATAAGCACAAACTTTATGCATGTTTATTGTAAACTGATCTGGGATTTTTCTATATCCCCCAGACCAATAACTCATGTATGGTTTCATGCTATAATGTCTCAAACATTGTATCGTTATATTCAGTAATTTTTCCAGAAATTAAAGCTTGTATATCTGGATGCTTTAGATTTGGTCCTCCAACGCATTGATTACTTATACTTAAGTAAGGCGTTAATGAAGGTGTGCTACTTTGGCAATAGGCGCATGATGCAATATACCAATGCGCAGAGGCTAAGATTGGTTGATTATTCTTAGCAAATATAAATATTGGATTTGAGCTATCGCCTCCAACAAGCTGTTCGCCTTTTAGCTTTGTTGTTAATATATATTTATTTGATAAGGTTGAGCCTAATCCACAAGTTACTTCAGCTAAAACTATTGCTGGTAATTCTTTATCTTGAGCATCTGCTGCTATACTCCAAGCTCCTGTAATATTTTTATTAGATGCTGGCAATGGATAGTATTTTCCACTTGGTAAATCAGAGCTTAACCTATAAATTTTTAGATCACAATTTTGATTATTTGGATTAATATTAAATGCTGCTTCTATAGTTACTGTCGTACCATCAAAATCTATGCTAGATCCAACTGTGGCTGGTGCATGTTGATTTCCAATTCCCCATCTTGGTGATATTGCTGTCACAATTCCACCTGCGCCTTTACCTTTTATTATATTAAAACCTGTTGGTTGCCATGGATTTCCAGAGTATTGATATTTACCATAATCAGCTGTTGCAATAGATGGTACGCTATCTTGGTCATAATTGCTTGATCCAAAATAGTTTTCTTCGTACCATTCCCAACTATCATAATCGGGATCTGTCCATCCTAAATTTACCTGAGTTCCAGTAAGAGCATAACTGTCTTTTATCTCTTTAAAACTATTAACCGAAAGATTATTTAATGAAAAATTATTAAAAGTTTTTGTATCGGGATTGTATTTTGCCAATCCATCGTATTGATTTATAATATAGATTTCTTTTTGTTCTATTCCTCCCTGGCTAGTTGTTATATCTTTCGCTTGAAATGGACTAGTTGGGTCTACACCAAATCCACTAATTTTAATTAGTTTACCGCTATTCGTTTGAGGATCTCCGCTCAACATATAAACTTGATTATAATTATCTCTAACAAATGTTTTGCCTTCGGCATAACTTATAGGGTATTTCTCTGAATACACAATATCTCTAATATTCTGATTTGCAGAAAAGACTATGTTTTCTGCGGAGATCGCAATCCTTCCTCTTTCTTTATAGCCTTTTATATAAGGACTTGAGCTATCATATATATATACTGTATGGGCTGGATTTGGAGCGCTTGCAAATTTTACATTTGTATCAATTGCGTCTTGATTTCCGTAATTATTGCTTCCGTAATAATAAGCCATATTGCCACTGGTTAAAAGTATTGATACATTTCCATTTGCTGCTATTTGTTTTATGTCTGTAGAAAAAGTAAAATTTAATTGATTTAATTGATTATCGCCCCAATATTTAATTGTTCCATCTTTTTTCAAAAGAAGAGCATGATTAAGTCCAAATTGTAAATCTTTTATCTCTCCAGAGATATCGTCTAAATATTTTTTAATATTCAAACCTTGTGGATTATCTATCCCACCCAAAGATTGTTGTATTTCCCATGTTATTAAATTATTTGATAGGAGGAGGGTCGCTGCTCCATTTTCTACTCTTAAATTCCAAGTATTGGTAGCTGCATTCCACTCAATCCAATTCTCATTTGTTAAATCTCCATTTGGATAGAATTTTCCAGTTTGAAATACTGCATTTCTTATATATTTGCCATTATAGTTCCCAGCGCCAGTGAGAGTAACCTCTGAGGTGAAATTTTTAATATAATTAATATTATCATTTGCGCCAGATAATAATAAAGTTCCATCTGTTTTTAAAAGACCTAAATGATAGGTTGTCTCACTAAAACTGCTTGGTCCACTAAAAATTTTATCTATTTGTGGATAATTTTTTGTTAAATATTGATTATAATTAATGTTATTTTCTATCTGTAAGTCTACTGGAATTTGTTCAAAATTTGATGAAGTAAAATTTATTTTACCAAAATTATCACTTTTTATTATACCATTTAATACTATCCATTCTCCAGTAGGTGTCTCAGAAGTTAGGTTAATTATATTATTTGTATCGTCACTTTTATACCAACCAGTAAGTGGTAATTTATTGTCATTATAATCGATATCATGATAGTATGTACCTAAAGCTTGTAAAGTATTTCTATAAACATATTTATTAAGAGTCTTATCTAACCAAATTGCTCTACAATCTCCGCACCCTCCATTATAATATAAATATGTTCTATTATCGTCATTTAATGTTGTGCCATAATTTCTTTTTACTGATATCATCGTAAATTCTCCTTATAGTTGATCTGGTCCAAATATTACTGAACTTACAAATGCATTAAATAAAGCATCATCTACAATATCTATGCCAATAGAATTCCCTCCACTACTTCCATCACTACCACTTCCTCCTAAGAATTCATCTACTAGATCTGTCCCGATAGAATTGCCTCCACTACTTCCATCGCTACCACTTCCGCCTAAGAATTGATCTACGAGATCTGTACCGATAGAGTTACCTGTTCCATCTGCGCTACCTCCTGATCCACCACTTCCAGATCCACTTCCACTTGAAGTTATAGTTTTTACTTTTAATTCTATTGATGTCTTATATAAAACATCTGGACGATACCATTTTTTAGTTGGAAAATTATTTCCAGTATAGTTGTTGTAATAGACTATATCATTAAGATTATCATAAAGAATCCAGATGTCGTTTCTCTTATATTTAAGATAATTTTTTCTATATTCTCCACCAATTGTAATTCCATTAGAAGTATAGGTTTTATAATATCCTCTTGAATCTGTAGTATTTTCTAATTGACTTGAGATTCTTAAATAATCTATAGCATTTTGTCCTTTGAAAATTATAAATCTATTATTAAAATAACTATTAACAGCATTAGGACCAAAAAAGTAAGACATACTATCTATATTCCCATCAAGATTATAATATATTGAATTATTAAAAGAAATTTGTTTATTGTATAATGAGATAACTGGTTCATAGTCTTCATCTGACTCTGAAGTTAAGGCGGCTGCAACTTTTTGTTCAATTTTTTGTACAACAATAGAGTTTACTTTTTTTTCTGATTTCTTGACTTTCTCTTCTATTTTTTTTATTTTAGTTAATATTTTTTGTTCTTTTTCTAAGATAAGTTCAGCATTATTTATTGGATCTAGTTGTAGATTAGTTTTTTCCGTAGTTAGAGCGGCTGCTTCAGCAAGAGTCTTTTTAATTTCAGTTACTTTTGAAACTATCCTACTAACAAATGATCTTTTACTAGCGCGAGCCATATTCTGGCTCCATTAACTTCTTTCCCAGCTAATATAGTTTGGGGTTACTCCAGAAACACTAACTACGCCAGTATAAGCTTGGTCAGAAAGACTTCCGCCATCACCAGCATTAGAAGCTGTATTTGCAGCTAATACAAAATTAAATGAAGAACTACTTGCATTTGTTCCATATTTTACATAAAGAGCGCCAGTAGCAAGATTTTGAACAAACAATTCTAAACGATTTTCGTTAGCAAGTAAAATTGCACCATTTGAACCGCTTACTGTACTATTAGATATTGAAGAACTCTGAATAGGTGATGTAGAAACATTATCAAGATTTTTATCTAAATTAGCTTGATAGACTGTCATTCCAGAAGGAATATTTGCTCCTGTTACAAGGAAAGCATTCAGAAGAGTCTCTATTCCATCAATTTTACTAAAATCGATAGCTTGAAAGCCGCTAATTTCACTGTTATATACTAAAGATATTCTTTTTTCGGATGGATCATTTATATTAATATTTGCCATAATACTAATATTACACTAAAAATATTATAAATTATCTAGTTTCTCGCCATTGTAAACTTGCAAAAGTATTGCTTGCTCCACCACCAATTCCAGATCCAATTATAACAAAAACATTACTATTTGTGCTATCAATATTTTGACTAATATAACCTCTTTTTGCGCTTGATAAAGTTTGTATTTGAGATTGAGAACTAAATTTTCCTGCTCCTTGGCCTCCAGCAATACAATATGCAGCATCTACTAACATACCACTAGTAAAATTAACACTTGTTGCACTAATATTATATTGAACAACGCTTTCATCGTTTGCACTTATCCAAGTTCCACCAACTATTTGACCCGTGCTTGGAATTCTCCAAAGTTCATAAGTTATTGCTTCTGTTGCGGTATAAATATTAGCCATGTTTGGTCTAACAACGCTTCGATTTGGTTTGCCATAATATCCAGTTTTTAGTGCTATTGCGACTAGCGGAAGTTGGCTAGTTGTAGGCACTGATCTTGCTGTAAGATTTCTTGCTGAAAAATCTACTCCTGCTTCATTGTATCCACCTTCACTCATTACTGTAGCGCAAATTTGATCCATAGTATCTGTTCCAACTGCTACAGCATAATTTCTAATTTCACATCTAACTGGAAGATTTGGGTTACTCCAATAAACAGTTGGTTTGTTGTTGCTATTATAAAATTCATGAGCAATAACTGATTCACCATTATGTACAAATCCAGCTCGTAGTCTTCCTACTCCTAGCCATTGAAAATCTGCTGTGAATAATTGTGTTTTTGTTCGGTCTAAATTAAATTGAGAAATTCCACTTCCATTACATTTATCTATATTCCAATTGTTTTGGGTTATTCTTTCTTCTGATACAACTCCCGAAACATCGTTTCTTAAAACAAGAGCTAGTGTTCCATCTCCACTTTGTTCAAAAAATATTCCGTTGCGTTCATCAAAAAGACCAATTCTTTTATTTGTACCAGCTCTATATCCTGTAAAATTAAAACTTTGAAAAGTTAATTGACTTTTTCCTGGCATGTAGTGATGATACATTCTGCTTTGGTGAATTGTAAAATCATTAGCTCCAGTTCCAACTTGGAGCACTGCTTTTGCTTGATTGATATTAAATGTTGTATTAGAATTTGTACCACTAGTTTTAGTTAATAATTCTGTTTCTTCTCCGTAAACGTGAGAATAATCCGCAAGAGTAAATGGATTTGAAATTCTTTGGCGGCCAAATGCGTCTATTTGAGCAGATTGTGCTGAAAAATTAGTTACATTAACATTAATACCACTATTTAAAATTCCTTCTATATTATCTATTTTACTAAAATCAAGAGCTTGGAAAGCACCGCTATCACTATTGTAAACAAGAGATATTCTTTTCTCTGATGGATCTGGAATTAGAACATTATTAACCATTTGATAATAAATTACACTAAATTAAAAATTTAATTACACTATTATAGTATATATCCCTTAAGAGATATACCTTGGACCCGAGAGGAGTTGAACCTCTGTCTTTTAAAAAGTTAAATTAAAATACTACAAGTTTAGCCTATTCCGTTGTTTCGCAATAGTGTCGAACAGGCAATCGGGCTATTGCTATTTATTTAATTCTAGATCTGGCCTTGGTCAAATCTAGCCATTATAATCAATTTAAAAATCAAATAAAAAGGATTTAAACTGATACATCTAAATACCCACTAGTCTAGTAGATGTGTCGTAGATAGCAGGTCGCAGGTTTTAGGCTGCGATTAGGGAGTCCTTCTTGTGAGAAACTCTCAAGGAGAAACTACCCTTTAACTTAGCTGGTTTGGCAGTTAAGTATTTTAAAGTTGTTTAAAGAGTCCACTTTAACTCTACTTGCATTCTAATTCCAATTTTTAAAATCGATACCAGTACGGGCCCAATGAGAAAGAACTATAAATCGTCTTACACAGATTATACTTTACTTAAAAGTTTTTTGCAATCTTTTTTATATATAAATATAAATTTTAATCTAACTCCGTTTACATCTGAACTTAAATATTGTTGAGCTAAACAAGGATATTCGTCAGGACAATAATTTGTGTCAATATCTTTTTCATCAATATTATAATTTAAGGCTTTTTGCTTTTTATATTTATTCCAGCCATTTTCATTTTTTATTACTTCCATAAAAAAATTATATAAAAAAATTGACAAAATTCAAAGATCTTTGTATTATAAGCTATTGACATAGCCTTCTTATTATAGGCAATTTTGATAGTTTTATAGAAAACTGTTTAGTACATGGTTTCAAGAGATAGCAACGCTGTGAAGACTTGCGACTATGAAAACCCTCATTGTGCATTATATGGCTTTGAGGTTAATGTGTGGATGTATGGGACGGCAGTATGTACAGGGAGTAAGCCACCTCGCCCCTATAAGTGCCGTAGTCTGTTTCCTCGCAAGAGGAAAATGGGAGTTAAAAGAAAAGTAGAGATCTTGTACTAGGCACAACCTCAATATAAAAAATCTGAGGGAAAGTCTTCTATGGGATATTAAAGAAAAGTTAATAATTAAGATAAGATACTAATACCAAACTTCATTATGAATTCTTCTCAATACTCTAATCCAATTCTTTAGGTTATAAGATATATCATCTCTTTCTGCAATCTCAAAACCATTCTTAGCTATATTATAATAAATACTTTCTGATGGATATGATCTTCTCAACTTCTCTAAACTCTTATAGAAAAAGCCAAGAAATACTGTGACAGATTTTGCTGTATCTTCATTTAATTCTAATTGAAAGAAATATTTATTCTGAAGTGGATATTCTATGAGATTATAAAAATTGCTACTTACAGCTTCTGATATATATTCCTTCTCTTCAAAAGAACATTTTATATCTTTACTATATTTTACTATTGTAAGCTCTGTGAATACTGGGAAACTAATATCTACTATACCATTTATATCTTCTTCTGTAACTTTATTTATTATTTCTGGTAAGCAATCTGGATCTTGTATAAGCAAAAAGGTTTTTTCTGGTGATAAACCTAGCTTCTTTGCAAAAAAATCTATATCCCTCTCTGAAACCGTCACAAGACTAATTACATTTAATTTTTATCTTTGGATATGTGTTTTTGTATATAGTCGAAATTTCTATCTAGTTTATTATCTATTCTTTCTATTGCATGCTCTAAAGAGTCTTGAGTAGCATAAGTTGTGCTAACTTTTAGTGCTAAATCAGATATTTCTTGTTGATATTTTCTGCTTTCAGCTTCAACTTCTTTTCTTAATGTTATAAAATCTGTAAATGTTTTATCATTTAACTCTTTAATTAAATTTTCTTGCTTATCAAACAATGAGAATACTCTAGTAAATAACCATCCACCCAGAAAAGAAAGGGCTCCCAAAACGATATTAAATAGGAATATTGGATCGATATTCACACATATATTTACACTTTTTAGAATAAATATTATAGCTTTAAATTATCAAAATCATCGTCAGATATGTCTGTTTTTCTTGCGCCTATTTTATATGTTGAAATTTCTGTTTCTTGTGGTGCAACTTGAACTTTGCTACTGTCGAGATAGCTATCTAACCAGCCAGCGATAGGATTATCTTTTTGATTGAATATCTTTTTATATCCTAATGATCTCAAGCGAGCATCACAAAGCCATTTTGAATATCCACCTAGAACTTCAGCATTTAAACCTAATAGAGAGCCATTACTAAAAAGATATTCCGCCCATTCAATCTCATTCTTAGCGGCTTGTTCATAAAACGCATATATTTTATCTTCACTTTTTTTGACTATAGAAGTAAAACCTTCTTTATCTTCTTCCTTAAGAATCTTTAGAAGATTTTGAGTAGTAGCAAAATGTAAAGCTTCATCTCTTTGAATAAACTTGATGATTTTAGCATTTCCTTCCATTTTACCACGATATCCAAAATAGAAAGAGCAGGCGAATGAGACGTAAAATACAAGACCTTCCATTACATTAACAGAAAGAATACAATCAAATATCTTTTGTTTTAAGTCTTTCTTATCATCATCGCCAAGAATTTTATCAAAATTATTTCTAATTAACTCGGCACGAGATACGATTTCTTTATCTTCCATGATGCTATCGAAAAATTTACTAGCATCTGGATGTACATTATTTAATAGATATGAATAAGAGTAACTGTGAATACCCTCAAATCTTTGCCAAGTATTCATACATATTTCAAGCTCTGGATTGCTTACATAATCTTTAAGAGAATGTATACTTCTCGAAAGCATGCTATCACCAAGAGTTTGGAATTTTAGATTAGTGTCAAATACAAATCTTTCTTGACCAGCAAGCTCTTTATAATCGCTACGATCTTTATTAAGAGCGATTTCATGAGGCCACCAGAAAAATTCTTCTTGCTTCTTAAACAATTCAAAGAAAATAGGATATTTAAAACGATCATATCTTTGAAGATTAAGATCTTCTCCAAAGAATAGAGGTTGTTTTGTATAATCTATATTTTTTAAATTTAAAACACTTTTCATAGGTTATAATTTACACGCTCCAGAAGAACAATCACGATCTTCTTTTTGATTCATTAATTGTTCTTTATCTCCATCATCAGTATTATTGTAATAAAGACTGATTAAGCCTAAAGAATATGCAAGCATTATTTCTTTCATAACTTTTGCATCAGGAAGAACATTGTTTTCATAATGAGAATAGTTATAGTATACATTAGTTGATATGGCCATGTCAATGTATTTTTGAATTATAGCGTTTACTTTTAGTAGACCAGAATTATCTTTAAAATCATAAGCTAATTCATAATTACCATCATACTTTCCTACTCCTGGAACTAATACTGGAAGTTTACCCATTTTACTCATTTTATAAGTAATTAAACTACGAATAGGTTCAACTCCATTTGTTGAAGATTGAATTACGGAACTACTCTCACAAGGCATGCATGCAGAAAGAGTAGAATGTCTTAAACCAAATTCTTTTATTTCTTTTCTTAGTTTTTCCCAATCAAGAGACAATTTTCTTTTACATAATTCATCTACTTTATCTTTGTAAGTATCAATAGGTAAAATGCCTTTTGAATATTTTGTCCTATCAAACTTCTCGCACTTACCCTTTTCTTTAGCAAGTTCTAGGCTTGACTTTAAAAGATAGTATTGAAAATGCTCCATCCACTCATCTAATACAGGCAAGCATTTATCTGAATTATATTTTAATTCACTCTTAGCGAAAAAAGCTGCAAGATTAGTTATTCCAACACCAAGACTACGACGTTTTTTAGCAAAATTTTCAGCAGCAATATTAAAGTAATCTTGAATTTCAATGATTTCATCAAGAAATCTTACGATAAGATCGCAAGTCTTTTCAAGATCTTGCCAGTTTTTTATTTCTAACATATTCACTGCTGAAAGAATACACATTCCAATTTCGCCTTCTTTATCATTATAATCATTTAGTGGAATAGTTGGATGTATAACTTCTGTACAAAGATTACTCATTGTAACTTTATCCAACCAAGCGCCATGATTGTTAGCATGGTCTACATTAAGAATATATATTCTACCAGTTTCAACTCGTTCTTTAATAATTAGAGAGAATAATTTACGAGCAGATACTTTCTTTTTAATTTTTAATTTTTTAGATTCACATTCTTTATATATCTTATCAAAATCTTTTGTACCCCAAGCTTCATATAATTCTGGTACTTCTGCTGTATTAAATAGAGTAATTTCTTCGTCCTTAAGAACTCTATCATAGAACAACTTACTCATTCCAACTGTATAGTCTAACTTTCTTACTCTATTATCATCTGTTCCAGCATTATTCTTTAATACTACAATATCTTCTATTTCATAATGCCACCATTGTATATTGCATGTTGCACTTCCACCTCTTAACCCATTTTGTTGCCAAGCTTTTACGCTACTTTCATATATTTTTAGAAATGGAATTAAGCCAGTATGAACAACTTCACCATTCTTAATAGGCGATCCTATAGCTCTAACTTTTGAGACATCAATACCTATTCCACAACGATTTGCTGTAGCCATACTTACTGCAGTTGCACTAGCGGTAATACTTTCTTTACTATCATCAACACCAATTAAACAACAACTTGCGTAATTTTTAGTAGATGTCCTAACTCCTGCCATTACTGGAGTTGGTAAATTAATCTTGTGCTTGCTAATAGCATCATAAAATTTACGAACATAATTTAAACGTGTCTCTTTTGGATAATTTATAAAAGCATAAGCAGCAATTAATACATAAGCAAATTGTGGAGTCTCATATATTAAACCGTTTGTTCTATTTTTTATTAAATATTTATCGCATAATTGTTTAATACCAGCATATGTAAAATTATAATCTCTATCGTGATCTATAAATTCGCCTATTTTATTTAGCTCATCTTCATCATACTTTTCTAATAGTATTGAATCATAGATTTTATTTTTTATGTTATTTTGTATAAATTCTAAAAGTCTTGGAGCATGTTTACCTTTCCAAACTTCTTTTCTCAATTGATAATTTAAAAGACGACTTGCAACATATTGGTAATTTGGACTAGATATTGATATTAAATTTGCTGCACTTTCTATTAGTAGTTTATGGATTTCTTTCGTTGTAATCCCTTCATGCATATTGATATTAGCATTGATTTCTATATCTGTTAGACTTACTCCAGAGTAACCATCTATTGCCCATTTGATTACTTTATTAATTTTTTCTATGTTAAATTTTTCAGTTGATCCATTGCGTTTTTTGACGAGTAAGTTTTTATTCATATAGAGAAGTAAAATCTATATTACATCTTTCTTTAAGAAAAGAAAAGAAAAAAAATAAAAGTTATAAACAAAAAAACTTTTTAATTTTTTATGTGTAGAATAAAAAGTGTAATATATAAAAATGAATTCAGCAGAAAAAATCAATAAAATTTTAGATAGTAATAATATAGAATACAGAGATGTTGTTCATAAATTTATAAATATATATGAACACAATAAGAGTACAGCATATTTTTACATGGATGAATTTGGATTAATAGGCGCTATAGATATAAATCATTATGAGTTATACGGTCTTCATAATTTTATTAATAATTTTCCAGAAATAAATAACGTTTCTACTCAGAATAAAGAATACATTGTTCACTGTATGATAAGTAAAAATAAAGAAGTTTTAGGGAATTTAATAAAAGGATTTGTAGAAAATAAAAAACCAAATAATATTTATTTTTTTAATATTAAATCAGGTACTTATAAAAAATGGTCTTCAGATTATCTAAATAAATTAATAAGTCTTTATGCAACAAAATCTACAAATAATTTAGATTCTACTATTTCTTAATATACCAGCAATATAACTATCTACTTGATGATTAGAAGCGATTTCAAGAGTTTCTTTAATATTATCTTGATTCTTATCTACTGGACTCTCAACATAACTAGAAGCAGTTTCAATCCATTGTTCAACATTTTCATTTGCGATAATCATCTTAGTGATATCATCAATAATAGATTTTTGCTGTTTATTTAGTCTTTTAATGTTAAACTTTTGTTTGACTAGATCTGATACATGTTCCTCTAGTTTAGAAGCAAGAGCGAAATTTTCAGATACTTTTTTAGCACTAAACTCGGCTCTAGATTGTTGACCAGTTCCAATTGGACTTACATTCTTTGTGGATTGAGGGGTACTAGAACCAGTTGGTCTTCCAGCTTGAGGTTGGCTACCACCAATTAGTGGTGTATAATAGCCTTGATCTCTTAATTCTTTATATTTAATTTGACTCTCTAATGAAGCTTCTGGATCTGGAAGGCGACCAGTTTCAATTGCTGTAAGACCCTCTTCTGGAGTAAGAACGCCAAGTTCAACAAGACGATTATAAACTCTAGCATATTGAATATCATCCTTAAGGTCAATATCTTCAAAATATGGAGTAGGATAATTTTTAAATCCTAAACTTTTACTTATCCTTACGATTTCTGGAAATAAAAATTCATTTATAAATGCTTCACGAGCTTGTTTTAGTCTTTCTATAAAGACTTGGACCTTAATACTCTGATTAGCAAATTTTTCATCACCAATAAGAATATTGTTTAGACCAATTTGAATATCGCGATCAATTACTTCATACTTTTTAGGGTCAAGAAGATCAGCGATTGCAGGAATAACAAACTCTGCTTTTGTTGTATAATCTGCAATTAATACTCTACCAACACTTTCATTTTGGAATAAAGTTTGCATTGCTTCAAGATTTTTTTGATTAACGCCACCTTTATCTGGATCTGTTCCCATTGTAACAAGAAGAATAGCTTGTTGAGTAGTTCTTGTAACTGCCATATCCATTTTACGCATCTCTGCTTTAGCATTTATATCTTCAAGGACAGGATATCCCATTGGTACAGAAAATGGCTCGTAATCTTGCTTCTTATAAAAAACTGCAACAAGTCTAGCTGTATCTAATGGCATTACTGCACTATTAGTTTTCTTTTTTATATTTTCTTTTACATCATCAGGAAGAGCATCATAAACTTCTTGATCTTCTTGAGTTCTTGGATTCCTTAATCTTTCTAATTCATAATCGCTAAGAACTTTATAAAACTTATTAGAAACAAAACTTATATTCCCACCAATTTGGATATCAGCAGGATTAATAATTATGTAACGAGCAGGAAGAATAACAGAAGCTGCTTTGCTTACTCCAAATGTCTGAGTAATTTTAATTAAATCATCTTCTTTAATATTAGTATCAAAACGATATATAAATACATTACCAGAGCGATAGTATTCACGGAAAAACTTATCTTGAAAACTCCAAAGATTAATTTTATCAAATAGTGCTTCAAAGAAGTCTCTGCTCTTTTGACTACCGCCCTTAAAGTAGATTTTACTAGAACTAAATTCAGTCATAAGATCAATTGTATTTCTGAATATAGCAAAATTATAATAGCATTTTTGACAAAGAATAACTGCATCTCTAACATCCATGTTAGATGCACTATAGATATTTGTTGTTGATCTATTAAATGGAATTAGTCCATTAGAGATATTAGCATATTTATCAGTACGCTCTATTGTTCCAGCTCTATTTCTGCGAGCTTTATCACTACTAGCCTTAATCTCTTTAAATCCAGAACCCGCCATAAGGGGTTCAGTACTAGTTGTAAAGTTAGTCAATTTTGGGTTATTTTCGTCTTTTTTAGCCATTTTTAGTTATTTTTAAAAATTACACCTATTTATAACATTATAGGTCTAAATGTTTCATTTTCAACTTTATCTTGTACTTTAGCCATATCAAAGTAAATTTTACTTGCCCAATTTCCCAACATAAGAGCTGTATATCTGTCTTTTCTAGCTCTTTGTGCGCTTGTATTTCTTTTAAGATGTTGAGGTAAATCAAATGATTGGATTCCACGACTTGTACTCCTTACTTCTATTAGACTACATTCCTTTTTAGTACCATATATCATATCGTCTTGGTTTTCCACAAAATCTATTAAATTATCAAATCCTGTACTTTTAATATCAAGATTAGATCCAGTTATTCTTCCAAAAGCTTCGCCATTAGCCGAGATACGACTTGCAAACCAGATTTTTTTATGATCAATAGAAGCTTGCAGATATTCATTGCCTCTTCTAATAAATTCGGTTGTAAACATTTGTTTAAAACAAATTCTTTTAGTTTCTTTATTATATTGTCTTTTTGCGTCTTTGATTGTTCTGTCATATTCACTACCTTCTGCATCTGAATTAACATCAAAAAATTTTAATTCAATTCCTGACTTTCTAAATAATTCGTTTTCATTTGCAGAATCTATGAATTGATATCCAGCGTTATCAATGATAATCATATCAATATTAAAATTAGTTATTAGATAATGAAAATATAATATATGGTCTTTTAGATCTCCACCAGCTACAGCATAACTATGAACTAATATTCCATCTTTTTTATCTTCATCTAATTCTATAATGCTCATAGCAAAATAATCTGAACTTGGACTATTACTAAAACTTGGATCAATAGCTAAAATATATTTTTTATCCTTATCACCATAGATTTTTGAAGTAGGTGAATCACCATCTGGAATAGTACATTCATGCATTTTTTTAGCAGAGAAATAACTATCGCTACCATCTGTAAATTGAGCGCAATACTCTCGCAAAAATCCGCTATGACTTAATCCTCCAGCTTGAGCTTCTTCGATAATAGTCTTGTCTACCATTTCTTCTGGTAAAGCTTCATATCCCATTTGACTAACAAAATATGTAGCATCTTTAACAGCTTCTTCAGAATATATGTTTGCAACCCATTCTTTATAAGTTTTATATAAATTCTCAAAAGTATAACTAGCAGAAGAAAGAGCAATCATTTTTGATTTATTAGGAAATACTGTTCGATCCTCTTCTTTCATAATTCCTTCTTGTATTAGCTTATCTTCCATTTCTCTTATTTGAATACGTTCTTTCATATTCTGAGGAGCAACTAAGAATGGCATAAGAACATTTTTAATAATATCTTCTGGTATAAGAAGGAACTCGTCAAGCACAAGAACATTAGCTCGAAAACCTCGAACTTTTTCACCATTGAGAGGGATAGCTACAATATTTCCGCCATTGATCTCCCATTCAAATAAATCATTTCTTTTACTCTTTACTCCAAAAGCCTGCTGTAGTAATTGAGCTTCTTTACTATTAACAATCTTTTCTAAATTTGTAAAAATATTTCTTGCGGTTCTAAAGGTTGGTCCTGCTATAAGTATTTTAGAATTAGGCTCAAATATACATTGAAGAAAGCAATAGACACTAGCAATAAATGATTTAGAGCATCCTCGACCCCAAACGCACATATTAAAATTACGATTAAAGAATGCTTTTAAATTTACCTCTTGGTATGGTGCAAGTTTAATCCCACTGATAAGTTCTGTTGTTATACCAAGATTAGCTCTAAGAAATTTAGCAAGTGTTATCTTAGCTTCTTTATCAAGCATAGGTCCTTGTATTTCTAGTAGTTGTTTATTTATATCTACTAGATCTTTTTTAGTATATTTTTCTGGACAATGCCACATATTAAATGATACCTAAATCAACTAATAATTGCAAATCATATTTCTTATGAAAACAATTACCAGTTAATATTTTAATTAATAATTCAGATGCTCTTTTTCTACCATCAGCAAATATAAATTGTATATTATCATACTTTTGATTTAGTTCTCTTACTCTATGAAAGATAAATTCTGGAGTAGCTTTAATCTTCTTGGAAATATGAGGAAGATAATTAAAAGAAAGTGCATCAGTTATAGACTCCTCAATTAGTACTACTAGATAATAATTAGCGTTCTTAGCTCTTTCTATCTCATTATTAAATCGATCATATCCAGCACTCATAGTTCCTATAAAGTCTGATAAATTTTTTCTTTCAACTGCTGTAAAGCAACACTTCTCAAGATCATTTAATGTATAATCCCCAAAATCTAGTTTAGCTATTTGCTGTTGGTATTTAAATTTCAAAGGATTTTGCTCTCTTGTGTCCACCATAATCTGATATCTTTCAGATTCTTCAAAATTTAGCTCTTCTCCAATATAGTTACTAAACTTATTCTTTAGTCCAATAGAATTACATATATCATAATAATCTAATTTATATTTATTAAAAGTAATAATTGAAGGCATAATTAATGATCGAAGCTCAACTTGAGTTGGGGAATATATTAGAGATTTACGCTCTTTTCTTTTGATTAGTAATTCTGTTAGGAATTTTTTTAATTCGTCTTGACTGAGATTCTTAACATAAGCCTTTAAATTATTTTTATTATTAAAGTCATCTGTAAAATATTGATCTTTATTCTTGAAATTAATCATCTCGCCAGATTGTAAATCGTATCTGGGATAATATTTTTGATAATACTCTGCTGTAGTAATTTTATGAGCTTTTAGATGCAGATGTAGAAATTTATCTGCTGCAAATATTTCGTTGCATATTTTACATTGAATTTGCATTTCATCCATTCAAGATTTCGTCTTTAGAAATTCCCATAATTCTAGCCTTAATTTCATCTATTGTAGATAGCCTTTCTACTTCTTTAGCTAGTAATTCTTTTCTCATTTCTGCAAGCCTTATCATTTCTTTTCGACTTTCTTCTTCTTTCCAAATCTCAACTAGATTTAATATTGAAGCATTTTCTTTTACTTGCTTACTTAATCTTTCGCTTCTTTTTACTTTTAGATCACTTAAAAGTTTTTGTTGACGACCAACGCTTTGATTATATTCATTTCTAGCTGTACTGATAGCTTCCACAAGCGACATAGATATTTTTTCACCAGCCTCAACAGCAGCGTCTAATTGCATCTGTAATGCTTGAATTGTTCCTTGAATGTTTGAAGATATAACTACCTCTGTAGCTAAAACAATGTATTGATCTACTTCTTCTTGAGTCAGATCATTCTTATCATAAGTATATCTTACAAAACTACTTTCGAATAATTCTCTTTCGCTTTCATCTTGATATGTATTAATTTGATGAAGGAAACGATAAGTATGTAAATAACCAATTAAAGATTGTATATCCCTTTTTTGTTTTCCTGTTAGTTTATTTTCATCTATGCCTTCATGAACATATCTATTGATTCTAGCTAAACATCTATTTTGAGTTGTAGGTGGCTTGTAGTCTCCTTCTGGTATTTCATTTGGATTTGCATATACAAGTTTAGTATCTAAAGTCTTAATATATTCTGCAACGCTTCTTGTTTCTTGATTTAAATTAGTCAAATCATTATTTTTAAATATTATTTTAGCCATTTCAACAGCTGTCATTGTAGGACAATTATTGCTTATATATTCTTTTTGCTCATCTGTTAATTCGATTAAACCTTTAGCTTCATATTCATGACTCTTTTTAGGAACAATTTGTCTAGAAGCCAAATAATTTTTAATTAATTTACCCTGTTGACTTCTTCCATCAAAACCTTCTCCAAAAATTAATTTAGTTAATTCTGCAAGTGATGGAGGATTAGAAGGACGAGAATTCCATTCTTCAAGTATCTTCTTCTTATGGTCATCTGTTAGAATTATTTCATTCATGATATATCAATCTCATCACTATAAATATATTTTTTAACTTTAATCATTATTGCTTTTTTAATATTTTGGACCTGCTTATATCCAGGAGCACGATTTTTTTCGTTTGTTCTATATCCCATACTAGAAGCCACTTGGTCTTCATCTTTATGCTCTATATAAAGCATTTGATAAACTTTCCACTCAGTTGGTTTTAAAACTTGCTGCATCTTACGATGAATATTTTTTGCGCTTTCTTCTATATCTACTTTTCCATCTTGCATTTCATGTACTTCTTTTGTATGATTTTCTAAAGCAAGAGGCAGTTTAGTATCATGTGCATTCTTTTTATTCTTTTCCCAAGCCGCATAAAGAGGGCAAGCGTTACATTGTTTGCCATATATGTTGCAATGCTCATCATCTTCAGCAGCAGCACATTTTAAACATGGACGAGAATAATTACCATAGTTATTACGAATGAGATTTTTAATTTGATTACTTACTATTCTGTTAATCCATGGAGCTAATGGCTGCTTTGGATCATACATATTCCATTTCTTATGGATATGTATTCTTAGTATTTGTGCAACATCATCAAAATCCATCCAAGCAAGCGAAGTCAAATTCCACTTATGCTTTCGCTTGTAGATTTCAATATTTATTTCGTTAAACTTATTTTCAAATGTTGGTTTTTTCACGCATCTTCTGGTTCTTCATCGTAACCATCATCAGAAGCTTGGTAATCTTGATTACCTCTGCGTAAAGTGCCTGCTTCTTTTTGAAATTGTTTTAAAAATTCTTCTTTTGATAAACCTTCTGTATTTCTTGGTTGTAAATTATTATCTTTTTCTCCACGGGCCAAATCTTTTAATTTTTGACCCTTTGGTTTTTGTATTTCAATATCCCAATTTAAATTATTAACTCTAGGTCTGACTTCTTGAACAATCTCTATCTCTGGTTTAGCAACTGCTTGAACTTTACCAGAATTAATATTTGCTCCACATTTTTGACAAAAATTAGGTTTAATATCGCTATACTGAATAGGATTTCCACAATTGCTACAATAAATTTTTGGCATATTCTATATTATATATCTATAGATTATTTTTTCTACTTTTTATTATTATTTTTAGGTGTAGATAGTTCTTCGAATTTTTCAATAATATATGCTAGTATATCATTTCGCATAATATCATCTGTTCCAAATTTAAATGTTTGTATACCTTTTTCTTTACTTTTTTTATCATCAAAAAGATCATATATAGATTCAAAACCACTATTCTTAATATCTGATTGTCTAATATCTCCAATTAATATAAGCTTACTAAATCTTCCCATTCTAGTAGTTATCAATAATAAATCATGTATACTTAAATTTTGAGCTTCGTCACATATAATGTAACTAGCATTAATACTTAATCCACGAAGAAAACCTACTGGTAGTCCCTTAACCCTCTCTTCTTTTAACAATCTTTCGACTTGTGATTTAGGTAATAATTCATGGAGCTTATCCATAAGTGGTTGTAAATATGGATCTAACTTACTGTGTAGATCTCCTTTTAAAAATCCAAGATTATGAGTAGAACTCTCTACAGGATTACGAATATAGAATATTTCACCTATTTTCTTATCATTTAAGGATTTTAAAGCAGAATATACTGATAATAGACTCTTGGCTGTTCCAGCAGGACCTTTGCATAATACTATCTTAGTCTCTTTATTCTGTATTAATTCTATGAATTTTTTTTGATTATCTGTCCATTGTAATTCACGAATATCTAGAAAACCTTCAATTTTATCTCTTTGAGGAACTACTGGTGACTTATCTTGTGCTTTTTGTTTGTGTTTCTTAGACATTAAAACTTACATTGATATTTACACGAAATATCAAATAATGTGTAAATAATTTAGAGATGGCTTTTTTAAATGCTAATATTCCGCCAATTGGATGTTTCGTAAGAGGAAACTACTTAAGAGATCAACAAGACAGCCATGATAAATATTTTCCATGCCTTATCTTTGGTGTTACAAGTCTTCCAAGTCAAGTCCCGCTTTTTAATTTTATAATGGAAGATGGAGGAATTTGGTGGCATGCCCCAATTAGCGCATTCTGTACAAAAGAAAATACTCCAGAACAAGATCTTCATGAATTAGAACTTTGGGATAATTTTAGTTATCATATTGCAGTTACTAAATTTTCTGTATTACAAAATAAAAAGATAAAATTTTTAGCCAGAAGTGGTAAAGAATATTTTGGTACGTATCTATTTACTCTTGATTGGGCGCATAGTGATTTTAATGAGTTAAATTTTGGATTTAGCGAACATCCAGATCAACATAAATGCGGACATGTTTTACAACTAGATAATGGTAATTTTGCAATACAACCAAATAATAGAATAAGACTATATGATCCTAACTTCGTAACTAAACAAGGACAAAATCTTATTGAAAGAAAAGTAAATACAAAGCTTTATACCGTAGAGAATTGCCCAAAATGGGTAACAGAAGATAGTAATAACTATGAGTATAAAATAGAGGAGGTAAAGGAATGAGAAAACATATAACAATAACAAATAAGAATATTAAAGATGGCGAATTAGCTAATCCAGAAAATTGTGCAATTGCGCGTTCTCTAAAAGATAGTATTCGTAGTCTTAAAACTGTTTCTGTTTTAGCAGACCATATTAAGATAGGCCTAAAAAATGGCAGATCTTATTACGCAGAGATGCCAAAAGAAGGAACAGATTTTATTAAAAGATTTGACAGAGGACAAGCTGTTTTTAAATTAAAGTTAGATTTAAATTTCGTTTAAATTTAATCTTCAAACATCTTTGGATGTTTCTTGCCTTTTCTAGTCTTACTCCAGTTTTCCCAATACTTTTGCTTAACTGGATCTTTTCCGCCATATACTTTCTTGCGAGCTTCTGATAATTCTTTACTTTGATCGTACAAATCACCTAAAGTACCCTTTTTATTACCAGTCATCTCAGCAAACTTTTTAGAATTCATAGAAGCATCCATTTTAGTATCAACACCCATTTGTGGAACAGTATATATGCGATTCCATTTTATTCCATCTTTATCAATATATTCATGCTTATCATGAACACTTTGAAATACGCTTTTTAGTTCTTCAGTCTTAGGATGCTGATATAAATACTCTGGCATATTATTGTAAATATGACAAAATTGAGTCTGTCATTTTTTCAAATGTAAACTTTTTCTGAAGCTCTAATCCAGCTTCATTTGTCTTGTTGATTTTGACTCTTTCGATAGCCTTATCACAAGCTTGGATGAATTCAGAAGGATTAAAATCAAAAATATTACCCTGATTAAATTGAGTTCCTTTTTTGAAGAACATATTATCGTAACATTCTATTTTACCACAAGGATTAACTAAAACAGAATTATCTTCATTTGCCCAACCTTTATAAGCATGAGCATTCATGATTACTGCATGTTTACCAAGCGCAACGCTATTGAATTCTGGTAATCCCCATCCCTCTGCTCCACTCATTCCTAGCACAATATCAGCAGAATTTAAATAGTCATTATATATACTATTATTAGGCATGAATCCTAAGAAGTTAATATTGAAAAACTTTTGACCTTGTAGAATATGATTTATTAATTGCTGTTGGTCTTCTTGCTTTAAGAAAGGATTAAAAATGGAACAATTTAAAAAGTATTCTCTTTTATTTCCATATCTTGAAAGCCAAGATTGAATAATTTTAGCATGATGCTTTCTCTTCTCTAATTTACCAACTAGATTAAATGTTGTACGATCATTTAGATAGTTAGCTTTCTTCACAGAAAAACTATGTTTATCAAATGCTAATGGTAGATATTCAATATTATCAATACCATTATCTTCAAAAACTCTTTTTGTATATTCAGATGATACAAGAACTTTTCTATTATTTTTGATAATATTTATTTCTTCTTTAGTTGGCGAATCAAGTTCATAGAATGTTAATAGTACTTGATTATCGCTGAAGTTTTCTAAAGAACCATTTAGATGCCATAATTTAAATATAGGATTAGATCTATTATGATCTTTTAGAGCCTTATCTGAACATAGCTTTATCCATTCAACGAAATCTTTTTCTACATTATGCACACCAAGATCAGCTTGATTACCTATTAAGAATAGGCAAGGTTCCAGTTTTCTCTTATAGATTTCTCTTAAGATACCGACTGAAACCTGCCCAAAACTTACTGCATTGACAGGTAAATGTAATGCAAAGTCTTTACTCACAGAATGTCTTCGTCTTCTTCTTGAACAACAGCCTTGACTGGAGCTTTTACGAACTTCTTAGACGTAGATGCTGTATCAACTGCTGGCTTTGAAGCCTGAGCCTTTGGTTCAGAAACATATACGCGAAAGTCTGGAGCCTTGTCATTCTTCTTATTCTTATTAGAAAAGACAACAACATTAATACGCTCACCATCTTCAAAAGATAGGTGACCAGTCAAATAGGTTTGAGTAGCACCTTTCTTCTTCCATAGTGCGCCAAGCTCACGCTTAGACCAATCATTTGTTTTATTATTTTCGCTCATTTTGTTTTTTGTATCTCCTTATTTTTATATTTTATCAAACAAATCCTTACTTGTCAATTTATTTTTTAGAATTTGAACACCTTTATTATGTAAATTAATTGCATTTTGCGTACTCATGTTCATCTTCTTACCTATTTTTGTCCAAGTTTGAGTCGTATCAGTTTCAAAATATCTCATGTTAAATATTTTGGATATTCTCTCATCCTTTAATTGGTCTAATAGTAGCGTTATATATTCTTTTAATTCTACCAACTTATTAGTGTTCATATTGTTTTGATTTTGCTGATCAATTATATTTGCTAAATCTTTAGTCTCCATATAAATTATATCTTCTTTTTTGTTTATCGTATTTAAACAATGGTATCTTATTTGATTGCCTAGCCAAGTAGAGAATTTAACTTTTTTACTTAATTTAAAAGACTTTGCAGATTTATATATAACATAATCTTTCTCTCTGCATACTTCATCAATATCTATATTTTTAACCCCAAATGATGGTGAATATTTCTTGTATATTTTATAACAAAGAGGAGAATGTCTTGCTGATAGAATTTTTAAGCTATCTTCACAATTAAGATTCTTTATTCTTTTTATAAGATATTCGTCAGTTTTATCATCTAGTCTTTTCATAGAATTTAATAAATCCTTTTACAGCTTCATTCAGAGAATCATCATCAACTGCATTCTGATTAGAATCAACGGTTGGCCATTTAATTGAATAATCAGCTTTAGTCTTTAATTTCTCGTTATTGATAGATTCTTCTTCATTTGCTGGTGGTATTTCATCTTCTCCAAAGGTTCTAGTTATATGAACTAGAGTACCACTATTCTCTTCTTTTAGCCAGTGAAATTCATCTTTAGGATATATATCATATCTTATATCAGTTATAACAGGGATTTTATCGCTTCTTAGTATTTCATTAATCTTTTTTTGTGCTAGACATGTCCAATATGTGCCTTCTGTTTGTTGCCTTTTAATTTTTCCGTACTCTACCATTAGACCTCTTATCAAGGACTTTTCTTTTGTATCATCAGTAAAAACAGAAATTCCAATCTTTGATTTTAAGAAATCATTTAAATCCTTTTTAAGTTCATAAGCCAAAGCCACTTGTTCAACTTCTGGTAAATATTTTTTTAGTATATTAAAAAATGTATCTTTACCTGCTCTGGCACAACCAGATACTCCAATGATTTTATTAGACATTTGTATATTTTATACTAAGTTTATCTATTCGTCAAGACTTTCTTGTTTTTCCGTTGTAGCCATTGAAGCTAAAAATATCAAATTTCTTATATCCTTTTCTACAATAGACTTTGCATCACAATAATCTCTTTTATCTTTTATCTTATCGCAAAAATCATTAATAATTTTCGCTACCATATTAGCTGTTATTCCGCCAATCAAGACGTTTTGATCATAATTATTTAAAGGCTTTTTTAAGATATATGTTTTGGTTTTTCCAGAACTAAAGCATTTTAATATCTCATTCTTTTCTAGATCTTCTAGTGCTAAATTTATAGCCATCTTATCCTTGTCTGGATTTTCTGAAATTAAAATCAAATCTTTATAATTGTCTTCGATACTAAATGCGTCATTTTTTTGAAAGAAATCTAATAATTTATTTGCTGCATCTAAAACAGTCATCTTTATAATTATATTAAAAAAACCTTGTTTTCACTATAAAAAGTTGTATAATATAAATATGGAAATAACCTTAATTCTAATAATGTCTTTATATATCTATCATAGACTAGGGGTAATGGCTTCAAAAACTAGATGAATAGAATATCTTTTGAAGATATGGCTATTGAAATAGCTATTATTGCATCTAAGCGATCAGAAGATCCACATAAGAAAGTCGGAGCATGCGTATTAGACAAGGATGGAAAAGTTCTTGGAGTTGGATACAATGGTATAAGAAAAAAGCAGACAAAATCCGATGAATTTTGGTCTGATAGAGATAATAGAAGGAAATATATTATACATGCAGAAGTTAATGCTCTTTCAAATGTAGATACTACTAAGGCTAATCTGTTAGCGGTGACTTTACTTCCATGTACTAGCTGTGCAAATTTTATAGCTTCTCATAATATTGAGAAGGTTATTTATCTAGAAGAATATGATAAAGATCCTCAATCTAAAGACATTTTTAAATTTCATAATATAGAACTTATCAAGTATGAATCCAGAAGTTAAATTTAAAAAATTATTTGATAAAGCTCAAAATATAAACGATGAATATAAATCTTCTATATACTCAATATCTAGCGCAGAAAGGTGTTATGTAGCTCCTGGAGAAAGAAAAAAAATAAAGACATTTCTAGAGATAAATATTCCTTCTGGTTTTTTCGGACTTATCCAACCAAGAAAAGATGAATATTTAAGAATTGGTCTCAATGTATTTCCAGAGATATTATATCCAGAAGATAAAAAAGAGTTGCAATTGGTAGTAACTAATGTTAATATTCCTAAATCACCATTTTTTATGAGCGATAAAGAAAGATTCCTTGGAGATAAATCTAAAATAGATATTTATATTGGAGACAAGATATGTAATTTTATTATCTTGCCTATTACAGAATTTAATGTAAAAGAAGTCTTATGAATAAACTTATATTTATAATATTATTTCTTGGTATCAACTTTAATCTTTTTGCACAAAGAGAAGAAGCATATATTACAAGAACGACATCTACTAATAGTGTTTTTCCTAGACAATTTCCAGAAATGACTATTAGGAAAATGAGCGACAAAGAATATTATCTCTACGAGTCTCTAAGTACAAATACGATCTTTCATAGACAATTTCCTACATATATTATAAGAAAAGAAAACTACGGTACACAAAAGTATAGATATGGAGTTTACAGAACTTTAAATACCAATACAATCTTTCATGCACAATTTCCAGATAGATATATTGGAGATCTCTCTTCATTTGGAATTAAAGATAATAACTACAAACAAGAGACAGCACCGTTAAACAACTCAAGAACCTATAGCCCAAGATATAATACAACAGAGAATAATCAATCTCACACATCTGGCTATTCATATTCATCATCTCTTAGAACAGATGGGAAAAGAGCGTACTCTCCAGAAAGTCCAGA